TTAAAATTAAAATGCCTTGTCCGGGCACCTTCGATTCATAAGGCCATTCATATATTAGCATTCCCTAATGCAGGACCTCTCATATATGGAAGGCATATTATATATCAAGCCTTAATTCCTACAGGTGCATATATAAAAAGAAGCACTGGCATAGCATAAGGCCATACCAGTGCTAGGAAGTCCTGCTTCAGTTTAGCTCAGGATTATTCTTCGTGAAGCAACTCCAGTTTTGAGTCGCCATATCTTCAATCATAATCTTTGCATTATGTTCTGCCATCTTTCTGCTGAATCCTTTCTTTAAAAGCATTTCAATTATCATCTCCAAAAGTTTATTATCTTCATTCATAATATTATTATATGATTGATCTTAATCAGTTAAGGTGACTTTGATAACTTTTATCAAAGGTGACTTCAATGACAAGTCATCAAAGGTGACTATTATCTTATAAACTGTAAATGTCCTTTTCTTGGGACCTATTTGCATAGGCCTTTTTCTCTTCTTGGTTAAGAGTTAAACATAGAAAAGTAATAAGAAGGGTTGCTATTCCTAAGCCAATCCCCCTTTCAATATCTTCCATTAAGAAGTAATCACAAGAAAGTACCAAGGTAGGAATAGTAAGAATGTATTTGAGCATCTTCATAATATTATTGTACAACTGAACTTAAACAGTTAAGGTGACTTTAACGACAATTAAGTCGTTAAAGGTGATGATCAACAAGGTGATATTACATCAGAACAGCACCGGTATATTCTGAGGAATTCTTATAATAACTTTTTTAGAATATAAAAATAAGATCCTTTAGTCTTATACTCAATTTAAAGTTTATATTCTTATAAATTCTTTTAGGATATTTTTTATAAATATTCTCGAAATATTTTTATAAAAAAAGGGTTTCTAAGATTATCTTTCAAATCTTAGAAACCCTTGAATTAATTCATTATTCGCCGATAATACTCAGAGACATTTCTTCCTTGGAGTCTTCTTCAGTCAGGTTGAAAGTAACTTTCCTTTCTCCATGAGAACCGCAGTCGAAGACCATGAGAGTATTGGCTTCAGTGAAAGAAATAGGTCCTTCAAATCCCTTAAACAGATTAGTAAGAAACGGTTTAACCAGTTCAAGATACTTCTGAGAGATTTTCTTAATTTCTTCTTCTCCTTTCTCAACCTCATTTCTTTCAAAATGCAAAGTGATCTTATCTTTATTCTTGGACTTGGTTGACTGAAGGCCTTGATAACCCGATTTAGCTACTGGAATGATAAGGATGACTTCCTGCCCATTCAGGTTTGCTTTAACTTCGGTATTCTTAGTTTCAACAGTCGTTTCTTGATTTTTAGCTTTGCTCATGTGTATTCTTATTATAAAGGAAATCTTAAACTATTAGGGTGATTACTGATAATAAAATTTAATATACAGTATATTGTATATTGTTTCTTATTTTTTATAGAGAAAAACTATTCTTGAAAGTCCGTTTGCCCTATATCAACAAACTTGATTTAAAAATATTGATTTGCGCTTTATTGATTTATTTTTAATAAGTTATAATAAAAGCACAGATTGGAGGAAAATAAAACTTCCTCCAATCTGTGCTTTTATCTTAGTATACTGTATATTGTATTATAATCTGCTGACTGTATATATAATCGGTTCAAACCTTCTGACTTGTTCAATTGAAATATAAGTGTAAATTAAATATTCAGAAACAAGTTTATTCTTTATAATATAATCTATAAATGATTTACAAATATCTGTTCTGAAAGAAAACAATGATTTATATTGTCTTTTGCCTATGCTTATTTTTCTTGAATAAAAAGGATTTTGAATATATATCGCAAGTTCAGCCTTACTTGCGATATAGCTTAAGCCAGGACCTGATACCTTATCAATATTTTCTGTCATTTTACAAATATCAATAAACAGTTCCTTTAATTCACCATTGAAAAATGAATCAGTTATTTTAATAATATATTGACTTTGGCCTAATTGCATTTTCAGTTGGTAACTGTTATTCATACTTTTATAATATATTATATCTTGATCCTATCAGGTGAATATACCGTTTGAGGTACTTTTTACAATATAAAGAAATTAACTGCTTAAAAAATAGCCTAAAATATGATGGTCTTATATAACTTATTGATTTTAAGTCAATAAAGCGCAAATCAATATTTTTAAATCAAGTTTGTTGATATAGGGCAAACGGACTTTTCAGATAAAAATCAAACTGAATTGTCTTCTTCTTAATGAATCAAAACTATACCATAATTGGTGCAATCAATATTATTTTTTAGTATAAACGATAATTAAAACTGAATTACTGTAAAAATTGTTCTTATATAATGAGAACAATACGGTATTATACAATTTTAATTATATGGTAAGCCTCAGCAAATACAGGTGATTATTCAAAGGTGGTAAACTTAGGGAAAATTAAATATAATACCTTGATAATTAATGGTGCTTCATCTCGGGTGAATTATATTCTGAACCTTAATAGCTATAGGTGATTGGTCGATTATAATAAAAATGCACCTCCAAAGGTTATGTAAATTATTATTATAAAAGTGTACCTGATAACAATCAATGTTAAAAGGAACAATATGATAAGTCAATAATATAATAAAAGATGAAACATTTTTTATATCAGCAATTAAGGTTGGCACCTGATGAAAATGTGGATTCAGTTATTATAAAAGTGTTGGCAATCAACAAATAAAACACAAACCACAAATAATATAATAATATGAAAGCAGCAGCAGATAAGAAGAATACTGAAGTTAAAGTCAGCATCAACGACGGCAATCCGTTTGTAATCATCATCCCTGTAGACAAGTCCGGTTATCAAGGGCTTCAATCGGTCAAGACCAAGCAAGCTCCGGCAATTGAACTGGCTTGTGTCAAGGGTGAAATGGACAAGGTTGAAGAACTCATCGGAAAGATTACATCTAAGTATGAAAAACTTGTGAAACCTGCTCTGCAGGAGGCATTTGGAGATATTCCCCTCAGATATACTGAAGCTAATACGTTAATGACTTTCCAAAAGGGAGAAGAAGTATATCAAGCTTACTTTGAACTGAATATGGAAGAACGTCCGGCCGGTGAGGAACTGGTCGTAACTAAGAAGAAGTAAATCAAATCAGATAGATTATAACGGAAACCCCTCCGACTGATTCAGCTCAGTCGGAGGGGTTTTTTATTTGCTTTAATATGATGGAATTTGATCGGAAATGTATTGAATTATAATGAGTTGAAATTAAATCCGATCATTTCTTCGATGTATGGAGAAGATGTCATTTGACCGGACTTTCTCTGATTAAATTGAATTTTCTCTTATTTGACCGGAATGAATGTAATATGGATGAACTTTCTCTGAACCAGAACGAATATAATCTAGCCAGGGATAATATATTCCTATATAAAACAGAACTTGATTGCTTAATCATCCGTTAGATCGAATTTGGCGGAAATAAAATAATAATATGACTTAAGCAGATTATTTTACATATAATCTGAATCTTCATCATCTCTTTCACCTGTTTCGCATCATCCGGAAACATCGACGATCTCTTATATGCTCCTTATATTTGAAAGTAATACATTACATAAGGAGGAACTTCCGGAAACAATAACGATACCTTAAAACACATTTTTTATTATAAAAATCATCATTTTATTATTTGACAACTTATTATACTCTTATAGAATCTGCCAAATTCCTGAAGTCTTTATCACGGACATCCGCTTTATACCACTTTTTCTTACTTTTTATTTCACAATACGTTATACATTTCCACTCATAAATGTAAAAAAATCCTGGCTTAAATTAATTTAAGCCAGGATTTTTTCAAATATTAATGATTTAATTCAATCGGTTTATATACAATTAACTGTCTTTTGCATATTTCGTACAATACTCGTTAATTTCTCGTTTAAGTTTCGCGATTTGTTTCAGATTGTTTTTAAAATCAACCACCTTTACTTCATTCCAATACTCGTCGCTTCTGAACGGAATGGAACTACCTTCGGATTTGAATAAAATTTCATCATCGTCATATATAAGCATATAGCATTTTTCATCCTTAATACTATTCCAACATATTCCGTTCCAATTCGGATGATGACTTATTCTTACACTATCCATAATACTTTTATCCAAGCTGCTAATAAATTTTTCAACCTCAGGCCAAAGATTAACGGTTAAAAGGAGCTTTTTTTCGATAAAAATATAATATTTTGTATTATAATTAAGAATATTCTGAATATATCCAAGACATTTGCCGTTTTCATTTATTATAATCCATTGTTCATCCGGTTTAATATTCCTGAACATTGTTTCATCAAAATAAAGACTTGTCCGTCCGCAAATATTATTCAGATAAAAACGCAAATATTTTTCTTTAATTTTATCGAGTAAAATACCATTTACTTTGATATGTTTTCTTTCTCCTTTATTCAAAAAGTTATATAATTTGAAAGCATTTTCAGAAGAAGCACTAAGTTCAATCATACTTTTATTATATCTTAATCCTCAATGTTTTGCGGTGCTTTAGCAATACTTTTGGATTTCTTTGTTGAAGCTTCCTACGAACTTGTTTCCGTTCAGGTCCCAGAGACTTATGTTGTCTCTCCCTCGAAAATCGGAAAGGATCTCTTTCAATTTGGCGGAACTGAACACCGACGTTTCAAGCTTGCCGTTTTCGTCTTTGTACTGGATAAACCACCAGGGCTTGCCCTCCAGGAAAATATTTGCAGGAATCTTGCCGGTCAAGAAATAAACGTCAATATGACCAAGCGATTCCCTGCACAAATTACTCAGGAAGATTTGGAGTCCGCAATAAGATTTGAAAGAAGCGAGCTTAAGCTGCTTATACCAGACCTCGAAAGGAAAGTCGGCCTTGCTGTTGTCCAAATAAGCCAGGACGCGATCATTTGCATCCTGAAGTACTCCGGTATTGGAAAGGATGAACTCCCGGTTAACGTTTTCAACTGAAAACATTCCGTCCTTGTTGGAAAATACCGGAGTATTCCAAAGGTAACTTAGCACCGGTTTTTCGTCTACCACAGCTTGTTTCAGAATATCCTGGGGCAGGCTTTTGGTGATTTGCCGGATTTGAGAGATATTATTGACTTTTATTAAAAGGTCCATGATTTTATTATATTAGCAAAGAATTTTACAGAAGCTTGGAAACCAGGTCCGGAGAAAAACAGCCGATGAAAATTCCTTCCCGAATATCCCAGATCTTGACCGATTCGCCCAGCTTGATATTGCTCAGTACATCACGGAAAGAATCATCTTCATCTCCCGCCAGCATCGGTTCATTTTCAGTCAAAGAATTTTTCCTTTCAATATAGTACCGCCACTTTTTTTCCAAAACATAAATGGCCTTGATAGTAAGTTCACCGCAAACAACCTTAAGCCTTTTCTTTACGTTATCTTCGAAAATCGACAAAGCATCGGCAAGCTCCTGGTAAGTCCAAACACTAAAAAGCATTGTCTTATTAAGATAAACCTCAAATCCGGGGCTCCCGGAATGATTAGCACAATGACCAATTACCTTATCACAAGAATCGACAATATCCGTTTCTTTCAACTTAAGCAAATCCTCAAACGTCAGAATATATTGATATTTACTTGGCTTTCTGTTTGTCAGCTTATTGCGAAGAAACACCCTCGAATTAGAATTAGGCAATTTTAAGCACGGAGGCAATAAAATATTATCAGACTGGTTCTGAATCAATTCATTGAACAGTACGAAAATCTTTTTAACTTCTGGATTCATATATTTTTATGTTTTTATAATGCTTTTTCCCTTATTATTCTCTGGTGCTTTTTCCGGAACAAACTCATTGACAAATTTTAATTTTACCGGACTCACTATATATTTTTCTTTATAGCCCAAGAAAGACCCCTTTTTCCAGTCTTCAACAAAGCGAACGTTAAACGGCTTTAACGGCCTCCAGATGTGCTTAACATCATAACTGTTTCGTCCGGATTGCCTGGTGTACTCTTTCATTAGAAAATCCCAGAAATAAAACCTCCTTTGCATAGCGTAACTATCCCAAACTTTATCATCTTGCCTCCGAGGGTCATAGTAAAGGTACTTCAAAAAGAAGTTATGGCAAAACTCTTCATATTCGCCAAGAAGCTCTTTATCTTCGAGCACGCTATAAACAGAATGTCTGAAATGCCATTTCTCCTTTAAGTCCGGGCGAAGAAACAAAATCGGAGAATGCTCTTCCCTTGTATTAAAGAAATATAATTCATCCGTATGTTTAATAAGCTTGAGCGGATCATATTCCGTCCTGAACTTTCCCCATTCTTCCTCGAATTCTTCCCAAGGATTCCCGTTGAGAACCTGAGTACAATGATAATGCCCGATGTTTACTCCGTATTTTGGATTATGAAAAGTACTGCCCGCATCCCAGAAATTGCCTTTCAATGGATATGACCAATAGTCTTCATAACTTGACATATCCCAGGTATATTTCCGTATAGAACAATACGGAATTGTCAAAAACCTGAACAAGCAGTCATTTGTAGGCCTCCAGAGCATAATCAGAGAATAGTTGTATAAAGATTCTCAAAAGGTTCTAATTCAATATTCGCCTTATCAGAAATGACCCAGTCTTCATCTGCAATAGAACTAATTTCAAGATGCTTAAAAAGCTCTTCAGGCGAAGAAAACATGCAATAACAGACTGCACTTAATTTTAATGTTCTGAAAGGTCGAGTAACGCACTTGAAAGGTTCAATTTTCAGTTCTCGAAGAAGAATGTATCCGTCTTTTCTTTGAAGAGAATAATGAAGATCTCCAACTCGTGTATAACGAACTTTGTTATCTTCACAAATCGTTTCAATTAGATTATTCATATACTTTTATAGTATTCTTTCCCTTAAATTTTACAGGTAATCGGTCACAAATTTTCCATTATCGAGCCTGAGAACACTATACCCGGCATTTTCAAGGTCTTCAAGAGATTTGAATTCATCGACATTTAAGTCTTTGATAGAATCATATTCGTTCCATTGAAAAAATACGTCATCCCGGGTTACGCAAAGATTGCCTTCTTGCGTTTCAGCCAATCCCTCAAAGAAATTATACAAAGCGTTAATAGCTTCCCATGAATAATCATCGGTAATTTTCAGAAATCTTCCGAATTCATCCGCGCAAGTAATATCAGTAGTCAACATAAGCCGTTAAGGAAAATATATTTTTTATTATTTTTATAATCTTATTATTTGATGGTATTTTGTACTTTTCAATATTTTTCCTGAAAAGATGTCAACATATTGATTATCTTCTATTCGAATAAAAAGATCATCAGATTGATTTTCACTCAAATATTGCTTAACTTCATCAATATTTGATGTTTGAAACAATATTTGATTTAACTCAGGAGATTTCTTTATGAAAATTGTAGCATTCATCAAGCTTTAATATGTCCTTAATTGTTTTCTTTTGGCGTTTAATAATAGTTTGAACCTTTTTATAGAGTTTTCGAGCATGTGTCAAGTAGGTATATTGAATCCAAAAGAAATCTCCTTGATAATGTCCGGCAATCGAATAAAGATCTATTTCAGGATTCTGACACCAAAGAGAAACATAGTTGTCTTCATTCAACATAAAAGTTTCAGTTGCTCCTAAAAGGAGTTGTTCTTTAGTCAATCTTTCTTTATGATTGATAGTACCAATGAGAATTTCTTCTCCTTCGAGAATTACTTTGTCAATCATGATTAAATTCCTTTAAAGAGTTCAAAACGCTTGATATGGCAAATTTCGTGCAGGACAGGTGAATAATATTCACCATCATCAAACCGCTCAAGATCATTAACATCAGCGATTTTTAAAATATAATTTTCTTTAGTTTCTTCAGGCAAACAATCTTCTATATAAGAAGTAAACATTTCCCGCAATTCAAAAGTCTCTTCATCAATTTTGACTATGTCAAAAGTAGTTCCGAGGTCCGAATCAAGAAGAATGATATTTGTACCATGTTCTTCAAATATTTGAGATATATTCATCATATACTTTTATAGTATTGCTTTCCATAATTGAAGGAGGTGTTTAGTCAATGATCATAAATTCATTACTACACAATTCTTCGACTTCTTTAGTAACCCACTCAATGAAAAAACCTCGCTTGAAATGGTCATCCTCACTAACAACATCAATCATTTTTCGTCTGTTAAGAATATCCCTTTCAATACTCTTAGGGCAGTAATCTCCTGAAAAAGGATTTCGAAGCCGACTCTTCAAAGCTTGATTATCATAGTTCCAGAAATAAATTTTATTAGGGAAAAGTATTTTTCCTTTATTATGATATTCAAGAGCCAGCGTATATTTGTTTACAAACTCGGCCGGGGTCATACCGAAAGAAGCTTCAGTTGAAAATCTCTCAATCATTAAAGAATGATTTGGATCTGTTCCATTTCTATAGACATCTTGAGCCAAGGACTTAATAGAAAATGAATATTGCTCTGCATTCTTTTTTAAGAAGCTGAATATATCATCATTATCCTTGATACTAGACTTTAACGCAAAGATTCTCTTGTATTTTTTAGAATAAAAGAAAAGCTTAAGGAAAAAGGGACTTACAGAAAATATAGCGTCAGGATGTTCCTGAAGAAATATTTCAAAAGTTGAGGTATTCAAATTTATCAAAAGCATAACTTCATTTTATAATTCTCCTTATTTGAGGGCGGTGCCTGATATAAAAATAATAAAAGCTCGGATGGATAAAAGTCCATCCGAGCTTTATAATACTCAAGTTAAACCAATTGCTTACTGAATGCTCTGAGTCGGAACTTCAAAGTTCAGCATTTCAGCCGCAGGTTCGAAACTCGTAATTTCGTTAAGAATACTTTCAGGAAGAGAATTCTTCAGCGGTTCAACAACCATCTGATGCCAGGGTTCAACAATCTTTTCGTTCCAAGTAGCCTGGGCCTCTTCAGGAGTAGTCTTGCCAAGCAGAACCTTATTGGTCAGATTCGTCTTAGTCGTGCAAGCCTTCGACTGAACACCGGCATAATCACGAGCAGGAACACTCGCACGAATGCGAATAACGGTTCCATTGGTCAGATGAGCGTTCAGGTCTACGTTCTTAATGTCTTTAGCCATTGTATGTTTTTCTTTCTATTTTAGTTTGTTTTGTTTTTTAAGTTAACCACTTAATGTGATTTACAGTTTTATAATAAGATTTAACTTATTGTTCAAAGGTGTTCAAGATTTCTTCTTGATATTTCTAGGATCACAAAATAGCATCGGAATAAAGAACACTATATCAAGGCAAATTGCAAGAGGAGTATAAATCAATATTCCGAAGGATATAATCATTAGAGCAAGTTTGTCTCTAAATCTTGGAGCATCTCTCATATACTTGAAGCAAGTATAGATTAGCTCAAACTCAAATCTCAGAAACGGTAGTACCATCAGATGGACTGAATACAAAAGCCCGTACATATTGAGCCAATGGAAGCCTCTGTCTCCATTCGGCTTTGAGCTGAGTAACTCTATTCCGATAATTCCGTTCAGATTTTGGACAAGAATTTATAATATCTTCGGAAATAATTTTACAATGCTCGATATAAACCATATTTTCCTGATAAGAAAACTCCCGCTTAGGCTGAAGGCCGTTCAAAGTTTTAATAAAAGAATCCCGCATTTCAGATAAAGCTTGAATCTCTTCTTCATCTACGAGTTCCTGAAGCAAAGTTCGTTCAAGAGTATTTTTAATAATTTCAAGGCTTTCCCGAACTAACTCCAAATATCCATCATATCCGATCTTTTCGAATACAATATTTTTTAGGCTTCGGTCGGAAGCAGAGAAATATTCTTTCAGAAAATATCTTTGCATATATTTGTTTATCTGTAGTTTCAATCCACATACTTTGAGCTAATCAAAGTATGAAAAAGTTTAATGTTTACCTATAAAATGCCGCCGTTACAGTCAACCCGTTGTTGAAGACAACCTTACCGCAAATAATATAACCGTCCTCCTCTTCTTCATCAAATTTGGTAAAGCTCTTAATATAGCCATTAGCTTTGATAAAATCAAGAAAATCTTTCTCTCCAAGGAACTTATAATTGTTCGGAGAAAATATAGTTATTTCACCGGTAGACTTATTTTCAATCGAGATAAGATTTGCCCGACTGCAATAATAAAGGAACATGTTAGCATTCCTGTCAAAATTAACAATCTGTGCACCCTTCAAAGTAGTAAACCTAAAGTTAGAATGGCCGAGTTGTCCTTCATACATTCTAGCGAAGCTGTTAATATTTTCTTCAGTAAAAGGATTTTCTTGAATAACTTTAGAATGGAATACCCATTTACCTGCCTTGGTCCGTCTTTCTACAATAATAGTCCGGAATTTCTGGTTTGTCTCTAGCATATTTTGATTTTAGTGTATATTGTTAAGATTTTTATAAACTGCTTTAGTATATTCGTCCTTTTTAGAAACCCAACGTTTAGGCATGCTGATACGTTCTTTCTTAGAGAGGAATGACCAATGAGTTGCTTTACCGCCTTTTGTCTTTCCCTCTTTACTCCAAATGCCTGAAGTTTTCATACTTCTAGGAGTTGGCTCAATACTGTCATTCAACATAATTTTATGTTATTTGCGTTCTATTTTCTCAAAGGTGTTTTAACAATTGGAAATAAGTAAAAATTATTCCAATTATGAGTGCGATTATAAAAGCAATTATATTTGCTTGCCATTGTTTCATTTAACCAAAGAATACTTGATAAAGTTGATAAATGCCTGCAATAACAAGTATAACAATTGCTACGCCCAAAGCTTGCATAAAACCTTCAAATGATTCAGGATCAGCCATGATATTTGATATAGTTGATTGTTAAAAGAATGATAAAACCAATTCCAAAACCAGTAAGCCAGGATTTTATCATATTAAAACTTATCTAGATTTTCTGAAATCCATTTAGATCCCCATGCCATTAGGCAAAGAACCAAAAGAATTGTAGGACCAACCAAAACCGGTTTAAGGGCCTCATATAGTTCAATAAGAAAAGTCATTTAATAATATCCTATCCAGTTGTTAAGTGTTGCCAGTTCTTCTAATTTTGTTTCTGCTTCTTGAAGAGTCTTAAAAATAAAATCTTCTTTATTCAATCCTTGTTGAATATCCCAAATATATCCTCGTTTGATAAATTTGGAATGAAAATCTTCTCCTCCGATAATTACTCGGATAGAATAATCTTCTTTTTCAAAATGGACCACTTGAAGATAAATCCTGAAACCGTCGCCGTCCCCAATATGATATGTCTTTGACGGCTCCAGGACAAATTCCGTAATACTACTTTCGTTTTCCACGCTGACCTTTCTTATATTCCCAATTCTTCATCTTAAGAAGATAATAAACCCTCCCAACTGCAATTCCAGAAAGAACGGACATTTGCTTAACTGTACGATCCGGAGAATAAAACTTTCGAAGTTGCTCAATCTCAGGTTCCCAATCTCGAGTTTGCCGCCCTGAAGTAGCCCGGCCGCCAATTTTACCAACATAAACAATATCGCAAAGATATTTGCCAAGTTTGAAAAGATTGTTAACAGGCTTAATATTGTCCTCAATATTCAAATCCGAAAAATAATCTTCCTTTGCTTTATTGAGAACATCTTCAATTGTTCCAAATTTTACATTAACAATCTGAAAGTTTAATGTTTCAGTGTTGATAATTTTTATTTGCATGATACTTTTATTATATTTCTTACCTTATTATTTGAAGGTGTTAGAACTTAAACCAAATAAAAGAAATGTTTCTTTTTGAAATTATACAAAATATACCTTTTTTGATCTTCATCATATTCAACTTCAGACTCTTCTTCTCGATAAAACATCTTAATATCATTGGACAAGCGAGTAACTAAGATGCCATATTCCGGCCGTTCTTTAATTTCAATCGAAACTTCAACGGGCTTAAGAAAATCAAAATTAAGAGGAATACCACAATATTTTACTTTTTTCCCTTTTAGCTTTTTAGCAAACTTTCTAAAGTCTATTTTATTTTTCATTTAATTTATTTTTAAGATTGTTTTATTCTTTTATAATATAATAATCTTATTATAAAAATAATTCCTTAAAACGATTTTTAGAATAAAAAAGGCATTCGAATTCAATTCGAATGCCTTTTACAATATTAGGTAAAATACTTTATTCCAAATAATCGGAAAGTGCTTTAACAAACTCTTTACCGATTTGAGTTATCGGCTCATCATAAAACATTTTACGATCGGCCCTAACAATAATTTGCTTCTTTTTGGGCAAAATAGCTCCAGGCTCTTCTTGCCCGGCATAATCTTCAAGATATTGTCCGATACTCAGATTAGCAAGAAGAATATCATCGATAAGTTCAAAAACATATTGAAAATCATCTTTACCAATTACATCACTAACTTCCCAATCTTCATCGTCATTGTATAAAAGAATAAAGAGTTTATCACGATGTTCAGGACTTTCGTAAACAGCCATATAAACCGGCATATCCTCATCAAGCGGTGCATCTACCCAGTTTTCAGGATTACGAGGGTCGGAAGCATCCGATTGTTCTCGCACCCTATCAATACTCCAATTTTCCATAATATTATTTTATAATAAAACTTAATTTATATCGGTGCTTAAACCCAGTTTCTTCGAACTATTTCACGAATTTCAGAAAAAGTTTGTTCTCGAATCAGTTTGCCATTCTCAAAAACTAGATCTAAAATATCTCTTTCAGAAATTTCTTGAATAGTTTGATATTTATTTATTTCGTTAAGAATCAAAGACAAACGCCCCTTCTTAGAAGCTTTTGACATATCCAATGGACGTTTTTGAACATCATGCCATTTATCGTCATACTTCTGAGCGGAACATTTAAAAGCAAACCGGCAAGTATCTCGGTTAATTTTTTGAAGAAGTCCTCCACCCATGCCAAAAGCCCAGTTTTCCGATGACCAGCCGTTTTTTGCAGATTCTTCAAGAATACGATCCATATCGCTAATATTGATACCATCACCCCAAAGAGCCCGAACTTGATCCGGAAGAACTTTGAATCCCTTATTGTTTACAGTATATCCGAAATATTGGCCAAGAAGTTCCAGTACCCGTTGAGATACTTTAATAATATCACCAGAATCAGGTCTGAATACAATTCGTCCATTTCGATTGAGAATCAAATCCTTAAATTTTGTTCCGCAAACTTCAATGAATCGTTCATAATTGTATGAATCGATTACCATTGCCATAATTCCGTCAGGATTCTTATTCAGCAGTTCTTCAACTACGCCAAATTCTCCTTCTTCTCCTCGAGAAGTCATGATGGAATGTTCAGTAGCCCTGATGCTATATCCGAACATTTTATCAATATTCTCATTATAGTATCGGGAAGGAACAAGCAAAGCTGGAACGGTATCAGTCCCATTAAAATTCAGCAAATGGGCAGAGCCGCCCAGCATAGAAGCTTCAAAATTTTCAGTTCCCCGGCATCCAAAATCGTGAAGTTGAAAATTGAGAATATTATTAAAATCTTCTCCTTCTTTATCTGAGGTAGTTGTCAGCCAATTAGTTAACATTAACTTCCCATAATAAGAAGTTGTGGCGACTGTAATCGGGTACCATATATGAGTAAGAATAGTTTCGGCAAAATTAGTTAAGAAAGGAACTTTATCGTCAGTATTTTCAATAGTCATTAGAACATTGGAAATATCAATTAGGGAACCTTCTTTAACGGCCTTAATCCTAAGAGGAAGATGACCATTATATTTTTTAAGAATATATTCCCAACCTTCTTTATTAAAGATGCCAGGACCAATATGCCGAGTAATAAGATAATCAGCTTCATTAATTAGTTCCTGAGTAATAACAGGTCCTACAAAATATTTCTTAAGGATTGCTTGAAGGCCATAAAAAACAGTCTTAGGAAACTTAGAACCTTTACGGGCTTCGAAATAAGAATATACTCCTTGAGTACCATTGGGTAACATCTTGTCATGAGTATATTTGTAAGAATCAGCGGAAAATAAAATATTATCGGTCATTGAATTAAAGAGAAGAAATTAAAGTTTTGAATAATTGGCGATGAGCAGGATTAATGTCATCGATAGAAAGATCTTTGATATTGCAAAGATGCAACTCAGCAATATCATCATGAGGAGCAGGATTACCCGAAACTCGGGTCATCAAAAACAAAGTAGTCATTACTTGTTCTACCTCTCCAAAATATCGCCAATCCTTAACTTTAAAAGATCCGATATATTTTTCAATCTTGCATTTCAGACCAGTTTCCTCTTGTGCTTCCCGAATTGCGGCTTCTTCATAAGAATTATCTTTAGGATCAATAAATCCGCCCGGAAACCTCAATGTTTTTTCACCGGGTTTTTTGGCAAGATAAATCTTTGAATAAGAATCATCTGTAAAGATTGCACAATCTACCGTGGGATAATAATAAGTCCAATTATTCTGAGTTGCATAGATACATCCTCGACGGAAATCTTCAGAAGTACCAATATTCTTTTTCAGTTCTTCTCGCAACTTTGTTCCAGATAATGTCAATTTTTGCTGGTATTCATAAGTCTCAAATTGACCGGTATAATGTTCAATAAAACTGTCTCTGGACCCGTAAAGAATAACATCTGGATTACCATTAGTAATCGCCAAGATTTGTTTATCAAGGTCAGAAGACCATTCTTCATCGGACATTACATCTGTTTTATAACAGATTTCAAACTTACCCGGATATTCTTCTTCAATCATCCTTTTCCTGGAAACATAAGGAAGAGGATTATTCTTTGTACACCGAACATCTCTCGGAGGATTACCGAGAACAAGAATGTTCATGTAATGATTCTGACTAAGGACAAAATCTAAAATTTCTTTATGTCCTTCCGTTAATTTATGTACTTGAAACCGGCCAACTATTACGCCGATTGCGTTTTGTTTATTTGTCATGTTTTTTGTTTGGTTAATTAAGGTTCAACTATTACAACCTTAAGTTAGTATTATTTATCGTTCAACACGAACTTTAGCTTCTTTACCTAGATAAGTTGAAGTAATAATCTTACCAAGACCTTCAACTTTAATATTTGGCAAAGGAGGATTTTCTTTATTAAGATATTTGCAAGGAATCATCAAACCAAAACGATTATCGGTAAACTTAACTAAATGAGACTTCTTAAAACGAAGAGCATCAATTAGTTGGATAGCATATCCTTCAGCAATAATATCATTGGTTTCCTGATGAATAACCTGAATAACAGTATCATTATAAAGATTTTCTTCAAGATAAAGCTTGTTAAAAGCCCGAGCTCCAAAGTTCAACTGATTAGGATAAAACTCGTCAAATTCCTTATCATAAGAACATGTTACAAATATAAATTGATTTGTATTGTTCTTTGTTACAAAAAATTTAATCATTATATTTTAATTTTAAGGATTAACTTAAATTCTAAAGGTATCAAATATTGGAATAATAATCCATTGACTTTGCCTTATAATGAGTACCGTCTTCAAACTCAATAACAACACCTTCTCCATCTTCTTTTGGAGCTTGTTGGAATTGAAGCAGGAGATCTTTAGTTATAGTCATTTCTCCCAGAATAGGAACAGTTTCCAATTCTAAACCTAAAACTTCAGTGCACCACAAGAAATGGCCCTGAGTTCCATATAACCCCCATTTCCAAATTGTATTATCTTTTGAGGGATGTATTGTTTTGAAAAGATTAAACTTTAAAGGACCTTTAGAATCTTTGTTAACTTTATTTCCATTAACTCCATGCCCGGTAATTTCTCCTCGAACAATGATCGTTTCATTATATTTCTTTACCCACTTTTCCAAAGCAGGTCTTACAATTTCATGTCCGACTTTTGTATATCGATTAAAACAATCATTTTTATAAGTGAAACGTCTTCCGCAACAATAAAATTCTCCGCCGGCAGTTAAAATATAAGTTGCGGAACAACCATCCATCTTTCGGGTCACAAGAGCTTTTTGTCCTAAAAGAAGCTGATGTTCAGGAATATTTTCCCAATTCTCTTCATCAGTCTTTGTAAGATTAAGGGGAAGATTAGGGAAAGCAACCGCAAGATCATTAGGAAGAGGAGGGCTATAATGGCCGATACCTAAGTCAATTGCTACTTGCTCAGGCTTTATATCAAGCATTAGATCCTCATCATGAATACTATATTCAGATGCCAAATCTTTAAGCTTTACAAAAATACCATTGGAATATTCTCCTCTAAGCTTAACTGTTCGAACTCGATTTTCTTTTCCGGTATAATTTAAAAAAGGTTCAGCCCAAACTTTATTATTGGGAAGTTTTGCATCCGGACAAATAAACAATCCAATTTCATTTTCAATAAAACTGCCCTTTGGTACAACAACGGGCCAATTGTTTACTAGCCCTAAATCAAGCTTATCCGCATTAGGGTGAGGATGAATATTTGTAATTCTAGAAAAAAGACAATCCATGATATTAATTTTTAACCGGAATAATTTCCGCAGAACCTTTAAGAATATAAGTTTCTTTTGAATTTAAAGGAGTTACTTCAATATAATTGCCGTTTACTTTATAATTTTTGGTGACTAAAGTATTGATAATCTGGCCTTGTTCATTAAACTCGGTAATAATAACTACCGGAGCATTTTTCTTTTGGTAGCGGTCATACAAAATCATTCCGCTAATTCCAGTCATTACAACTGTTGTAATTAATGTAATCCAACCCGCAAAACTCATAATTCTTTGTCTGTGTATTCTCTATAAGCTTCGCGGAGAGTTTCCAGCCTTCCTTGTTTAGGAAGTTTAGAAGCCTCGGCAATAATAGCCTTGGCTTCTTCTTTTGGAAGTTCATAATAAAGCTTGTTTTCTGCTCTTTTAATTTCTTCTTCTAAAGTCATATTAAATGGTGATTACTTTATAACGTTCAGAATTAATAACAGACTCCATAAATTGTTCAGGATTTTTGCCTTGAAGAATCAATTCAAACATTCCAGGCTTGCAGCCGTTAATAATAATTGCTCCTTCATCATTCTTAGTGACAGGCTGGTTGGCCTTGTAATCGGCAGCAACATTCCAGTAAACAAGCTTGGGACATTCATATTCTGAATTCCTGAACATTTTCTTGATGGAATTCATTACATGTTCCGGCCATCTTTGCTGGTCGAACTGCATGTCAGAAATAACAACAATTACCTCGGGCATTTCTTCCTTAGGAATATGATGCTTGGTTGCAGTATTAAGAACCAATTCAAATACGGCATAAAGGTTAGTGCTTAGACCTTGACGAGGATTATCCTCAATATTACTAACCTTTTGCTTAATATTATATTCCGGATTCAAATCAACCAGATAAGGTTCAGAAGAAAAGGTAATGAACTTGTTCTGAAATACTCCCATATTGCGTTCGGCAATATAAAGGCCGAGAGAAATAGAACAGTTCATTGGAAGCTCTTCATAGCAAGTCATAGATCCGGAAACATCGACAACTGCAAGCCAGTTTGCATGGTCATCCTTTCCAAAATAATTCGGAAGGGCTTTCCACATTTGATCCATCAATGCCAATTCCTGGTCATCATAAGTACCACGAACCTTTCGTACAATCTCATAAGGATAAAGAGTCTTGGAATTTACTTTAGCTTTACCCTTTGCAAGTGAATTAAGATATTCAGTATACCTGTCATTATCATTCCGGGCAAATGCTTTTCGATACTTCAAAGCAGCTTGTCCCGGAACCTGGGAATAATCAAATTCATACTTTTTCTTAGAAAGATGAGATTCAATAATATTGATGGCCTTGCGAAGGCGAGAAAGCATTTTTCGATAAGATTTTTCATCTATTCCAAATACTTCTCGACGAATCTTATTTGCAATTGCCCTAGTATGTTTAGAAGACGTATTGCAAGAAGGAAGCCATTTCGCACAAAGAGAAATATCAGGCTTGTCTTTATCAAGCTTTTGAATATCTTCATTAATTTGAAATTTGATAATTTCAGCAATATGATTGCTAATGCTTCTTTCAATTCCATAAAGGGCAATCAAATCATCCCAACGTCCATAAAAAGGAATAAAACGAAGAACCTTACAAATAGTTTTAGGATCAATATCAATAAGTTCCTTCATTCCTTCTCGAAAGACATTTCTCTCGCCTTGTCCACCATTGCCTCGAATATCCCGAAAATAGAAAAGAATACGAATACAAAAAAGCTTATCTTCGGAATATGCCTTTCGAACAAGAGATTTCAAACGCTTAGAATCTGAGCGGCAAGATGCACCAAAAGCAAACAAATCAAGAAGACTGTCAAGAGTAGACTTATATGCCGGACAACCGTTTTCAGTTTCCGTATTATTATTTTCTACTGCCATTGCTTTAAAAAGTTCACTCATATTGATATTATTTGTTATTTCTTAATATTAAAAGGTGCTTTGTACCAGACTCTAGTAAAGAGAGGCGCCAGATTTTGATTTTAACCTTGATAATATTTTTGCCAAAGATAAATCTTTGTTACTGGAAACAACCACGTAGAGGTATATTACCGTATGTTTCCTATTGCCATCGAGATTCGAACTCGAGATAGCCGGTAGAAAGCCGGCTGTGATAAACCACTTCACTATGGCAACATATCAAGACTCAGCGGATTTGTTTTAAAAGAACAATGCTTAATGATTGCTGTTTGAGTCTTTCAAAGAATTTAAATCTTCTTATTAGAGAATTGTTGGAGTATTGGGCATTTACAATCCAATTTTTATAGCAACTGGCCTACCAGTCTCAGGATTTCTTACGAACAAGAAACTTACGCGATTCTCGGAGAGTTTTAAACTCATTCATCCTTTGCCGATTAAAATTGAGACGACGAAGACCCTCATCATACTGCTCCTCAAACGATTTTTCACTCTTAATTTCTTCCAGATTCTTAATCGTTTTTACGTCAAGCATCGTTCCAATTCGCATAATATTTCCTTTCGTATTTTCGTTATTACTTAACAACTTGTTACATTTTTATTATATTTTTTACCTTTATTTTTAAAGGTGATTTGAAATATTGGAGCTGACAAGTAAGATTTGCACTTACAACTTCCCACTGGAATGTAGGATGACTTACTGCTTAAATCGATTGTCGCTTTTAAAAACTTGGTGCACCTACCGGGATTCGAACCCGGACGTCCTTAAGACAATGGATTTTCATACTACTATTAGTTTCCTAACCCAATATTATTTTTTTATATTGTTGTAGTCTGGACTATATCTTCATCTGTTCTAGATGTAACGTACATAGTCTCTGAACCTTCCTCATATTATTTCTAACTTAGAGGCTCGGCTGCTGATTGACCAATTTCCTATAGTTTTAAAACTTTCGCACTCGTTGTTTTCAACCATGCTGTAGTCATAGGAACTCTAAGGTTATCCCAGCAATTCTCGTTATTCTCATTCTTAGATTCCTCTAAGATGACTCCTTTGTTTTGTTTTTAGAACGATATGTATCAGTTTGAGCATGACAATTTGGACAAATCATTTCTAAATTTTCTAATCTATGGTCATAACTTATACCATTTTTATGATGTAATTCCATATTAAGGGGTTTTCCATTCCATTCAGTTATACCACATTTATCACATTTATTTTCTTTATAACCATAACGTAATAAATATTGTTTTACTTTATATGTTTGATATGAAGGTCTTTTACCTTCTAAAAGATCTTTTAAATCATTTTCCGTAAAATAATTTGGATTTGACTTTTTAAGACCTTTAGCCCCTTGATTAGGTTTATAACAATTAAACTTTTCAGCCCAACGTTTGAATGTTGAAAACTGCATATTCAATGTTATACATGCTTGTCGCATTGTTAAGCTCTCATTGACAACTTTTATAAAATATTCTTTATCGATCTTTTTCATGTTAAAGTTATTTAACATGAAATTGACAAACACTTTAAATAAAGTCCACAGCGTCTACCTGTTCCGCCATAAGTGCTTATATGCTAGACACATTAATTATTAAGAGTAATTCTTAATACCTGGAATCGAACCAAGAATATCCATTGTATAGGTTATTGCTGTATGTGTCTTACAATGACTAGACTCATTTTTTTATTATATACCCTAATAATATTTTAATTTGCTGTACGAGTCTGTAAAATCTTTATAACTAACTGAGCACCAAAGGCAACAAGCAACTAACGAGTTAACAGCTCGCCCCTCTACCATTGAGGTACTTTGGTATTCAATTAATTATCTGATTTGAGGAAATCTTTATCTTTATTTTATTTCCTTAAATCAAATAACTAGTTTTGATTAGTTATTTGATTTATTACTTTGCATCAAAACAATTTTAATTCAATTATCCGTCCTTCATAGGATTGATTTTTTTGAATATTTCATTCGAAAAATTAGTTTCGCTCTTAGCTACTTATGTTCATCGCCACGTAAAGGCTTTTTCGATGATGAACTGGTTGCAGCGGGCGGACATGCTCCGCTTAAGAGATGCTTATGAGACATCTGAGGCTACTAATACCTCTTTACTTTCCTGCTGCGATTTTCTGAGCAGTTTAAAATCTTACTCAGGATTCTGAATTATTTACTTACCCTTTTGAACCTTGATTACAGGAGGCTGATTAACAGTTTGTTGCTGTTGCTGAGAGCAAGAAGCTGTCAAACAGATTACAGAAGCGGTAAGAAGAATTGCAATGTTTTTCATGATTTTATGATATTTTTTATCTTATTTTTTGTAGGTGCTCAAATCAAATATATGAGTTTTGATATTTAATTGAATTGCGAAATTTTTTATCAGGATATTCTTTAATAAATCCTTCAGCAATTTTATCATCCCATATAGGTCTTTGATTAAATTTAGCACGAATATTGGGTTGATCCTTGGCTTTATATTCCCGATACCATTTTATATTGTTTCGAGTTTTATAAATCCAAAATGCTTTTCTGCTGTCAAGTTTATAACAAAACTTGACCGGTATATTTTTTCTATATGATCTGCTCATAACTTTCTAGGATTGTACCTAGAAAGCATTACGATAATTATTGTTCATATTAAAGATGTCTGCAATATTATGCTCAATATCAGTTGCTTGAACGCACTCAAGCAAAATATTTTCTTTCTCTACTTTATATACTAAACGATCAATTCCATTTTCAATGAGATCATTCGGACCAAATACGATATGTTTCCATTCATAGTCATCATTAGAACCTTTTAACCGTTTAGCAATTCGAAGCGGATTAGTAGTAAACAAATTAATCGGTTCAGGACTAATATCGGTTTTAGTTATATATTCAAACTTATTGCCTGCCTGGGGAATAACTTTAATTCTATAATTGCAAGGTCTAAATTCAATGTTAATATCATTGATTATCTTATCTAGAGTTGTTTCGTAAAGATTACATTCTTCAGTAAGAGCCTGGAGAACATCAAAACTAAAGTTAAGAATAGATTTTGAAGTTTTTATAAATTGAGAAATATTAGTATCAATTTGTACTTTCAAATTATCTTTAAGATATTCTTGAATTACTTCGGAAGAAAGTGAATCAAATTTAAAATGATAAAAGATTCTGCCAGGTCGGGAAAGGAAAAATTGATTAATCTTATAAAGATTATTACAAGAAAAAAGATAAAGATTCTTATTTTCATTTATCCCGTCCAAAAGACCGAGCAATCCAAATTGGTTTTCTTTTCCTGAATCCATTTCGCAATCATCTGTATTTTCATAGCTGAATTTATCAAATTCATCAAAAATACAAACAACTTTTTCGTCAATCTTTTTAATAAAATCAGAAAACTTATTCAGGTTAATTTTCTGATTAACAAGGATAACAGGAATATTATCCTCAATAGCTCTTTCAATACAAAGCTTAATCAAAAGGCTTTTTCCAGTTCCTTTCAGTCCGGACAATAGCACGCCGAGATTTTTATCCCTAGATTCATAAGTCTTAAAAATCCTTTGAACCTTATTATTCAAATCTCCATAAATCTTCCTATTGTTGAAAATAAAATTATGTTCTTTTAAGAACATTTGTCCCTGAGGACCTGCATTTATTGTATAAATTTTAGCCGGGAGATTCTTTAAAATAGTAATACAGTTTTCAGAAAGAACATCAACTGTATCATTGTTAATGATATAATTAGACATTATATTTTAGATAATAAGAATAATAAAAAGATTTTTGGAATAAACAACCGCCTATTGCAGTTGAATGAGATACAAGCTCATAACCTTTTTTAATTAGAAAAGAAATAACTTCATTTAATATTTCCTCAAATATTTCTTTATCATGCTCTCTTTCATTTCGAAGAGTAAAGAATAAAAATTTAGGCCGTATAACATATTCCGGTAAAGAATAATCCTCAATAATAAAATAGCCAGTTTTAGGCAATTCTTTAATATACCTGTCTATTTTTAGATCAATTTGATCAAGAATATATTTGAGACAATTAGACTTTTTAATTCTATATTTCTCAATATCAAGAGCTACTTTAAATCGTTTCTTTTCTTCTTTAAGCCTTTGTTTAAGAAAAGTTTTATATTCATTTTTGTTAAACCAGCTCATTGATTGATGCTTCTTTATAAAAGTTAGAAAGGATAAGAGTTATAATGAAAGGTTCTCCTTTACTCAATTCAATGTCATATTCAATGCCATTATTATCTTCTTCCCAAATAATATGAAGCTCATCGTTAAACACAACTGTTTCAATATTTTTAATGAGCAGCATATTTTTTACCTTTTGAGTAAGGTCAAACATTGATCCATCAAATTCAATGATTTTTCCTCCCATAAGGGAATCTTTAATAATATCTTCATCCCCGTGAGATACATGAAGATAAGATGGAATTGAAACTGCAAAATTACTCATAAAAATATTATGAGATAAATCTTATAACTCAAAGGTGTTTAAGAAATAAATGGAAGAATTGCTGGGGTACGATCCCAGAATAGGAGAGTCAAAGTCTCCTGTGTTGCCAATTACACTACAACTCTATTTGTTGGAGGCTTCAATCGGTTATGCTCCGATGTTACCGGGTTACAAATCCGGGGTTTTACTGATTAAACTATAAAGCCGTTGGTACCTTATATCGAAATCGAATCGATGACTTCTGAGTGGAAATCAGATGTTTTACCACTAAACTAACAAGGCATTGGCAAGACACATTCTTTATCTCTACCAATTGAGCTAGTATTCTCTTCTCAAGAATACTTGGGATTCGAACCCAAAACCGTTCATTTTTTAGATGACTAAGAATAATTGCTGTTTGTGTCTTTTTTATGAGAAGACTTAGAGATATTAGTTTCATCCTTCCGGATTACTTGTGTTCATTACCACGTAAAGGTTTCTCTATCAATGAACTCGGGTGCCAGAGGGTCGAACTCTGTTAATCATGCTCCCAAAGCATGCCCATAACCGTCCTGGCCACACCCGTTATACCGGTATTGTATGTCAGCTTCCTCAGAAGTACCGGGCTCCTATAGCTTCGTTAATCAGCTAAACGATTATTTCTTAACCCATCGTTCTAATGGTAATCAGTTCCAGCTCATTCTCTAACCACTAAACTGATAAGTCGTTGGTTAGGTAATTCTTTGTGACTAGCAAAGAAACACTATGTTCGATCTACAATTTTACTCATCACTATCGAGTCAACGGACTAATAGGCTAAGAGTGGGATCTTCGTATTTTTAATATGTCTATTTATGCGATTTTCGGAAAACCGTCCTATTTCCAAGGATAGACTTTAATTCAACAGGCAATCATGTTTCCATGGGAAATTCAACCATTGAATCTTATAAGATTTTATCTTTAAAGATGTAAGACTTAGCCAAAGTATTATCTTTGTTGCCCGGAATAAACCACGTGGAGGTGTCTTACTTTATTCCTAGTCGTACTGGGAATCGAACCCAGAACCTCTCGCTTATAAGGCAAGTGCTCTCACCAATGTGAGCTATACGACAATTTTGGTTCATTGGGAGGGATTCGAACCCTCGAAATCTAAAGATGCCAAATTAAAAGTCTGGTGGTTTTAACCTCTTACCTACCAATGAATTAAAATTTATTAACTAGACACAATTACATAATTCAGTTATGGAACGAATATTTCTATTGCTGTGAGTGTCTAAAAAGTTTTTATAACTAATTTAATTATTATTTTATTCTTATTTTCAGATGGTGCCTGCAAAAAGCCTTCTTCGAATTGACATTAAATCTTTTCCAAGATTATTTTCTCCAATCCCATTACAAACTCCAAAATAAGTATCTCCCCAGGTATTTTCTTCAATAAGAATTGATTCTCCTGTTCTCATTAATAGAGTTTTAAATGGTTCTTGCTTGAATTTTTCTTCACAAACTGCATACATAACCATATTTTTAATTCTATCCCAATCTTTTCGAAGGGGAACAGTTTGACCTAATTTCCTAGCTTCTTTCGGAGACAATCCAATAAATTGGGCACGAATACCAAGATCTTCAGTCTTAAGAGCTTGATAAGCAGCTTCAGTAGAATTAAAAACCATTCCTTCCGCTATTATTTTAACTTCGGCAAAATTAGAAAGAAATTTAAAAATGCCTCTAAAATCAGCAATTATACGAGGATAAGAAAAGAAATATCCATTTGTTCCTTTAAAATTATTGGAATCAACAATATCCCAATATTTGTTATCATTAAAATTATAAACAAAAGCTTTTCCAAACAAAATTGGAGGAGGCTGATGAGAAATATTAGGCCTTCAGGCTTCCTGAAGAGTGACAGAATCAGCCCTATCTCTATAATAATAAGAAACAGAATTATCCTTTAAATCGGAAGGAATCCATGAACCAGCGGCAAGTTTATGCGGACTTAACCTATGAATATTCCCATTTTTAATTAAAAGTTCTGAACAATCATTATAATGGCATAAAACATTTGATAAGAATTCCGTATGATCAGAAGTTCTCATATCAAATAGAAACAATTCTAGCCAAACTTCTTTAAGGCTATCATAGATAAAAAGTTGAGTAGGATAATTCATTTTCTTTTAATTAAAATTCGTTCTTCTTTAGATATAGGATTAATTTGACAACCTTTTATTTCAAATCGTTCTTTAAAAGCTTTTTGGTTAATATTCAAAATATAAAAATTCCTTATATCTAATCTATATTTTTGATAAATCTTGATTGTTTTTAATGAATATAATGTAGCGTAATTAGCTGACAAAGTGCAAAGACCATCAAATGATTGGCAAGAATAAAAATTAAAACCATCAAATATAATATACTTCTTTTTTAGAAGAGCAGCATGAATAACATTCCACCATTTAATTAAATCAGGATATTTTTCAATTAAAGTTTCCTTTAACCGGCAATAAAATTTATAACCTTGTTGTGCCCTTTTACCCTCAAAAGCCAATTTTCTTTTATATTCTTTAATTCTTTTATTGAGAATTTTAACTCGAAGGTTATTAAATCTAAAATGGAAAGAATCAATTAAAAGAACTGTTTCAGTATCAACCAACGATAAAATACTTTTTCCAGGAAAAGCTTCCTTAAATCGGAGCCAATGATAAATGTAATATTCAACAAGCTTCTCAGGGTTTTCTTTAAGATGATCTTCTATACTCCTTTCTAAAGGCTTAATAAGAGTTTTATATAACTCAACTTGAGAAATCTTGTTCATAATTAAAAAATAAAAAAGTTAAGAGAGGGAGATTTAGTTGCTAAAGCCTCCAATAAGAGCCTGATACTCATTTACCGGTCAACTTTACACATCCTAATCTCTTATAAGAAACCATTAATTTAGGCAAATTAATCAGTATAACTGCACTAAATGTATTCCTTAATAACAATCCTCAGTCTAGTAAAGGAGCTACCTTTATACCACTATTGGTCTAAACTTTTATTTGTCTTTCACTTAAAAACTATTAGATGTTCATTAATTTATTATACACCTTGAAACCAATAGGTGTTTTGCGATAAATCATCCACAGTAGAGTTTGATTCAAGCTAGGATAAGTTTTCAATAACTGAACTACTTCATGGGCATCTTCATAAATATTGATTTCTTTTAACCTTTTTTGACATTCTTTATAAGGAAGAACTACGAATTGTTCAAATTTTTTACAAACCTCAATCATATTAGGTTTAATATATTCTGCGATCTCATAGTCAAATTGTTTTTCTACAAATTCATAAAACTGCTTTTGAACTTGTTCAGCTTCAAAAGTTTCCGGATTGAGATAACCATGTTCATACATCGCTTCAGCTACTTTGAGTATAGAACTTAAGGTAGATTTCATCCGATGCAAAGTACAATACCAATCTGATTTTATCTTTTTAAGAAGCTGTCCATTATTAAAATAAACAACAACTCCTTCAGCCGAAGTCCAGGATTTAATCTTTTCATTTAAATCAATGTAAGATTTAATATCCGGATATTCATATTGCCTTGGCCGTTTAAATTTATATGTATGAGCAATCGAGTTTAATTCTTTCTGAGTGGCATAAGAGTAATCTTTATGATTAACCTTTCCAATCAGGAATAAATCAGGATTATCATACTTGAGAACAATCTGATTCGTTGGGGTTACCCATTCAAAAATCAAAGAAAAATCTGCAGTTTCGTAAGATTTAAAATATAATTCAATCTTGTACTGTTCCAATAAAGGATTAAGTTCGGAAGCATTTTTCTGTTGATATGCAGAAATAGTACCTCTGGTTCGAACAATAAGTTTTCCTTTATATTTTGAAACAATCAGACATGAACCATCTAACTTTTCGGTTAGAACAAAATCTTTATCATAGTATGGTGCAACTGGTTCAAAAGCTGGCTGTTCATTAAAATTCATGAACTTTCTAAATCCCAATGAAACTGGGAATCCATCAGAAACCCGCCAAATAGAAGAACGATAAATCTTATTTAAATCAGTAAATTTGGCAGAAATCAAAGGCGTAATCAGAACACAAAGGTCTCCAGCAATTTCTACTTCTTTAAAAGAAAATTCTTCTTCGGATTCTTTAAACCACTGATACTTCATACTTCCAACTAATTATTCCATTTTTATGACAGACAGAAATTACTTCAATTTTAAATGAACAAATATAAGTTATTTTAGTATTATCTTTAGATGACTCAACTGACAAATGAGAAATCAAATCTTTATGAGGCATATCAAGAGAAACATAACTATTATCTCTTATATCAACAGCCTCCCAATGAACCCGGAATTCATTCCAATAAAGAAGGAACATAATTAGAATCCAGCTGGAACGCAGCCATTCTTAACCTGGAGGCTGCCGCCGGGAGTTTTAGTAATAGTAAATGTTCCAGAACGAGAAGGACATTTATAAATTACATAGGCCTCATTTTCAGAAGAAGAAATTGCAAGAGGCTGAGAAAGCTCATTTTCTCGAGGAATAGCCAAACCGATTGCATTACCAGTCTTGGTGTCCTTAGCTTCCCAACGATTTGATGAACGATTCCAATGTACGATAATCATAATTTTAATTTCTAATTGTTAAATGTTATACTTTTATATTATTAAAACTCTTAATTTTTAGAGGTGTTCTTTACTTTTTCTAAATAAGCCTCAATTTTCAAAACTTCTTTATATGAAAATGATTTATCTTTACACTTAGGGCAAATATGTGTTAATACATCTGGAACAGTAATAACTTGGCCTTTTTTGTTGGTGAAAACAAAATCTTCAATAACTTTTTGATAATATGCTTTATCACAATTAAAGCATAGAATCTTCTCGTCTGGGACAATATTGCTCATAATATGTCATTGAAAGTTCATTAAGACAAATACATTTACAATTTTTAAAATCAAAACTTTCATCTACATGATAATGTCCAAAGAACCAGAATTTTGGTTGGTAAATATCAAAGATCTTATTAATTATTAGCTGTTCTTCTTGAAGGTCATTACGCAAGTCAGCATCCTGCAAATACCAATAATCGAGGCGATTATTAGAACACTTAGGAGGTAAGGGACCGCAATGGCTAAGAATACCATGAAGTCCTTTATTTTTAATAATATCTTTTTCAAGTTCATTATATTTGGGAAAACTAATATTTTCATCAGCCCAGTAAGATCTTTCTATATCTCTAAAACATCTATCAATAGATGTCCCTCCTCCTATACACATGAAAAGATCATCATTTAATAGAAGCAGTTGATGATCTTTCAAATGAATAATATTCTCATATTCTTCATCAATTAAATCATCTTTCCAATGAGAAGGGTTGTCATGATTTCCTCGAAGCAAATAAGCTTTACAATTAAGCTTTTTTAATTCATCATTAAGCCAGCCATAGTCAAAAGCATAATTATTATCATTAAAACCTACTCCAATATCTCCAAGAAGAATCAAATGGGCATCAGCGATATTAAGATCTTTTATCTTTTCAACCAGCTGAAACTTTTTACCATGAATATCTCCAATGAGATAAATGTCACCTTCAATCTCAAGCATATTCAAAATCAGGTTTAATTGTGCAAGTATTAAATCTATTCTTCATCCTTTGCATGGTTTCTTTTGGAATATCATGAATAGACCCATACTGAGTTGTCATCTTAATTACAAATACTTTTACATTATATTGCTTGGCTGCTAGAAAATAAGCTTTAAACTCTTTATCTGCAAGAAAAGTATTAGAACAAATACAGCTATGACCAGCTTTCAACCTAGAAAATGTCCTAGCTTGGCAAAAAATATGGGCGCTATGAAGATATTTTGGATTAAAATTATAATTTCCATCTTTATCTTCAAAATATTGGTCCGCTTCAAAATAAGGAATATTAAACTGACTCGAAACCTCCTTCGCCAAAGTCGTTTTGCCAGAACCCGGTAATCCCTGAATGATTATCAGACAAGGTGCCTTCGTTGTCAGGATCATCTTTAAAATGTTCTTCAGCTTTTCGTTTTGCATGGAGTTGTAAGTCATTATATTTTTCTTTTTTCCTTAAAATATCAAGGCACTCTTCCAAAGTAAAATAAATTCGATTCTTTAACTTCAACGCATTGTCAACTCCACAATCAAAAATTTTGCCAAATGAAGAATCATCTGCATTTAAATGAGGACTGCCCCCATGACAGTGCCCGCAAAGAACTCCCAAAGCGGCATGATCCCAATCCATAATTGGAAAATGAGAAAGCCAGACATAACATTTCTTGGAAATTCTCAATGGAATATTAGAACCTAAAAGGGCAAGATTTTCATATTCATTATTACTGGTACCGCCAAAAATAGTATTCAATCCGGAACAGTGGTTACCAGTTAATGTATAAATCTTTTTAAATGGAAAAGTAGAAAATATTTTAATAATATCCGCAGAAGCATCATTAAAGATATTATCTCCTAGAGAAATCAAATAAGAATCTTTATTATTGATGGCAAGATTATATAATTGGTCCAGACAATAATCAGTATATTCAGCACAAGAGTTAAATCCTCTTGCCCCGTAAAGAAATTCTTTGTCATGATTCAAATGAAGATCAGAAACAATAAAAATATTCTTATCATTCAATTCTTTAATCAACGGGCCAATGATATTATGTCTCAGAATCATATTTTTTATTTTCTTCTTCTAGCTGTCTTTTGATAACTGGATCGCCTAGCCAGTATATAAAATATTCTTTATCGTCTAAGGATTGAATCCAAAGATACTCAACTTCATCTTTTTCTAATTCATCTGAAGTGTCAAAGCTATGTACTGTTCCGATGAATATTTCATCCTTGTCGTTGAATTGAAATTCTAATTTAAAAGTATCAAAATATTTGTTAATATCTTCAACAACTACATGATTTTGAAAAGTATTTTCAAAGAATTCAAAATTATCATTTTTGACAATATTTCCTTCAGTTAAGCAAAGTAAGAATACATCATTGACAAATTTTTGTTCTAACACTTCTTTATTGAAATAATGCCATATACCATGAACATCATTTAACAATAAATGTATCTTAACAGTCTCTGTATTCATGAACACCCATCTTCCACTTTGGATTTTCAATAAAATCTAAAGCTTCATCTAAATCTGTATAAAAATTATCGTCAAAAATGATTTCATCATCATATCCATCAGAAGATATTGGACGTTGAATATAGAATTCTTCATTCGGATAATTTAAATTAAGAATATATCCAGACCTAAGTTCTAGACGTCGAATAATTTCTTTATAAGTTTCATTCTCTTGAACCTCGGCATAAGAAATATATCTGTCATAATCTTCCTGATTCTGCCAAAAAGCCGGAATACCTGATAAAACTAAAGCAAGTTTGTTATCTGGGCTAACATCCCCAGTTTCATCAATCCACCAGTCAAAATCAATATTGACAACCTTATCTTTATCGGCTTTGGAACGAGCCCAACCTTTAAAAGATATTCTTTCAGACTTAATAGGGCAAGTATAAGAATGAACAGAAGATGAATTAGTTTCAAATACTCCAGAACGAGTTACAATTTTCATAATTTAGCAAGAATAATATTCCGTTCTAATAATCATGGACCGATCAAGAAGGAATGGTTTAATAAGATTTTTTAAATTGGTATAAGTTGTACAATGTTTATCAAATAATTCAGGAAAGATAAATGGATTTTCTCCATAACAACCATTATTGATAGGAATCCATCCTAGTATTTCAGTAGGATTTTCTGGTTCTTTGAACATTTCACCTAGTTCAAATCCATTATCACCGTATTCCTGTTGATAAATTTCTTTAATATCTTTTTGGAATTGAATAAAATCAGAATGATTAATCAATTTATCATAATTTAAACAAAATGATACATCAACTTCATAGTAATCACTGAAATCATTAGTACTCCATTTGTCTAATTTATCAATTTGATCGATTTTATTTTGAAGGCAATCTCGATAAAAAGGATAATAAGACTGACAAAGAGCTAAAAACTTATCAGAAAATGTCCATATTCCTTCAAACTCAGAATAATTAAATTGAATTTCCTTATCTAGAGGACTAACTTTTCCAAAGAAAAATTCCCAACCCGGAACTCTTCCTACCTGGCATGTATGAGAAAGAACATGTTCTGAAGAGCTATTCGTTTCAAATACACAATTACGAATTACTTGTTTCATTTTAACTTATTCTGAACCAGGCTTTATAGCCAGGATAATTCTGAAGGCGCTTAGAAATAGTCGTAGTATCGCATTCAAAAATATTTGCAACTTCAGCTTGAGAAAAACCCATGTAATTCAAAGTTGCAGCAACTTCAACCATACGAGGTGTAACAACTACTTTACTTTTACGTCCTCCGTCAAGTAGTTTATTTGTTCGATTATTAACAGAACTAATTTCTACTTTAGTTTTACCTTTAAGCATATTAGCCTGATTTTTATTAAATCGAAATATATTTGTAACTACTTCAACAGGAAGTATTTCAGAAAGATTCTTAGCAGCTTGGATGTCTTCTTTATAAATTCTAGCCATTTTATAAATTAATTTATATTCAATTTAATTGAAATTAATATCTTAAGATTAAAAGGTGCTTAAATTAATTCCAGTTATTATCATTATCAATCATAATTACATAATGATGCCTTAAGAATTCAATATAATCAATTCCTTCTTTATCCAATAGATTACTTGATTGATGATCGATTGTAGAAGGTTCAAAAGATTGTTTAATATATATTTCAAAATTATTGCCAAAAGCATTATGAACTACTTCAGAAAAATGTTCTATTGAATACTCATTGACCATAAAATAAACATATAGATAATTTAATTTTTGTTGAAGTGATTTAATATCATTGCCTACCCATCCGTAAGATCGAGGATATATGTACAATTTCTCATCTTTTAATAGTTTATTAAATTCTTCGTCAACAGAAATATTTTGATTATCTTGTGCCAAAGATAGCGTATGGCATGAAGATGAATTTGTTTCAAATATATTTTTTCTAATTTTCTTTTTCATTGTAAATTACTTTAAGAGGATCTACATGATTAACTTTTACAATTCTCCATTTGGAACCATCCCAAAAATAATGGTAATCATCAAAATATTCTCCAAGATATTTCATATAAACATCTTCCATTGAAGCATGCTCATGAGCCTTGATATTATTCCATTCTTCACCTGGACGATTACAATAAAACCTTGAAGCATTTTTATCGTCAGTCTCTTCACCTTTATAAGGAGAATCATAATTTTTATCCCAAATGGCAAGACCGACGGGTTGATTCAAAAAAGAAACATCGCCATGGTTTACAATCCAGTCAGCCAGCTCCTGGCTATTAAAATATGTTCTAAGCTGATTAAAAAGCCAGTCCGGATAACCGTCTGAATGATTATAAACAGAACGATAAATTCCATCCGTTCCCAATACTGTAATACAAGCGGAAGTAGACATTTTAGTTTTTAATTTTGTTAAAGATTTCTTCAATAGACTTATAATCATTCAAGTTATATCGATCAACCGATGTAGAATTTTTTGCAAATTCTTCCTTTACCAGATCAATATACATAGTAAAACTGCCGTCATCGCCCATATAGTGGGTTTTCCAATCTTCCGGAGAAACATATTTCTTAATATTAAGTTGTTCAAGTGCAAGATTATCAAATGATAGAACCTTAAAAGACTCCAAATATTCCGGTATTTTTGCTTCAAGTTCGGCAATCTTTTTATGAATAGTCGCACCATGACAATTAATAAAATCTTTCCCCCGTCGAATTGATTTATATCCAAGAATAAGAACCTTTAATTCTTTCGAAACCAAAGGCTCAAGACTATGAATACCGGCAATAGTATGAATTACCGCATTTTCAGGAATATAAAGAGATTTAATTACTTTCTTGAGGGAATCAACAGAACCATTATAAGAAATACCTACGCCATAAACAAGCTTTTCCTTTTGCCATTGGCGAACTTTATTAAGGTTCTCTTCAATTTCAATATGATGCTGGTTAACCGTAATATTTGAAATTACTCCAAGATCTTTTAAACGAATAAGAAATTCTTCAAAATCGGGATGTTCAAAAATATTGCCTCCACCTAAACAAAATTCTTGACCGGGATGGAGCGTAGACAAAATTGGATGATTGATATTTCCATGAAATCCGTCGACTACTGAATTTTCATGACAGAAAGCGCAACCCATATCGCATTTGTTAGTGATTTTGCAATCGATGTTCTCCGGGAATTGCGCAATAAATTCATCATCTTCAGTAGTCCTGACCTTAGTACCATCTGAATAAATTTTTACATCATAGTTTCCGTTTTGATACAAGTGAAGAAGGGCAGGTTCTGGAATTTTATAAATCTTCATTATATTCTTTGAGTAAATGAAATCGTTGAAGTTAACCGAGCTTAAGCAATAGGTCTTTGAGACGAATTCTTAAACATGATTAACATCATCGACATTGGTATTATCTTAATAATACCTTTACTCTCAACTCCTGAAGGTGTTTAGATATATAATTTAAATTAATTTTTATAAATTATTTTTATAAACTTAGAGGGATAATAAGGATAAAAATTAAAGAGTTCATAAAAATAATTCTAGAAGATTTATAATAAAAAATCCCGAATCTCTTAACGAAATCCGGGATTCATGTAATCACTGAAACAGAAAATCTTAAGAAATAGGAACTCCTAACTGAACCCAGGCACCGTTAACCCCGATAAAAACTTTACCGTCAGTTTGGAATATCAGACCGCCGTTAACGACTGTAATAGCAGATGCGTTTGCAACTTGCTGGCTAGTATTACATATCTGAACTTTATCAGATGTAGAAGTTATAGACTGATCTGTCTTAAGAGCATATTTATTGTCTGACTCAGCTTTTGTATAAGCAGTAGTCAGCAAAGCAAATTTACCGTCACATTCAGTTTTTGTATAAACATCTGCCGAATTTGCTTTGGAGTTTAAGCTTGTATCAACTTCAGTTTTTGTATAGGTAGTAGATTTGGGAGCATATTTATTATCGCATTCAGTCTTAGTATAAGTTGTGGACTGAGGAGCAGCCGCATTGGCGGTTGTTTCAACAGTCGTTAAAGCAGCCTTGGTGGCATAAGTTCCAGAAAGATTAAGAGCAGTAATCTTTTTATCAATTTCTGTATCAACTCCATCCATGGTAGGAAGAGGCTGACCATTGGAAAGTAAAGTACCCTTTAAATCAATTGTACCTGGAGTACTAAGATCAACAACTAACGTATTGTTTAAATCTTTAATATCTTTTGTACTAAGGCCATCAGGAAAAATATCCTCGGAAGAACTAATCTTATGAAGACGAACTTCATATCCGTCCGGAACAGTCACAATCTTAGTTCTATTTGCCGTTACATCAAAATACCCGTCTGTGCTATTCATAAAGATATTTATTAATACGCCAGATGGAATCCTAAATACAAAACATAATGAAACGAATTAATTTATCGTTATTCAATAATATTTTGAATATGTGCAAAGTCTTGCACTGGAGTACTCATTCCTATTCTAAGCACATGGCTTTAGACCAGGCTTATGATGCTTTTAAAGATTCTTTTGATGAATATGTAGAATGTGCCCTTGGAATTTATGGGAGGGAATCTGCAATTACTACAACTATTAATAACAAGATTGTTCCTGAAGATATTATGATTTCTTTTGTGGAAGATGAATTTGTAAACTTTAATAATGAAGTTGCAAAGATTACCGGAGAATTTACACAGCTTCAATCAATTTTTGATGATATTAAAGCTGCCGAATCCCAGCTTGTATATCGTTTAAGAATGGGTGCTTAAAATAAAAAAACTCACCAGATTAAGTTCTGGTGAGTTTTTTTATTAAATTTTCATTATAATAATTGATTTAACATATTCAGAAGCTGCTTTAAGCTTATCCAATGCCATATCAATTTCAAATCTTTCTCCAATAACCATTTTACTATTGGCTGTTTTTGCTTCGATATTTTTAATAAGACTTTCTATATCTTTAGCAATACATTTATATTCTTCCTTAGTAATTTCTTTTCTCATGGTAAAATCTCTGAACTTAATAAGTTTTTAATTTAACCCAAGTTTTATTATCTTGAATATCTTGAATTGTTTGTTGCACTTCAGAAAAATCTTTTAGGGTTAAGGCAGCTCTGACATTGGTGCGGGGCATGGTTGCGAATAATCTATAGAATGAGCGATTATTAAACCTGTTTTTATAGGCATAAATGATTGCCGAAGTCTCATTTGTACATTCAGCTTTCCAGCAAATTGAGATATTGTAAAGAATATGAAGAAAGAAATTATCCATTTTAACTTAATGCGTCCAAATGAATTTTCTTCATCAAGGACTGAATATTTTTTACCCAATAACGATTTCCGGATGCATCCCAGCTTGGAGCATACCGTTTTTGAATTTTATTAATATCAATCAAACCCTTTTCATGATATTTCTCCCGAAGCAGCTTACCCATATATACAAGGCACTCGTCCACAGATTCAAATGACCTGTAAGCATTCTTAGAGCCTTTAATACCGCCCAAATTATTCTTGCTTCTTGCTAATTTGCTTTTTCCATATCCGGATTCAAGAGCGATAAGGGCACAAAAGAAATGAGGCGAAATAGAATTAGCTTCCGCAATCTGAACCATTAATTCTCCTTTGCCTTCAAGAACTCCTCCCTTAAACTTCTCATTGACAACATTTACATCAATCTTAGAAATGACTGAAGTGTCCTTGAGATCAGGAGCATCATCTTTAGTAATTTTGGACTCATATCTCTTAATTTCAGACTTAAGGACAGAAACTTCCGACTCTAAAGCAAGTAAGTCTTTTTGTTTAATTTCTAGCTCTTTTTTAGCTTTTGAGATTTTATCAATTTGTTTATCTCGTTGAGCAAGGGTAGATTTATTAGAAAGAAGAAGATTTTTAAGATTATTAATTTCTTTCTTATATTGTTCTTCTTTTGTTTTAAGTTCAAGTTTAGTTTCCAAAACTTGAGCCTGAAGCGAACCTGTTGTTTGATTATGATAAGCAAATCCAGACACGATGGAAAAGCTGAGTATAAAGACAACAGCCGTCTTTTTTAATGATTGTGTAGTCATAATACGATTGTCCAGAAGCTATACGATAGCAAACTGGATAATATGAGGATAAATGACCGAATCCTCAAAAGTTTTTACTATTTATCTGAATTTAAAATAAGCACAATATTACCATGTGAATCAATCAAATAAATCTTTTTAATATCATTGTTATAGATTTGATTTTTAAACTCAATAAGAGGAATTAAACCAAAAACATTTTCCAAAATATTAAAGCATTCGGCATCTGACATTGTACCCAGACATTCCCAACTATAAGTTTCACTACACCGGCGGTGAAGGAAATTTCTAATTTGATTGATATGTTTTTTTGAAGTAAAATAACGATAATCCATATTTATATTATAAAAATAGCCTTTATATTTGTAAGTGCTTAGAAATTAAATCTTTAATTTGTTGATTATTCTTTTTCCAGTCATTTTCCCAAACTTCAATTAATTTGATACCATTTTCTTTACAAGCTTTTTGTTTATTCTTGTGATAACCCGGTTCTTTCTCTTCGTGAAATTGATGCCAATATTCACCATTATATTCAAAAGCTAATTTAAGTTCGGGAAGATAAATGTCCAATTCTTTTCCGCCAATAAATTTTCGAGTATTTTCCAAAATCTCACCAGAATAAAGAGATTTAATATATTGGCAAAGCTCTTTTTCACCCCTGGAACGTTGTATCGCAATAGCACCTTTAGGGCAACCTCTTCCGTTTAAATGGGCATAAGGAGCTTGTTTAAAAATATAATTACATTTATTACATTTAATTATAATTTTCTTATGAGAATGATTATAAACAGATAACGAATAATCATACCTATCTTTATCATGTACTTTTTCAGCTTTTTTAATAAAAGTTTGTAAAATAGATATACGATTTAAATTTCGACATTTAATGCATCCAACACCTTTAAGATGCTATTTAGGTGTTTGTTTAAAAATATGGCCGCACTTATTACATTTAATAGTAACTTTTATAAGATAACCCTTATAAAGGGTTGAAGAATAATCAAATCGATTTTTTTCCATGAATTTCTTCTGCCTTTTTAATAAATTCATCTATTGATAAATGCTGGCGTTCCTTTCCACATTCTGGACAGCCTGCACCGTTTAAATGATTTCCAGCTTTTTGCTCAAATATACTATCATGATAAAGACATTTGATTTTAACATTAGTATCATTATTAATATAATTGACAAAAGAATAATCATAAATTCCTTCGCCATGAACAGATTCAGCTTTTTGTATAAATTCTTGAAGAGTTAGTCTCGATTTTTCTGCATTTTTTGTTATTGCACATTTTGGGCAGCCACGTCCATACCAGTGCATATATGCAGCTTGTTCAAAAGTATAACCACATTTATTGCATTTGATTTTAAGCTTAGCTTTGGAACCTTGATAAACACATAAAGAATAGTCATATCTGTCAGGACCATGCTTTTTTATGGCTTTTTCGATAAACTTTTCAGTTGTAAACTTCACCATAAATAAAAAATCACATATATGCCAAATAATGGCATATATGTGATTTTTGTTTAAAATTAAAGAGTTACAATAAACCTGCTAATTGAGCCTGGAGCTGTAGACACTGAATATCCTAAACGTAGGACCAAAGCCAGCATGGCAGCTCGAGAGATCTTATTCTTTCGACCAACACTACCACAAAGCTGAGCAATATTAGTTCCTATAATAATATCAGATGACCATGATCCATCAGAAAGAACCCCACTATCTGAATGAATATAATGATTTTGAATATTTCGTTCAATGGCTTCTCGAGTCTTAGAAATATTAGCAGGACTGCACATTTCATCAACTATTCTTTGATTAGAAGCCTTAATATTAACCGGGGTACGATCATTGGAACATTCCTTAACATCAATGCCATCAACTTCTACATCAGGAGAAGTATAAGCTTCCTTAATTTCATTAAGGACTTTATATTTGCTTACACGGCATTTTTGACATTCACAATCAGTAGGAACTGAAACAACATCTTGAGGATTAACTTCTACCGCAACTACGCGCTTTCCAAAACCCTTAGCATAATTATAAGACCCAACATGTAATCCGGCACTGCACCAATTATTTCGATTTGCATCAACATCCGCGACTACTACTTCAATAATATCACCAGGATTATTTTGAATTTGGTAATGCCCATTTACTTTACCTTGAAGTACTCTAGTTTTAGCATTACCATGAAGCGAATACATATTTTCTCCAACACCCTTATAAGCAATAAAGGTACCTTCGGAAGTAATAGGCAATTCCTGATAAGAAAGAAAGTCATAAAGCTCTTCTCTAGAAGTTTCAGAAGGATTAGCCATTAAATTATCAATAAACTTAAAATAATGGGTAAAATCAGTACAACCTGACTTCCAAAGAGAAATAAGCTTTTTTTGAAGACAGCTGGGAAGAATCTGAGTCTTATAAGAAGCAATAGTAGTAATTACACCATTTTCATCTCGTTCAACAAACTGAAGATTATCATAATCTTTAATAGTTTCAGAAACGGAATTAATAATATAAGAAGTAGTATTTTCCTTAAGAAGCCTAAGAAGAGTTTTTTCATCATTGGCCATCACTGCATCGACAATATCAGTATAGCGAATATCATCGGAAGTAATCTTAATTGCTCGACCATCAACAAAGAAGGTCCAGCCTGATGCGTTCATAATATATGGAATAGAATTCATATTTTGTTTAATTAATATAGTTTATAGTTGAGTTTTTTGAGAATACGCTTAAATGTTAATTTAACTTTATCTTTTGTTTGAAATCCTGCACCATTTAAAACAGCTTGTATTTTTTCTTTTACAGGAGCGGTCATAATATTTGTCGAAATATTATTCAAACAAACTGATGACATAGTATAAAAGAAATTCAATATTTCTTTATCTGAAAGCTTTTTAATTTCAGCATCAAACTCTCTTTGAATATTATAACATTGATTTGACAAAATTGAAAGATCAAACATATCCATTATGAATCGGTTAAATCCTCCTTTATTAATATTAATTTCATACCCCCTAGAAATAACAGGATAATCAGGAGTCGATGCAGAAATTTTTGGAGCCGTATATCCTGTTACAGATTTAAAATCAATATCATAAATCATGCAAATATTAATGATTTGCTCCGGAAGATAAACGAGTTTATGCTTTTTACAATATTCAATATATATTTCTTTCCATTTAATTTCCATAGCTGGAATACATCCAAGAGAAACAAATTTATCATAATGATTTTTATAAAGCTTTGCTATTCGTTTAATGCCAAAATCTGTACAAAGACGAGACTGATAAAGCTGTGTCGGACTGTTATAATTAACAAAATTTGTACAAAAGGCCAAATAAGAATTAAGGTAATTATCATTATTCATGAGCATTGAAGGATAAAATACTAACGTATTTTTGTATTCTTTCTCATCAATGATTTCACCAGTGTAATAATCTCGGAGAACTACCGCTTCACTATCTGAAGACTTTATTCTTTTAGGCCTGACATATGTTGAATGCTTAACAATATCAGAATAATTAAACCAATCGATATTTTGCCTAAAGCACGGCTTGTCGTTAAAAGTAAAGGCCGTCCTTAAATTAAGGAAATTTGCTTTTTCTTCTTCATCTTTAACAAAACAAAAAATATGAGTTCTTCGAAGATCAAAGACTTCTGCTCGATAATCATTCCCCCTAAGGTGAACAAGATAATTATAAAGGGCATTAATTATTTCACCATAAGGAAGCTTGATAGGATCTTTATCTTGAACGATAAAGATTATTTCACCGTCAAACTTCTTAATTGTCGGATTTGAATAAAGGCTTTTCGTTTTAAGATTAATATTAGTAATATTGCCTGAACCTACATAATAATTTTTTGCAACTGAGCAAACAGTATTCAAATAGCAATCCGGCCATTTAATAATTGAACTATTTCGATAAAATAAAGTACTTTTTGAGTTAGCTTTATTGATAATATCTGAACAAAGTAAATCACTGTCAATAAGTTTATCGACATAATCATTAATAGTCTTTTCATAATTTTTATTAATGATTTTAAATTTACCCTTAATCCAATCATTTGTGAAATTGTTTATTTCAATTGATTCTCTGGTAGGAGAAATCGGAATTTCACCGCGTTTAAAAAATAAAAGAACGGTACAAGCATTTTTAATGATATTATATTCATTAAAGATTTCATTAGGAATATCAATCTTGTAAATGTTATCTCCATCATAAGCATAATAATTACAGCTCTTAAAAAATGAAGAATAAAAAGTATTAGAAGACCAGTTATTCGGAATCAGCAAAACTGTATCTTTAATATAAAGAACTCGGGATTTGACAAAAAATTCTTTATCTCGATACTTTGCAAATCTTGGGGTTTTTTCGTAAGGGACATAATTTTCCCATTTATCCTCCGGTACGTCTTCAATGTCTATTTTTTCCGGATAACTCCTAAGTTCAATGACAGGTTCATCACTATTGAAGCCAAAAGTAATATACGCATCCTTGATTAAATCAAGGAACTTGTAATAATCATCAGAATTATTAAGAGGAATCTTTACCTCAATACCCGTATCATTCAAATCACAGGGTTCAGAATGAATCAAAGAAGCAATAGAATCATTACCATCAATGCTTGAAGAAAATGTATATTTTGTTCCTTCAAATCGAGAAATTACCAAATAAAGGCCTGTATATGCCGCAGGAGCCTTAGACCCGATTCCAAATCCTCCAATGGATGTATTTTCTTGATTCTTGGTAGATTCAAAATATTGAAAGAAAACTTGAAAAGTATCTTCTTTGCTAAGACCCCTGGCAAAATCACGAATAGAAAGTTCATTTTTTGTAAGATGAATAGAAACAGGCCTTTTAATGCCATATTTTACATGTTCATCCAAAGCATTGCTTAACGTTTCAAAAAGTGTTGCCTTAAATTTGTCTGAATAGATCCTATCGCGCAAAATAGAAATTGCCATTCCTACGCGCTCGGCCGAGATAGACTGTTTGACCTGTTCGGCTATACCTCCGCAAATACTTTTATTCTCTTCAAAAACCTTCATGCTTAAATTACAATAACAAAATTACTATAATTTTTCTCTAATTTTCTGGAGGTGTTCAGATATTTCTTTTTTAATGGTTTCTGCATTAGTTTTCCATTGGCTGTCCCAAACTTCAATTAAAGTGATTCCGGCATCTTTACAAAGTTGCCTTTTATTTTCATGATAGCCAGGTTCTTTTTCTTCATGTATTTTATGCCAGTATTCGCCATTATATTCAAGGGCAAGTTTTAATTCAGGAAGATAAATATCCAATTCTTTTCGACCAATAAATTTTCTTGTATTTTCGAGAATTTCTCCAGGATAAATTGATTTGATAAAATCGCATAACTCCTTTTCACCCTTAGATTTCTTTTCATGAAGGGCACATTTTAAACATCCCCGCCCAGTTAAGTGATTATACGCCATTTGAGCAAATTTACCATGGACAGGACAAATAATAATCACATTTGTTTCTGCATTAATATAAATTGTTTTCGAATAATCGAATTTATGTCCATGCACTTTTTGAGCACGGTTAATAAATTCTTTTGTGGTTAAACGCTCCAATCCTACGCAACTTTTGCATCCATGCCCCCTTAAATGATTGATGGGATATTGCTGAAAAGGTCCATGAACCGGGCAAATAACAGTTATAGAACTATAAGCATTTTTATAATTTACTTCAGAATAATCAAAAAAGTCTCCATGTATTTTTCTAGCCCTGTCAATAAAAATTTCAGTGGTTATTCTGTTGGGCATAATAGTTTTTATTCAAAAATAAAAAATCCTCAGATCAATTAAGACCTGAGGATTTTCGGTTATCATGATTACAAATCACTTTTCAGATTGTTCATCAACCAAGAATGTTTCTGTTGTTAGAATCAAACCTGCCGATGCAGCGGCGTTTTCAATTGCGCAACGACATACACTAAATGGATCAATAATTCCCGCTTCTAACATGTCTACTAACTTTTGCGTCTTAATATCAAACCCAATACTGCCTTTAGCTTTTGCGACCTTTTCGATGATAACATCCGGCCGTTCAACTCCGGCATTCTCAAGAAGAGTCTTAAGAGGAATGTCAAGAACCTTTCGCATCAGGTTAATACCAGCATTAAAAGATTCATCCCCTGTTTCAAACTTAATAGACTTATTCTCTTTAATCTTAGCAAGAACAGATCCTCCCCCTGGAATAACTCCGGATCGTAAAGCTGCTTGACAGGCACATACCGCATCATCTACCCGGTCCTTAATTTCATTTAATTCAGATTCAGAATTACCTCCGATATTAAGAACACATACTCCTTGGGCAAGCTTGGCAATTCGCTTATTAAGCACATCTTCTTCCCATGTGCCGGGACTGCAATTATCTCGTTCCTCCTTAAGCAAATCAATATGTTCTTTAAGCCTTTGAGGATTTCCTCCGCCTTTTAAGAAAGTTGTATATCGTTTATCACAAACAATCTTTTCACAGGTGGCAAAATCTTCCTCTCTAATAGAATTAAAATCACGTGAAAGAAGTTCAGTAAAATATGTACCTCCTAAAGTAATTTCAAGATCTTCCATTTCCCTCTTCATGCCGTCTCCATATCCTGGACACTTAATGGCACAAATGTTAATAATGCCTTTAATCTTATTAATGACAAGAGTTTGAAGAACTTCGGATTCAATATCCGGAGCGATAATAAACAAAGGCCTTCCGCGAAGTTCTTTAGTATTAAAGACTTTCTGAAGAATAGGCATAATTTGCTGATTATTTGTCAATTTAATTCCAGATAAAAGAATTAAGGGATTTTCAAGAATACATTCTTGTTTAGTCGTATTATTGACAAAATAAGAACTCATCCAGCCTCGAGGAACTCGTAAACCTGCAATAAACTGAGAAGAAGATTCATTGCTCCTGCTGTTATTAATAGTAATGGAACCATCCAAACCTACTTTTTCAACAGCTTCAGAAACAAGATGTGCAATTTCTTTATCCCAGTTGGTAGAAACTAAAGCAATTTGGTGAATCTGTTCTGGAGAACATTCCTGCTTAATATTTTCTTTAATATAACTGGCAATTGTCTTTGCTGCTGAAATAACTCCGCGTTGAATTAAAATCGGATTATAACCTGTTTCAATCAGCTTCATGCCTTCAGATGCAATAGCCTCAGTGAGGATTGCGCTGGTACTGGTCCCATCACCAGCCTGGTGCGCTGATTGCTCGGATGCTTGACGAATAATATCTGCACCCATTTTTTCAAGTACATCAGGCGGATTTACATGGCGAGCTACTGTAACGCCGTCTTTTGTAATATATGTCGCATTATCCATTCGATATATTACATTTCTACCGCCAGGCCCGAGCGTCGAAGAAACTGCATTGGCAAGTTTCTTTACACCATTAAGCAGTTTCTTCCTGCCTTCATTTCCCATATAAATGTTTTGTTGAATCATGATTTACAATTATTATAGCACGAATTAATAAATTTCTGCCCGCAATTTGAATCTAAATCTTCGAAAGATATGGAATTACCGCAAGGAGGATGCTTATATTGAACGGGAAAATATCCTTTCTGGCAGCAGCAAGAAGACAGAAGAAATATTACTAATAATTTAACCCCAAGTGAATAATCCATAACCCCAGTACCGGCTTATATTAGGAAGAGGATTTGGTGTTTCTTCAAGGAAAATAGTCTGGCCGGGATGCCGCTTTTCATATACTTGCTTTACAAGGAAAATAATAAGAGATATGAAAAAGTCAATTATAAAATGAACGTTATCTGTCTGTCCCTGTAAAATATTTTCGATGAGGTCAAATTTATTTTCTTTAAGATAATCAATTAGCTCAACCGGAAGAATATCATCTTCGCCAGCGGCAAAAATATTATCATCAAAATCAAACCCTAGTTCAGATTTAATGCCATCTAAACATTGTTCAAATTCTTCTTTAGTAAGATCAGTCTTTAACCATACTATATCTCTTTCATCATGTCCATCTCCGGACAAATCACCATATTCAAAACTAAAAATATTCATATCAATATAAATGGAAATTCCGCCTAATATTAAATTAGGCAGAATTTCTTTATTTGTTAATTAATTACCAGCAGGTTTAAAATCTGCAATATTCAGAACCTTAAACAAACCATCGTTTTGATTAGCTCCTCCCATAATCAACATTGAAGGAAGTTTAATATCTTTAAAAGATTCAAAAAACTTAATTCGAGCATAATTACTTCCCATTGCTGCATTCAATTCTCGAATTGCTTCAGCTTCAAGCTTCTTACCTTGAGCTTCTGCAGTCTTCATAGCAAGAAGAGCTTCTGCTTCATTTTTCTTTTGAGCAAGCATGGCCAAAGACTCTTGTTCTCGGCGATACCTTGCAGCATCAGATTCAGCCTTAGCCTGAAGAAGCTTACCTTGAGCTTCTGCAGCCATCTTATTGGCAATTGCCCTGCCTTCTGCATTAGCAATCTCTTCGGAACGCTTTGCAATTTCAAGCTGGGTAGCCTGGCGTTCATATTCCTGAGTAGCCTCAACCTTCTTAGTAATACCAAGAGTCACCGATTCGGGCGGAATAGTGGAACCGATAGTTACACTTTCAACAATAAATGGAGTACCATTAAGTTGCTTCTTAAGGTTAGTTTCTACCATCTTAGTAATTTCCGGAATCCTAGAAGGAGCTTCTAGGCCTTTAAACTTAGCAATAGCAGATCGTACTTCAGTACGGAAAGGTTGCTGAATAAATGAAGCGTAAGCATCTTGAGCAATAGCTTCCGGGCTTCGAGCTGTTTCAGAGATAGCTCCATAATTTTCAACAAATTCCTTTACTTTTTCACTGTCGATACGATAAACAAGATAAGATTCAGCCTTCATCTTAAGTTGGTCCGAACTGCGGACATCATCAAAAGTTTCAGTCTGAGTATAAGGAGTTACGCAAATCTTAATAGAATTCTGCCTCCATACCATACCTGTACTACCGGGTCCTTTAATTACTTGTTTAAATTCCTTCGAACCAAATATTGGTTCGGAATAAACATAACCCGCATAACCGCCATCAATTTTTTCATTTGAAAAATTAACGGCAAAAATAATAGCCGCAACAATGGCAATAATTAGAAATAGAGCTGCAAAAAAATCCTTCATGTTTTATTTTCTTTTTATTTTTTATGTGACTAATATTAATATTAATATTATACAGAAATATTATTAATAACTGGAATTCCAACCACTGGAATCTTGGTCTTTAACTTAATCTTATAATCCCCCACAACTAAATCCTTTGCTTTTATCTTAGAAATAGCATTGGAAACCGTAGTGATATTATATTTTTTACCTCGTTGAGACTTCACAACATCGATAAGATTTCGTTCAACTGCCAACTGAACTTCTGAATCACTAAGTTCCTCAGGAGCTTGAATAATTACATAAGAACGATCTTGAAATTGTTCGACTTCTGTATCATCCAAAACAATCGGCATTACAAGAAATCGATTTTTAACTCGATTTTTCTTTTCGGTCAATTCTTTCTCTTGCTCAACAAGAGCCTTTGCTTCCTCCAGAATAATTTTTTGTTTATCCTGAGGTACTTTAGAAGCCGCAAGAATCATCTCAAGGTCTTCAATATCAATTTTTAGTGCCATAGTTTATATTTGATATGTGATTAAATCCGTTGTCAATTTATTAATTGTTTTAATAAATGCTACCGGGATAGCTTCTTCAATTTTTAGTAAAAGTAATTTTAAGTTCTCATTAACTTTAGGGCCAAATAAAATATATTGAGTATCATTGTTTAAATCGACAGAATAAGCTTTAAAATTTGTTTGATTAAAACTTATAACTGTAAATCTATCAACAATTAAATTGTTTTTTAAAAAAGCCTCTCTGACAAAATTCTCAAGATCTCTGGAATAAATTCCTCTATGATGATCTACTTCTACTTCAATTAAAAAAGATTGATTTATATCAATAAAGTGGTCAAATGAAGCTATTCCTAAAGTATTCCACCAAGTAAAATACCTTTCATTAAGGCCATTCTTTACTTTAATGATTTTGCTTTTATTGGCAAATGGGGAGTAAATTGTAAAAGCATGTTTAAAATCTTCAATAGTCCTGTAAGCAGGATCTTCAAAGAATTCTTCTTCAAATAAATCGACTTGGTAAGTTTTACCATTACCAAGTCGATCAATAAGTTTGAAAACTGCTTGTTTCATTAACTCTCAGCAACACGAGCCTTCAAACGGGCAAGAGCATCTTCTTTAGATACAGATTCAATAAATTCATTCATTTCATCTTTAGTATCATTAAGAGTTCCACTTACTTCAATTGAAGCATCGGCCTTAGAATCTTTCTTTTCAAGAATCTTATCTACATCTGCCAGCATCCCGTTAAAATCATTTTTGCCTGAAATATTCGCAATATCCTTCAAAGCAGCAAGATCTTCCTTCATAGCAGCAGATGCAGCCTTCAACTTAATCTGTTCAATTCGAGAATCATAAGAATTAAGAACAACTCTTTGATTACTAATCAACTTATCATAAGTTGCAGTTGCTTCTTCAAGAGCCTTTTCAGCCATATCAAGCTGTGCCTTAGTATTTTCATATTGAAGAGAAAATTCGGCAGCAAGACTTTCCTTGCCATTCTTGAGAGCAAGAATAGCTCGTTCATTGAGAACTTGAACCTTTTGTTTAAGACTCTTTACATTTTTAGTCATATTGTTTACTGTAGTCTTTACAGCAACCAATCGTTCATAAATTTCTTGTTCGGCCTTGCTCTTTTCATCTTCGAGAGATGCAATGAGGGCATCAACATTCTTACTTTCAAGTGAATTTACACCAAGATTAAGCCAGCCAAACAAAACACGTCCCAAACGTCCAATAATTCTCATATATTTTTAAATTTTAATTTTTTGATTTTCGTCCAAATATTTGTATTCGTTAAGTATTACAAATTGATTTTTAATACTTTCTTTATCCCAATTAACTCCGATTTCTTTAAATTTATTAACACTTAATTTAATTTCAGTCTGACCGTTTCTTATTAACCAAAACTTGGCTTTTTCATCAATTCTTATTTCTCCATCAGAAGGAATTAAAGTGTGATAATAATTTTCAAGAAATGCTTTTTGATTGCGCGTCCAAAGCCATTTAGGATAATCAAGCATATTAAAATAATAAACTTTTACTATTCTTTTAAAGGTGATTAATTTCCTGCGTATTCAACTAAAAGAACAGAAATATCATGCTTTGTTCGAAAATTATACAAAAGATTTTCAAATTCTTTTGGTTTTACTCGTCCTATACCACATCCCAAAAAAGGCATTACAACAGTATTAAGATGATGAGTGTTCATAACTTCAAACAAATCGCAAAGAGACAAAGAAATATCTCCCAAATTTGCTATTGAACCAGGATAAAACATGGTTGGAACATTGGCAATCATTTTCCAATTATCTTCATCGGACAAATAAAAATAATGGCCTTTACCAATATTAACCATTTTAGAATTACAAGAGTTCTGATAACTCCAGTACATTTCAGGAAATTTATCGGCAAAAGCTTTTGCAACTCCCGCTCCCATTACTCCGATACAATTAACGGCATTGCAAATTACATCTGCCTTTGTATCAAAGATATTTCCCCTTGTTTTAATAACTTTGAGAGACATTATAGTTCTGGTTCATGTTCAATATTACGAAGAATGAATTCTTCCAACCATTCTTGTGAAAGAACTCCAGTGTAAGATTCAAGCTTGTCATAATTCTCATCACAAGCGACAAGAGTAGGCACAGATCGAATTTCGAACTTTTTAACATAAGGCATTGCCGAATCATCCTGATCAACGACAAAACTCATGAATTCAGTTTCAGGATCTTTTTTATATTTTTCAACTACACGTTCCCAGGCTGGTTTCATCATACGACATGGGCCACATGTAGAAGAAGAAAAAAGTAAAAATTTAGTCATTATCAAAAATAATAATAGTTAGTAGAGCAATAATTCCTCCGAGAATAATTCCAAGGATAGTAGCGACGATAGAAATCCAAGTTGGAGAAAGTAACTGAATCCAATTCCAACTGGCAAAAGGCTCATAACCAAGCCAATGCCAAAATAGAATCATCATTTGAAGAAATCCTCCAACAGATAAGCCATTATTAATAGCTTTATTTGTAATATTCTTCATTAAAAATATAATATGAAAATTCTTAGTTATCGAAAGTGCTCAACTCTGAAGTTTGAAGTTCTGCATTCCAAATTGGTTTCCAACTATATTTGTCATCATAAGGAGTCGGAGTCATAGGAATAATCCTGGGAGCTTCTTTATTATTAATAACTTTTTCTTTATTAATAATATCTTGAGCCTCTTTATAACATTTCTCCATAATAGATGAAATATTATCAGACTTAATAGTTGCTATCGGCTTCTTTTCCTCTTCAATAATAATATTAATAATCTTCCTAAGTTTAAAATCTGACAACTTGGAAAGATCAATTTGTTTTACCATTTTGATAAGGATTTCTCTTTGAGTTTCAGTTTCCGAGCTCATCTTTAAATTTGTTTAAAAGTTTTTGTTGCTGTTCTTTTGTCAAGGAATTAAAGAATTTAAGAAAAGGATTTTCTCGAATCTTCTTAAATTCTTCCCCAATAGTCTTGAATGTTTCATCAAGCTCTTTTTTGAAATTAGAAATTTCGGCCGATTGAATCTTTTTTCGAAGATCTTCTACTGGTTTTGGATCACGTGGTTTAAATTTTAAGCTCATGAATATTTTCCGTTTCTTTTCTTAATGGTTCTTAATTCTTGAATACTAGCTAATTCTTTTTCTTCGTTAATATAATAATTAAAAATTAACTTTGCAGCTTTATATTGTGCATCCATATCATTCCATTCATATGGAAAAGTTGCAAGAATTGTTCGCCCTGAAACTATTCTAAATTCAGAATCGTAATGAACTCCTCCCCAATCATCAACATAACTATCATCAAATCTGACTAATTCAATCGATCCCGATTTTTTGTCGTTCTTCTCTGTATTTTTCATCGATTTTTTTCAAGGATTTCTTAAGAAATGCTTCTAACTTATCTTCAAAAAGATTTTCAAGCCAGGATATTAGCATTACTAATGCTGAAATAGGCCAAAATAATGATATAAAGAACAAAAGGCCTGGATTTTCTGTTATCGTATGAAATAAAAAACAAAAGAATAAACTAAATGGATGCTTTATTGCTTTTTTAAGATTAAAATTTGAATTATAATCTATAAAATCAAAAAGACTAAATCCTAAAAAGAATAAAAAGACAATAATAATATATCCAGCTAATATACTCATAGTTCTTTAATTTCTTCTGGAAGAACTTTTTTACGAAGCAAGCTTTCTTTAAACCATTTATGGTTTCTTATATTAAACCAGCTAAATTTTTCTTCAGACTTAAAAAATTCTTTCTTAAAAGATAGAAGACCATCAAATATTTCTACCCTCATATTATTATAGAATTTATCATCTGCAACTACAATAATTTGACCATTTTTCTTTTCATAAAGTGTCAAAGTATCTTCTTCTGTGCTACCGAAATAAATTTCTTTGGCGTTAAACTTATATGTTATTCCATTAGACCTATTAACAATAGTCCAATCAGTACAGTCTTTATTCATAATTTATTAAATATTAATTATTTTCTAATTGCTTTAAACTTTCCAAACCTAGGTACATTAAGATCAGGAGTTAAATCTTGATAAATGATAGTTGCCATCTTGCCTTCATAAAGTGCTCGATTTTTGAAAAATTTACGTTTAGCAGGTTCATCCCATCCTTTCCCCATACCTACTGAAAATTGAACTCCATTTTCATCTTCACAAATTATTTGTGCTGCTTGTCCGGCATGGTTACCCCGTCCATCGAGAATTTGAACAATCTTATATTCGCTATCTTGAAATCGCTTATACTTTATAAGATTAGAAGAACGTCCTTCATCATAAATCATCTCAGGATTGCGAAGCATAATTCCTTCAAATCCATTTTCAATCGCATCATCTAAGTAAGCTTCTACCTCTTCAAAAGAATTAACTTCAAATTGAGTAACACCCAAACTATACTTTAATGTAATATTATTAATTTGAAGAGGATAAAGATGATGACAGCATTGATTAAGCTTGGTATGCTTATTACGGTCCTTATAAGGAATCTTTGTATTTCGTTCCGCAAAATCAAAAGCATGAAATTTAATAATGCTTTTTGTCTTTGCCAGGAATTCTTTAGTAATATTCTTAGTTCTAGAAATCAAAGATGCAACTTGATTAAAATCATCTCTAAGTTCATGAGAATATAATTCTCCATCAATAATTGCATTAGGATTAGCAATGAAATAAGGTTTCAACTCCTCAAATACATGAGGGCATGAAAGAATCTCATGATGAGTCCTTGAAAACATTCCTTTAGCACAAATATAACATCTAAAGCCATCTAATTTAGCAGAAGCAAATTGAGGAAATTTAATAAATTTCTTTCTTGCTTTAAATTCTTTGGCAAGAGTTACTTCAAATTGTTTTTCAGTTGGAATAGTATCTTGAAATCCCCTTTTCCTTTGCTTTTCAATTCGAGATTGTACTTCTAAAGCACATTGCTGTTCAGGAGTAGTAGCATTAGAACGACCTTCATTCTTACCTTCACAATAAGTTGGTTCAGTTGTAGTAATAGCTCCTCCTACTCGACCAGAAGACATAGTATACCAATTACTGGAATCATCATAAGATATACTCCATGTAATAGGATTGCCTTTCTTATCAAGATTAAACAATTCGAAAGATTTAATCATTATTTTTTTAATAAATTATTTCTTAAAAATCGATGGTGTTTAAACTATCTCCTTAAAGTCAAAAGTCTCATCATCCTCATTGATAAATGAAACAAGATGGTAAGTTTCATCAGAAAATCCATCTGAAACTTTTACTTCAATTTCCCAGCCTTCTCCAAACAACCCTCCATAAGTACCCCAGAAAATTTGAGAAGCACAAAATTTGGCAGCATCCGCCATATTTTGGATATTGTTAGCTTTAATATCATATTTGTTAACAATCAAATAACCATGTTTCTTAACTTTTCCGTCATCCCAAAGTTCTTTAGCGATACAAACATAATTTGCATCCTTAAGAAGTGATTTATTAATCTCTTTATTCATAAAAATTTAAAATATAATTCTTAAAAAATTCCTTATCAGGTTCTTCACGTAACTTTGACGTATTAAACAATTCCTTTAATTCTAAAGATTTTTCATTTGCCAACTCCATTAGATAATCATATTCAAAATCACCATTTCTAATCTTTAAAAGAAATTGTCTTAAAATAGGATTACATTTAACTGTTAATGTTCCGTCTTTTAAAATCTCTCTGCAAAGACTCATAAGACGGAAAAGATGCATCATATTCTTTGTATCATAAAAGGTTTTATCAGACGTCTTTTCTACATTTGTTGCATATCTTTTTTCATTCCTTTTAGTAACCCAATCCCAGTATTCTTTATATTCTTTACAATATTTCTGATAAGCCGGAATATTAATAATCACATAGGCTGCGATATTTGTATTTTTTGGAACCGATGTAATATTAATGTTCATGTCTAAAATAGGTCCGGCTTTACTAGGATGATTATAAAGTACATAAACATTTTCAGCATGATTCATTTTACAAAGAGATAAATTAGTCTCTTTAATACCACAGCATTCCAACCAGTCTCGATAAGAAATAGAATGTTGATGGCACAATACCCAGCTAAAATCTTTTAATGTTTTTCTTTCTTTAGGAAAAGGATTAGCTGACTTTTTATTAACGTTTTTGGCCTTTAAAATTTGAGATTTAGCATAAGCTCCAAAAGTATAAAAACATTTCTTGGAAAGAACTTTTTCAATTAGGGGATCAAATCGTTTATCCCTAATTTTAACATGTTCAGGATCAGTAGTAAACAAAACTTCAAGAGCCGAAGGAGTATTCTTTCTTAGTTGTTTAAGAAAGAATCCAATCTCGGTATAGATAGTATCATTATTATTCTCCTGGATTACCTTTTCATATTCACCAATTAATATATCTTTAACAGGATAAGCAAAAACACCTCTAATATCAACATCTGAATCTTTAGTATTCAACCCATAAGAAATACTTCCCGCAATAACGCTCAATAATACTTCTTTACCTTTCAGAGGTCCTTCTCCACTTAAACACATAAATTTATTTTATAGATTTCCTTAAAACTTGAAGGTGTTTAATGGTAAAAATAAAAAAAGAGAAATGCTTTATTTTTCAAGCATTTCTCTCAAGTTATATAGCTTTTTCTAAGCTTCTTTTATGCTTTAGGGACGACTTTTACCGGACGTCCGGTCTTAATCGCCAATTGAATGCCAGAGTCAATAGCAGACTTGGTAGATTCTAAAGCCATCATCAATTTTTCATTATCATGAATCTTTGCCATATTTTCGTCATATACATTCATGATTTCAGAAACAACCTTATCTACAATTTGCTTCGAGAACAATTTAGACAAAGCTTCTGTCAGCTTGGCCTGAAGTTCATCCCGGGTAACTTGATCGTTCTTAATAATAGTTCCAATAATGTCAGAAGCCTTTTGGAAAGCTACCAATGTTTCAGCATCCTTTCGAATAGACGAGGACACAACACATGCTCCGGAACAAACCATCAAATCTTCTTTTCCTTGCTTATCTAAAAGCATATTTTGAGAACAGGAACACATAATTCCCCCTGCCAGCAATGATAATATAATTTTCATATAATTTTAATTAATTTACTTCTTCAAGAACTTCAAATCTATTTGTGCGAATCTTTCCATCCTTGAAAGAGATATAATGAAGATCTTTAAAAAATATTCTTACTTTGATAATTTTTTCAGAACAATATACTTTGGCATTTATATAATCCCAAACACTTAATCCAAAAGAATTATCTACATCATCCTTGTCGCATATATCCGTATATGTGTTGCCTACTTCATATGTTATACGTGATGTCATAGTAGAAGTATTATCTTTCTTAATTCCCTTATAAGCTATAAAAGAATGTTCATCGTAATCTTCATACTTAATACCTGATGTTTTTTCCGCAAATCTTAGTGTTTCCTTCTTATTTTCTTCAGGCTCATGAGCTTTATTATATTCTCTCCAGAGCGTTTCTGCCAAAAACTCGGGCTTGTTGTCATAAGCTTGAAGCAATTCTAAAATAGTCAACAAAGTTTCTTTATCTAAAGTTTCATCTTGAACAATAATAGCTTTGGCAATTTTTAAAGCAATGTTAAATTGTGCAATAGCCGTTAAACCACTGTTGTTAATCTTTGCAAAAAACTTATAAAGAAAAGGAACACAAAATAATTGATAGTTTACATCAGATTTATAATAAGATTTATAAAACTTTTCTATAAACTTTGTTCTAAATGCTTCATTTTCAAATCTTGGATTTATATGATAAAGAATAATACTTTCAAATAATCCATATTTGTCAAGCAAAGAAAAAATCTGATTGTCATTTAAACAATCAGATTTTTTAGAAGCACAAAATAATCTTGCAAAATATTCGTTAGATGTACAATCTTGAAATGTTTTATTTTCAAAAAGGAAATCCATATATTATTAACGAAGAGTAGAATCGATAATATCTTTTGTTCTTGGAGGAAGCCATCCTTCTGGCTTAATTACATCAAAAGTGCTTCCGCGTTTTCCAACATTATCTTTAGTTGCACGAATTTTTTGCATATTCCTAGCCTGAACATCATTCCACAAAGCCTGGGCAGGCATGTTCATGAGATTTAACAAGCCCGACGCAACATAAATCAGATCGGTTAAACCATCTGAAATTTCATAAATATTACCTTCCTTGTGCGCTTTATCAATTTCTGCAAGTTCTTCATAAAGATGGCCGATCTTTACTTTCATTTCCTCTTCAGGGAGAATACCAAATTGATCCTTTCTCCAAAGACCATATTTTTGCTGAAAAGCCATTGTATCATCAAAAATATTAGTACTCCAAGTATTCATCAAAGAATGATATTCTTGTGCGTCAAGATCTTCATCATTAATATATTCAAAATAACCAGTTAACATTACTTCCACTAAAGTAGATGGAATCCATGTACGAATAGTCATTTGCTTATTTTCTTCAATATTTTTAATGGGATCTCCTTCCAGCATAGGAGTCTTTGCTCCATTGCCCCATAGATAAAATTGAAGGTCGCCATCTTCAGTAACAAAATTACTGCTCTTCCTGTTTACCACATATCGATTGTGGTCCTGCTCGCAATGAAAAATTAGATGTTTCATATAAAATTAAAGTGTTTTAAGATAATCATATCGAACTACCTTATATTGAAGGTCAGGATGACATGACTTAAAGGTTAGATAAATGTCCTGATACTTGTCATAAATTTTTGACATAACATCAACATTAGAAATATATTCTTCTTTAGTCTTCATACAATTGACATAGTTTTTAAGGTAAATCCCCTTATCCATAGGAAGACAAAAAATAATAAGGTCAAAAGCATTTAATAGGTCATTAATAAAATCTTTACCTCCATCCAGGTCCGGACAAAAATGAATACGCGGTTCATTTCGAACTACTGACCCATAAACATATTCTGAAATAAGATGACGATCAATAATTACATTATCATGTTCTTTTAAGAACTCAAAAGACTGTTTAATTTGATCCGCATATTCAAAGTCATCCTCATTATAAGAATAATGAATATATTCGCATTTCAAAGCCTCTTGCAAAACTTTTGCCAAATGTGTTTTCCCGCCTGAATCTGGGCCATCCAAATAAATTTTCATATTAATCTTGAGAGGTAAAATTATAACTTATATTATTTTTTAATAGAATCTTAACAAATGTTTTTATAATTCCATCATCTTCTTTTCGTTCTCTTGAAAAGAAAATAATAGAATTTTTAAAAATAACAAGATGATCTGTCTCATTATCATCTTTCTTAAAGATAATAGAAATATCATCTTCATGTTCAAGATGATATAAATTTTGATCTTCTGTTAAAAGAAAAATCTCTTTTTCATCTTGTTCAAAATTAAAAATTTGGTATTTCATACAGCTACGGGCATATTAATAATCTTGGCTGGCTTATAATTTTCAATAGAAAACCAATCTAATTGAAAATTTTCTAATTTTTCTACATAATCAGGACCGGAATAAATTAAATTTGGAGGTACATTAATTGTTGAAGAAATCATTTCCCTTACTCTCTCAATCTGATTTACATAAATGTGACTATCCCCAAATAGCCCATAAACAGTTCCCACTTCATGATTTGTCATTTTAGACATCATATAAAGAAGCAAAGAATAAAGGCAAATATCAAAAGGAACTCCAACAGGCATATCACAAGACCTTTGAATCCATCGAAGATGCAAGCGCCGTTTACCATTTTCCAAAGGTTCAGAATAAAACTCTCCGCCCCAATGACAGGGGGGAAGCGCCATATCATTTAGTTCTCCCGGATTCCACATTGAAAATACTAATCGCCTATCATCAGGATTAGTTCTAAGAGTATTAATGATATTTTGAATTTGATTAACAGTAGCCCGTTCTAAAATATCATTTTTAGTAACATTAAAATAACCGCAATCCCATTCCATCAATTGCTTACCATATACTGGGCCCAAGTCACCTTTTTCATCAGCCCATTTATCCCAGTAATGTACATTTTCATTTTTAAGATACATTACATTATTCCTATCAAGATTAGGAATAGGATTTTGAGCTTGAAGAAGGCCAAGAATCCAGAATAATTCTACTAATGCTCCTTTAAAAAAGATTTTTCGCATTGTAATTAACGGAAAATAACCTTTGGTCAGCAATTCTCCAGAATTCCAGCTAGTATTAAAAATACTTTTGGTATCAATACCCGTTCTATTAGATTTAAGAACCCCCTTTTCAAGGATCTCCAACAAAATCCTGCGATAACAACTCTCAGGCTTGTGTAAGAAGCCCACTTCCTTTATATCTCCATTCATTTCTTTTTATCTTATTAGTGTTCTCAATTATCCATGGTGTTTTGCCATCTTATAAATTTCTCAATAACGAGCCTGTAATCACCTACTGTATGAATTTCTAATTGAGCTGGAATAAATTTCCAAAGCAGATAAAGACTGCTAATATCTGAAAAATAGGTATCATGATAAATGTCCATCAATTCCTCAATATAAAAAATAGAACGATAGACAACTTTGGAATATTTTAAAAGCGTATCATAAAGCATACTTCCGCCAATGCAAACCACCTCTTCTTCGGAATCTTTAAATTTATCTATAAAATCGCATATATTAATTTTAATAACATTATCAGGCAGATTAAGAGGTAAATCTCTGGAAGTAATAATAAAATGATTTAAGCGATTTTTTAAAGGTTTAAAATTCAAACTTTCAAAAGTGTTATAACCCATCACAACACTTTTTCCTTCGGTAACATTTTTAAAATGTTCCATATCTCTTCTAGCTATTTCTTTATATTTTTGACCTTTCCAGGGAAGAGAATTTTTATGTCCAATAGAACCATTGGGAAGCATTGCAAAAATTGAAGAAATCATTGTTTTTTAATATTTTATTACTTTTTTAGGCTCAGCTATAATCTTAAATAAACTTATATTTTAAAAAGATGAATAGCTATAGTTACGATGAGGAGAAAGATAAATGGGAGGCAGAATTAGTTGCAACTAAGGACCGTATAGCTAGACGAATTTATTCAACAAAAGATTATTACTATTGTTGCTGGAAAATGGCAAGGCATGGATTATTAATTCTTGATTACCGGGGGTTAATTATAGATGTTAACCCGTATTTTTGTGAAAAAATTGGATATTCTCGAGAAGAATTATTGGGAAAAAATATTAATGATTTTTGTGTTAAAGCTGAAGATCTTCATGCTTCTGATTCTATTAATATTTTAACTTTACTTCAATCGATTAATCAACAAAGTACAAATCAATGCGAATTAAAAACTAAAGAAACTAAATTATTTCGTGTAAGATGGGTCGCAACCAGGATTCCAGCATCATTATCTAGTCCATTCTCACATAGTTTAGTATGTGTATACTTTTTAAGTGAAACTAATTATTCTAAAATTATTGATGAGATTAATAAAATTAAAAAGAAAGAATCGAATATCCTTTGGAAGATACTCGATTCCCTTTGGGCAAAATGCTTAATTTTTTTAATTATTATTCTTACAGCTATTGGCGGAAGTTTACCAGATATTGTCTCAAAGATAATATCTTTATTTGCAAATTCTCCTCTTTAATAAAGTAAGCTCTTCATATAAAAATCAGAACATTCAATATCAAAATCTTTCTGAGTTTCAATATTTTCTGCTGGATAAAAAGTTGTTACGATTGTTAAACTATTCTTTTGATAAACGGAAATTGATCCGTTATCATTCAAAGAAAATTTAAATTTATCAATGGTACATTCCATATTATTCGTCCTCGTTTTCTTCTTCGTCGTCTCGTTCTTCTAATTCTTCAAACAGTTCATTAAGTCGAGATAATGAACACTCGGGAATATATTCTTCTTCATCAGGTTCCACAATAGCAGTTGTAATATTAGCTACAATACCTTGAACCATATCAGCTAAAGAATCATCTACATCTGTATCTTCAATATCGGCAATTAATTTATTACAAATTACTTCAACCTGAGTTTGATAATTTTTAAATCGTCGTTTAAATTGTTTAAGAGTCATGTGTGTTACTTATGGTTTCTAATTTTATTAGAAATTATTTTACTGAACAAAATTCAAAAATTTCTTTTATTTTTTGAATGATAATTCATTGAGGGGTATTTATATTTTTCTTATAATGATTAAGCATCAGAATAATCTCATGCTTCATAAAATTTGTTGGAATAACTTCCCAATTTCCGGTATTCATATCTAACCAGAAAATGAGCAGTCCTTTGCATTTCTTCTTAGTCAGAATTTCATTCATAAATCCATAAATTCCTAACTGAAGAGCATAAGTATTAAATTCACATTCAGATAAATGATTTAATGGAGTTTTCATCCACTTACCATAGTCTGAACCAAATCTAAATTTTTTATTTGTTTTAAAATCACCGATGATGAATGTACCATCTTCTAATTCAAATAGAAGGTCACCAGTACCGGCAATTTTAAAATCATGATTATATAACAACTTTTCAGAATATACTTCTGAAATATTTGGAATATATTTTTCTACTTTTAATTGAAATTTTTCAATGATCCTTTTATATAAAGGATCAACTTCTCCATACTTTACATAATTTTCAAGAGCAGCATGAAAATCAGTACCTCTATCACATGCAAAATTTTTATTATCTTCCCATTCTTTAAGAATTTCTTCTTGACTTACTCCTCTTTTCTTTGCAACCCATTTAGAAATATTTTCTGCATCAAACTTTTCCTTATATCGCCCCAATAATTTAGAAACTGAGCAATATTCTTCATTTGTTTCAATATTAATATATTGATGAGTATCTTCTAAAAATTTAATCGGGATATAGCTCATTTAATTCTTTAATTTTCTTTTCAATCATGTAAATTAAATTTCTAATTAATCTTGAACTTTTCCAAGGAAAATTAGAATATTCGAATATGGTTTTCTTTTTACTATTTTCTAAACTTATAAAGGTGTCACATATATAATCTGCTTCATCAGTAGAAAATAGATTAATGGTTTTTCCTGAAAGGTAACCTATCGTTATAGTTGGATAAAAATCATCAAATGTATATTGAGATGATGTTATCAACTGTAACATTTCATTTACCGTAAGAGGATAATGAGTATTATCATCTTTTAATGAAAACATTAAAGATAAAAATTGTATTTTACCTCTAATAAATTGTTTCCAAATTTCATATGGATTATCTGTATTAAAACATTTTTTAAGAATAGAAGTATTGATGAAAAATTTATTATAAACATTCCACTTAGATCCACATTTTTTAGAAAAGATTTCATTTTGAACATAATAATCCAATATATCTTGAAACTTTTCTACTGTATTTTTAAATTTTTCGTCCATTTTAGTTCAAATAAGATAGTTTTCCTCCAAATAATTGTTCTTTAATATCTTCATTTAAATCAAATACTTCAACCTCTAAACTATCATAATCATCAAACCATCCTTTATAATAAACATTTGATTGTAGAAATATTTTATCATAAGGTATTTTATTAGATTTAATATTGCTTATATCATTTTGTGTGATAGGAACTGCAATAATAATCAAATTATCTTCAGATTTTAATCTACATTTAATGCAAATATATTCATCATGATGTCCAATATTATTTCGATTAAGATCTTCTGATATGAATAAAAATGGACCATCATACCACATTAATATATCTATTATATTTAATATCATATATTAATATTAATTAATGACATAAAATTTAAAGGTGATTAATTATTATATTCATTTTAATAATATTAAAATAATTTAACATTCATAAGAATGATATTAACACCTATCTGAATTTTTAAAGGTGTTCCGATTATCTTTAAATATTAATATGGCTGAAGATAATAAAATTGATCCTACCCTTTGGGTAAAACTTATTGCTTGGTTAAAGGCTCGTTTAAGTGAAAGTTCTACCTGGTCTGCTTTAGTAGTTTTAGGATCCTACCTAGGATATGTTTGGGATCCTGCGCTAATTGAACAAATTTGTTTAATTGGTGTAAGTTTACTGGCAGTTATCCAAATTATTCGTAAAGATCCTGTAACAGCGGTTAAAGAATTAACTCCTGAAGAATCTAAAAAAGAAAAAGAATAAAGAATTTTTTATTTGTATGGATAAAAAAGAAGTCTTGAGAATAAAATCTTGAGACTTCTTTTTTGTATGAATGTAACTATTATTAGTATGGAACAAAAAGAACGAATTAAAAGAATTCAAAAAGCTTTGAATGTCAACGCAGATGGTATTATTGGAGATAAAACTCTTACAGCTATTGAAGGGCTGCTGAATTTAAATAAACCCATAGAGGATAACATGGGATATTCCGTAGTCATAAGTATAGGTCATTCTACTGCAGATAAAGGCGCAGTAGCATCGGATGGTCATATTGCCGAATATGACTATAATAAAAAGCTGGCAGATATTATTAAAAAGGAACTTGAAAGTACAAAAAGTCTTTCTGTTCATGTCGTTAATCGCTTAACTGACGGAGGAGGGAAAGGTGTTTCTGCTTCCATTAAAGCTATAAACATGTATAAAAGTGATTGTGCTATTGAGCTTCATGCAAATGCCTATAATGGTACTGCTTCTGGCTCTGAAGTTCTTTATTGGCATACTTCAACTAAAGGCAAGAAACTTGCGACCGACCTTCAAGAAGCTATTATTAAAGTTTTAAATCTTCCAAATAGAGGTATTAAGCCATTATCCGGTGAAGATCGAGGTGGGGGAATTCTTAAAGGAACAGTTGCGCCAACTGTTATCAGCGAGCCATTTTTCATTGATAATCCTAAGGACCTTAAATTAGCTGAAGATAAAATGGAACAACTCGGAGTAGCTATAGCTAATGCAATTATTAAATATTTGTACACACAAAGTTAAACATGTTTAAAAATATTCTTCGATTTATCGTCTTTATCGCTTATAAATGGATTGAAGGAACTAAACGAAAGTAAAGCACCTTTTTAAATCCAGTTAATCTTTAAACTAAAATCAGTGAAGGTCAATGAAGGCTTTCACTGATTTTTATTTTTTATGAAATTAAAACTTTCCAGTGTTGATAGAATTGCTGCAAGTATTATAAAACAAGAAGATATTGATGGATATAATCTTGTAAAATATATTATGTATTTTACCTACTGTTTTCTTTTAAGTTTTTATAATATTGACTGTATTCTGGTGAAGTTTAAAACATCCAAAGGATCAATTATAATTGATAGAAAACGTCCTATTGATTTAAGTGTTGAACCAATTCAACAAGGTTGTCTTGTATCTTATGTAATTAAATGTGTTTGTAAAAACTTAAAAGGGCTAAAAGCAGATGAAATTAATAAAATGATTACTGTAATTGGAAGCCCGTATCATACAGTGATCTCTCAAGGTAAGACAAAAATTAAAAAGAAAATCATTAAAGAATATTTTAATAATTTCTATAATATACTTCCAAAATACGAAGTTATGGAAGATAGAATTACAACAACATTTAATATTCTTAGACTTTTAGCTAATATTAAATCAAAGCCTTTTCATCATAGCTAAATTTAATTTGGAATAATCTTCCATCCAAGGAATAATCTTTACGTTTAATCCAAGTTTATTTTTCATTACTTTAATATCTCCAGATAATTCATAAGCTAAATCTTCACTAAAGTAAATTGTTTTAATGAGATTAGAAAGATTATATTTTGGGGGAAATTTAATAGACTTATTTTTAGAATAAAGCCTGTCCTCCATTTCATTACCTTTATGAGCACGGCCATAAGGCTGGTAATCAATAGCTGTAATCTGAGTATTTCTTAAATTAGATAATGCCTCTTTATCAAATTCAACGATAACAGAAGTATCTGGATCAAAATGATTTTGAATTAATCCAGGTCGTAAAGATCTTGCAAAACTCCTGGAATAAGGATATTCTTTATTTTTTTTATAAACTAAAGAACTCTGAAGCTTTTTAATATTTTCTTGAGAATCATCCATAACATTATCGTCAATATCTATATTCTCAAATTTATTATCTGTTAATTCCCATTCTTTATCTCGTAATAAATGAACTAGTTCTTCAATATCCATAACTCGATAAATTGAGCCTGGACTTTTAGATTCGATTAAAAATTTAGAAAATTTTAAATGTTGGGATAGCTTCATATAATCAATTTATCATTAGGAATTTTTGTATACATTTGGGCAAAAGCAAAAGCACAAGAACATTCAATAGGTCCTGTTTGAGAATAGTCATAAGAAAATCCATTTAAGGAAGTTGGAAAGGCTTCCGAAAAGATGAATTGAATCTTTGGCTTATTATACTCATCTAAGCCAATTGCACTAACGTTTGTCCAATATGATTCTAATCTAAAATAATCTTGTTTAGAAATTAAATTATTTGGGTCAGGAATTGCTAATTTCTCATCATGAATAAGATTTAGCCAATTATAAAGAGTAATATAGTTAGTATAATCTCCGTTAATCTCAAATGAGAAAGTTAATAAAGGAAATGGTTCTTTAGAATGAGAGGAAACATAAACATTTCCAGAAGCATATCGTTGTGAAATTGCTTTAATAGTAATATCAGGAATTTTAATCTTGCTGAGGGCAAATTGAACTGAATTTTTATTAACGGATTCTTTTGAAATATTAAGAGTTGTCTTATTCAAGCGCATCAAGGGCTGTGGCATATTAAAAAGAAATATCCACTTATCTGCTCTTGTCTTATTAAGGGGACTTTGAATAATCGGTTGTTCAGTATTCATTAAACAATGTCTACTCTGGATAAAAGATTTAAATTAGATACCATGAATGATGCTGGATATTTTTCAAACCGGCAAAATGCAGTTTTATTAGCGCTTATTTTGGTAATAACATTTTCCGCTTTAGGAAATGTGATGCTTATTTCAGTATTTCCAGAATTTTTAATAGCAACCGTATAAGAAAATATATTAATATCCGGCATATTAGTAAAATTCCAATCTACAGTTTTATCAGCATTAGTTTGAATAATATAACAAGGATCAATGCCGTCTGAAGCATAATCAAAATTCATATTATCGGTATAATTAATGATTTTATTATGACTTATTTCAGAAGCACTAATAGCATCATCAACATATTTTTTAGTTGCTGCATGATTATCATTAGTAGGTGTTACAATTGTAACAGGTTTACCTTCAATTGATGGACCGCTATCTCTTACATAGAAACCATTTTCTACACTATCAACATTTGCATACATTGCTACTACATCAGCCTTACAAACCCAGGTATAATAATTTCCTTCATTTGAACCATACTGTACAGAACGATATGTTGGATAGATTTCCTCTTTCCAGGTCCTATCATTATTAAAAATTATGCCTCCTTGCCAAGAGGCAGATAATCCGCCTCCACTGGCAATATTTGCAATTACTTGCTGATAAGTTACTGTATGAGGATTAGACTTATTATCAATATGTGCAGTTAAATCTGTAGATTTGGCAAATGTATCTGAAATAAGATCATCAGGAACTATACCGGAAGTAGGAATTAATAATACTTCATTAGGAGAAGTACCAGCATTATAATTTACTGCAGTTCCAAAATCTTTTTTAAAATAATTAGAAACTGTTCCTAAAGTAACTTTATTAGCTTCTTCCTCATAAACAGAATTAACTGAATCAAATTGTAAAACATAAAATAGACTAGTGTCTGCTAAAGGATCAGTAAGCGCCGGTAACTGATCTAATGTTACTAAATTAAATTCTGAAGGTGACGAAGCCATTGTTAAAATATTTAAAGTTAGAACCAGTTAGGTAAATCTCTGACACCAAATTGGTCAAAGCTATTCGGAAGGGTAATCTGGTTTCGATATTCATCCAAACTAAGAGTTTCCCCAAAATCTAAAAGATTCATTTGCTTTTTTTGTTTAAAATCATTACTTGATGTAATAGTATTAATTTGGCCTTTACTAAATCCGGCCATTACTCCGATAAATGGAGATTCCATATCCAACTCTTTATAAAGAGTATTAGCCCAATCAGTCCTAGGATCCATTTCCCATCGTTTTTTAATAACAAGAGGAATATTATTGACGTCTTTTTTATCAACAATAAGATAATTGTTAATTACTTTCTTATAAAGAGCAAAAAGACTCCAACATAAAGCCAAAACATGGTCATCATGGAATCCTGGTTGAGCACACCATCGAATATTATTACTTTGATTACGAATGCAAGTAAATGTTCTTAATTCTTCAATAGTTTTTTTATCATAAATTTTGACAACTCGACGGTCATGAATATAATATTTCATATTATGAACGCCTTCGCTTTTTGTCACTCTATTGGTAATAATACCCGGGAGAACTTTTCGCCCTGGGGTTTGCGGCCCGTATCCTGAACCGAAATTAATAAATCTCGGATAATTATTTTCATAGAACAGCTTTTCACAAACATGGGCCCCAGGGCCGTTTCGTTCAACTGACATAATAGGAGAATACCACTGTTTTGCAATTTCCAAGACTTTAGTCGCAAAAGTAGTAATATCCATTGTATTAGTTGAATATCTGGCGGCCTGCTCAATATTCAAGGGGTCAGTAATATCAAAAATTTGAATAACTGAATAGTCTTGTCCTACGCCTTCAGAAGTATCAACTCCCATGGTATAGATTTTTTCGGAATCAGGTTTTTTCCAAATATAATAATTTCCATCTTCTAATATGTTTAATGGTTCAATTAATTCTTTTGTGAACTTATCAAACATGTTAGGATCAAATGGAGAGCCCGAATTATTAAGAAACCTACATTCATATTCTTGAGTAAATGTATCATAGCTCATTGTGCTCAATTCAGCATCTTTCCAAGCTTCTGTTCTGCCAGGGAAATCAAACCAAAAAGCTTTCTCTAACGCAAAATCGTTTCTTCCTTCTTCCGCCTTAGATACCAATTCATGAAATTTATTACCTACGCCCTTAGGAGTAGATGCCACAATAAGCTTTGCATTTTTATTATTATTAAAACGAGAAGCAAGAGTAGGAGTAACAGCAGCCCAGAAAGCTTCAGCATCTTTAGGAGGAATAATAGCAAACTCGTCAAGAAGAAGAACATCAATAGCTAAACCACGAATAGCATCAGGTGAAGTAGCTGATGTTAAGATACGAGAACCATTCGCTAATGTAAAGAATGTTTTATTAAATTCAAGAACACCGCCCTTAATCCAGTTTTCCATCATTTGGAAAGCCAGACGAACACGCATAAAAATTTCAGTTGCTGTTGACTGTTTGTTAGCGACAATACATACAGTTTGGTCAGGATGAAATACTGCAACCCATGTAGCAACGATAGTCATTAAGGTCGTATTATGGGAAAGAATACCGTTGGCATAATATAAATGATTTGAATCTTTAGCTAATTCAAAATCATACATATTTTCCCATTCAGATGTTGCAATTACATCAACAACTTTATCTCCTCCATAATTAGTTGCAATATCTTCGCCAAGTGAATCTTTAGCAAAGACTTGCTCATCTTTCATAGTAATTAAAATATGATTATCGGCACATTCGAGAATATTACCTGTCTTGAATTTAATAATATATTTTTGATAAGGGACAGTTTTATTAATAGTTTTAATATCTGTCCATCCCTGATTTGAAGAAATTTGCCAATTTGAAGCATCAAGAACTTCTTCAAATTTTCTAAAAATTGTTTTAGATAAATCTTTAAATTTTTTAAGCATTTTTAAAGGTAATTTTGTTAATAAACTTTTTAAGCTTATTTTGAATTTTAATTAATTTAAAAAAGATTCCAACGTTAATCTTAAAGGATAAATTTAAAGGCTTATAGCGCACGCAAATTGGCACACTTGGAGAAAGACATTTGCCCCACTGACGAGAGCTTATAAGCAGTGTCTTCTTATTGCGCTGAATTGTTTTTAAGATTTTTTTCTGTTTTTCAAAAAGGGTAATATGTTCTTTTTGACCGCTTAACGCAGAAATAATATAAAAGTGATTTTCAGCAAAATAGATAATATCTTTCTTACACCGGGCAATCTCTTTAATCATCGCCGGAGTATAGGTATAAGTTGTAGTATTCTTAGGTAAATTAGGATTATTAAGATAATATTCCTCATTTGCTACTACTTCTTCACCCCTAAAATCAATGATCTTTGTAGCTTTTTTAGGCATAACTTACAGAATTTTATTGATGAAAGAATCAGGATGAATCAAAGTATTAGTAACATTCATAATCAATAATTCTTTAAAAGTACTATTGATAATAGTATAAAGATATTCATCCATAGAATGAGCATTATCAATAATAATCAAATCATAGGTTTGTCCTCTTAGAGCAAATTCTGCAGAGTTCATTGATTTAAACCTAATAAGAGAATTATTACCGAAATAAAATTCAGATTTATTGTAATCACGAACACAACCTATAATTTCATTGTTAAGTTCATTTAATGTATCAAGAGCAATACCCAATTCATTAATCATTAAATCAGCCATTTTCCTATTCTCGGTAATGAATAAAATTCTGGAATTTGGATTATAATAAGCCTGGGCAAGAGCAAGGGCGATACAAGTTACTGATTTATTAGACTTTCGATTATCAGAAGATAATAATAATTTTAAACGTTTTTTATTAGACCGCTTAAGAACTTCCATAGTGAATAAAGAAGATTCAAATGGAATTACCCGTTCTTTGGAATTAATCACAAAAATTTCATTTTCATTTAAGGCATCTTCTAAAGCTTTGATGATATTTTCATTATTAAACATATACAATTAATTAAAGCCCTGGAACTGATTTAATTCCTTTAAATATTAAACATAATGATGAAAAGCTCTAATATTGGAGACATAGCTGAAGAAATTTTCGCTGAAAGTTATGGTACAGTTGGTAATTTAGTACCTGAAGAACCAATTACTAAGAAAATTCCTTGTCCTGAAAAGACTAAAAATAAAGTAAAAATTCCGCCTCGTTTCAAAGGTTCTCCTTTCGATTCTTCTGTTGAAAAGGATTACTATAAAAATGAAACAAATTGTTTTGATGAAGACGAAGAGGACTTTGAAACAGATGATCAGGAAATTCAAGATGTTATTCTTCAGCAATATGAAGGTATTGGTCCTAGGACTAATGGAATGGCATTATCTGATATTCTCGGTTATTTCTCTGTTTCCGATGGAGTTTATCCTAAGAACGAAGTCATGCGAGTTCTTCAAGATATGATTAATAAGAATATTCTTGAAATTGATCCTATCACCAAAAAGATCTTTAAATCTTTAGAAGAAGATGAAGAGGATGAATTTATTACTCCTGAAGAAATTACCGATGAAGAAAAAGGAAATGATTTAATTGATTCTGTTATTGACTATTTTGAACAATCTACTTCCGGTTCTGTAGGAGGTATTAACCTTTCTCAAATCTTAAAGGACGTAACCTCTAATACCGGAGCTTCCCGAGCTGAAGTAGTTCAGGCTATCAAAGACCTGCTTCAAAGTAATATTCTTAAAAAGGGTGTTACTGAGGGTACTATCATTTTAAATTCTACTTCCAAAACAGATGAAGTAGAAGAAGATGCAGAAGGACCTATTCCAGTTATTAATCAAGAAACCCCCGAAACACTTCGAGCTAAAGGCTGGACGGAAACAGCACCTGGTATTTTTGTTGGTCCTGACGGCGTTCAAAAATATGCTTTAACTGGAGAATCATATAATACTAAGCTAAATAAACATATGAGTAATTTTAACGATGATAATTTCAGCAAGTTATGCGAAGAATTTGAAAAAGAATTCGATAAGGTGGATGTGAGTCTTGACGATTCTACTGAAGGTCTTGATGAATTTGCTGATGAAACTGAAGTATCTGATGAAGAAGGCGAAACTATGACCATGGAAATTCCTCGTCACCTGGTTGATGCTATTACAGAACTTGCAGCTATTTTTAGTGATTCTGAAGATGAACCTGTCGATGATCTTGCTACTGATGAAGAAGCTACAATTGACCTTATGGATGGAGATGGTGATGAAGCCGAAGTTTCTATTGAAGAAACTGATGAAGATGAAGAAAGTGCTGAAGGTTGCGAAGATGATGAAGAATTCAACTTCGATGAAGACGAAGAAACCATTGCTGATACAGCTGGTTCTATCTTTGACGCTTCTTTTGGGCCTAATGAAGGCGGAGCTTCTGTAACTAAGGCATCTACTACTCTTCCGGAAAAACGCCGTAAGCCGATTGAAGGAGCTTATAGGCCCAATGCTGGTGGACAGGCTTATGACGCCTCTACACGTAATGGTGGTGCTTCTGTAACAAAAGCTACTACTACCTTTAACAAATCTGGAAAGCCTATTACTTCTAAAGTAAGTCAGAAAGCCAAATCTAAGAATTCTATTTTTGATTTGTAATTTAAAAATAAAATTAAAAAGGGAGTAAGGATGTTTATCCTTACTCCCTTTTTAATAATTTGATTGCATAAACATGCACTTTTTATATGTTTATGCAATCAAATTATTTTATTAATTAATCCATCTAATTATTGGTTCATTTTTTATCTCCTTTTGCCACACATACATACAATAAGCAGCCGCACCACTATTTTTAAAATTATCGGTTCCTTTACCGCAACCTTGCCTGTTTACATATACATATACATATTTTGGTGGATATTTTTTAAAAAATTTATAACGTTTGGCTGATTCAAGAAAGGTGAGTTTCATAAACATAATGACTAAACCATTATTTTTAACAGTTTTTATTGCTTTTTCTGTAATTTCAACTGCATATCTGTAAGGAGGATTTGTAAAAATACAATCAAATTGATTATCCCATTTATTAGTTTTTAAAAAATCAATACCAGTTTCTTCCCCATATCCTCTGTCAATTAAATCAGAAGAATAAACTGAATATCCATTTTCTTTTAATATTTTGGATATCGAACCTATACCACAGCATGGTTCTAAAATATTATTAGGAATTATTAAATTAGTATTTTTAGCTGCTTTTAAAAATAATTTTATTGATTCAGGATGAGTACAATAAAAATCATATTCTTCTACTTCAATCTCCTTTTTTCGATGATTTACTGAATAAAATCCTGAATTTCCGCCTGTCCAATCTTTAATCATAAATGTATTTTAAATAATTTTTATGAAATTATATGAAGTAAAAAAATTATCTTTAAAAGTATTAAAAGAATATGCTTCTAATGATGCTATTTTTACTTCTATTTCTGGTAAAAAAGGAATAAAAGGTTCTGGGAAAAAAGCCGATAATATTGCTTTAGGAACTACTCGGGCATATCAAGATAATACATATCTTACAAAATATGAAAAACAATTGCCCCATTTATCTAAACTTACCCAACAATTAAAAATTGGAGAAAATTCTGGAGCGCTGGAAGTGATAGGGCCGGCATTGGAAGAACTTCTTGTTCTGATTAAAGCTACAAAGCCGCTAACTTCTTATAAAGGCTTAGGATGGAAATTACCTCTTGGCGACAATATCTATTTGACTCAATCTGGTAAACAATACTTTATAAAGTATAATGGGCCTAAAGAAAAAGATCCTAATAAAAATGATTTAACCTCTACTGAACATCATGACAAAGCCATACTGTCCTCTCCTGCCTAAAGATTTACCGGAAGGTTCTTTGGATGAATCATTACCTTGGATGGATGTATCTGATGCTTGTAATGATTATAATAATTTAGAAAATTTAGGCGGCCAGCAAGTAGTTGTTGATTCTGCCTGGAAGGATCTTATTAATTCTGCGGGAATGCCGATTTATTATTTTGTTTATAAATTTAATATAAAGCGTTCTGATAAAATTTGGGGTGAAGATATTCTTGCAGAATATGAAGAACCGTTTCAAATTAAAGCATATGTAGAAGTAAAAGATGTTCCTAAAATTTTAGGACCAATGGGCGGCTTCTTCGCTGATGATACGATTACGGCTTATATTCATATTAAAACCTTTAATCGAAAGACTAAAGGAATGAAAGTTTTTGAAGATTTAAAACTTAGATATGAGCCTAAACCCTCTGATTTGATTCAAATTATTGAATTCGGATGTGACAGGCCTGGAGGAAGAGGGGCTAAACTATTTGAGGTTACAAATAAAGAAGACGAGTTAATCTCTCAAAATTTGAATATGGGATTTGCCCATTATGTCTGGAAAATAACTGCGAAAAGATTTCAGTATAGTTATCAGGATGGCGCAATTACTCCTTTCGGAGAAGAAAAGAATTGTCAAGTTTACGATAATCGCGTAGCGGGAATAATTGATACTCCAGAAGAAGTCAGAGATATGAATGCTCCTTCTGATAAGTCTTATGAATGGAATATTGATAAAAAATCCAAAGAAGAAATCTTTAATCAAAATGTAAACGACCAATCGGACATTTACGGTGGATATTATTAAAATTAAAAAAGCTGAATCAAACTAATGATTCAGCTTTTTTAATCTCTTCTTGAATTAAAAGTTTTATTTGATCTTTATTTTTCTTCCATTTACTTTCCCAAATTTCTATCAATGTAATTCCCCTTTCAATACATTGATTTCTTTTATTTTCATGATAACCTGGATTTCGATCTTCGTGTAATTTATGCCAGTAATCTCCATTATATTCAAGGGCTAATTTTAATTTGGGAAGATAAATATCAAGCTCTAATTGATTATCAAGTTGATTTCTAGAATTTTTTATAATTTTTCTTGGATATATCGAATTAATATATTCAAAAAGTTCTTTTTCACCTTTAGATCTTTTTGAAGCTTTTGTACATTTAATACAGCCACTTCCATTTAAATGAATATATGCTCTTTGCCGAAAGACTCCATGCCTTGGACAAATAATACTCACATAATCACGAGCACTTTTATATTCAACTCTTGAATAATCATATTTGTCTCCATGAACTTCTTGAGCTCTTCTAATAAATTCTTCAGTTGTTAAAAATTGCTTTTCTCTTTTACATTCTGGACATTCATTGCCTTGTAAATGTGACCCTGCATGTTGTCGAAATAATCCATGCTTAGGACATATTATTGTTATATGATTTTTTACGCCATTATAAATCACTTTAGAATAATTATAATAATTTCCATGCACTTTTTTAGCTTTTTCAATAAACTCTTCTCTTGATAAAAGATCTTTTATTTTAGCACAATAAGGACATCCACTTCCATTTAAATGGCTGCCGGCCATTTGTTCAAATTTATGCCCGCATTTATTACAAATAATCCAAATTTTTGATTTACAATTTACATATATCGATATTGAATAATTATACTTATCACCATGAACTTTTCTTGCTTTTTCTATAAATTTTTCTATTGTTAACTGTGCTGTAGGAATACATTTAGGACATCCACATCCTCTTAAATGTTCTGATGCTTTTTGCCAAAAATATCCATGCTCAGGACAACCAATTTCTATTTTTGCAAGACTACTTTTATATTCAACTCTTGAATAATCATATTTGTCACCATGTATTTCTTTAGCCCTTTGTATAAATTCTTCAGTTGTTAGCTTTTTCATAACTAAACTTTAATTTTATATAATAATTCTCAATTTTATTTGGTACTAAATTAATAGTAAGTGTATTAATGATTTTTATACAATCTATACGCTAATAAATAATTACTATGAAAAAGTTTAAAGTAAAAGAACTTAGATTTTCTAATTTACTCGTTGAAGATATAAATGTTCCCAAAAATCTTATTGTTCGAATTAAGAATATTCCTAGATCTAAAAAGGCTTTACTTGAAGAAGTTGCTAAGAAAATTAGCGAAAAATATGGAAAAGATGTTAAACACTTCATTCTTGAAGATTTAGAAATAGAAGGGCCAAAGAATTTTGCTAAAAATCCTACTATTACAAAGCGTCTTCAAAAACGTCGAAAGGTTTTGAAAAACTATATTGATGAAATAGGTGAAGAAGATAGTCAATTAAGTTATGAAGTTACAAAAGCTATTATAAATGTTTTTGGTGAAAAATTTTTAGACAAATATAGTGTTAATATTCGCGATCAAATTGAAAAATTTAGTAAAAAAATTGCGGGTCTTAAAACACTTGCTGATAGGCCAAAAGATGATCCTTATAAAAAGCGGTTGGATAACTGGAGGATTGGTTAACCTTTAAAAGAAAAAGCTAAGTCATTGATCTGACTTAGCTTTTTCTTTAAATTCTTCTAATGTTAATTTTCTCATATAAATTTTAAGGGTTTCCATAGAAAATATGGAAACCCTTAAAATTATTCGGTGTTAATTTAGTGCAGTATTAAGCGCTAAATTCTGTTGAAATCACGCCAGATCTAGAAGCGGTCAAGTCAATGAGAATGCGTTCTGCACTACGCGTTGGAGCTGCATATGTTGAGATACGCATTACACCGGCATCAATCTCAGTTTCCGTATTATTCCTTTCATCGCAAACAAGAACATAAGAATAGATTGCTCGTTGTTCTTGTAGTGCATCAAATGCTGGAGTTAATACATTTGTTACATTCAAACGGGTGTACAAGGTATTACCTTCAAACAGCCATTGCTTGGCTGTATCACGCAACAGTTTAAGAATGTAAAGCATTGTTCTTCGGGCAGAAATTTGATCTAACGCTGAGTCGCGCTTTATCATAGTTCTAATTCCGTACAACATTGTTCCAGAAGAAGGAGATACGATAATCGGATTAAGAGAAATACGATATAAATCATCTCGTTGCTTTTGCTGAGTAGAGAAGGAAATATCAAGCACAGAACTTAATACACCATTATTCATACCAGCGGCAGCTTGCCATGGACCATATAAGGCATCCGTAGCAGCAATCTTTTGAGCGACAAATCCAGAAGCAGGAGCCCAGAATTGAGTACTGTTTACAGGATCTTGTACCTTTAAGAAATACGGATAAACAGCCATATAAGAGGAAGCTAATCCATCATATAAATGCCTGTTAGGCCAGTAGATTGAAGTCGAGAAAGAATGCTTAACATTATCCAGAGCAGTATAAGCTGCATTGACTAAGGGCATTCCAAATTGTTTTTCAATCTTGTTATCCTTGCCTTCGACGGAAATTTGACGAATTGTATCACCAATGAAGAATACATCGCCTCGTCCGCCTTCTTGCTGAGCAGAAGCTAATTTTAAGAAAGCCGATTGAATAGCTCGATGATTAGCGATCACTTGTTCAGCCGCGGAAGATAAGGTAGACTTACCAGTACGCATATCCGTTACACCTTGAATAACTTTAGTGTCATCGAATAATGCAGCTTCTGGATCATATCCATTCGGATATTGCTCCTTAACTTTATCTTGTTCAGTTGTTTGGCCATCTCCACGGTCAGTATCAGCCTTGACTGCAGCTTGGAGCTTTTCTTTATAGCTTCGATAAGCTGCATCCATAGCTCCAACATAGATAGTTCCCATGCCGCCTTCTAACAAAAGGTCAACGTCATAGAGTTCTTCATTTTCAACTAATTCAAGAGCAGCTTCGATTTTCTTGGGAAGATTACCAATGATTTTAGAAGCATTATTGGAACGTGCATATAAACCTAACGGATACATGGAATCGCCCATTTCAAAGGTCGGATAATCAGTTGGAATACTTTGAAGAACAACCTTTGAAATACCGGCTGGAGAAGCCATGATGTCTTCGATAGAACCCGCCATTTCATCACCAGTTAATGCAATGTCAAGCAATTGCTGAGCATAGACACGAACCTTGATCTTCGGAGAACCGTCAACATATAGTCCGCGAGAATTTAATGCTCCTGAGAAGTTCGGGTTAACAAACATGCGAACTAAAGTATCATTGGCTGTTGTATTCTCGATAAAGAAGTCAACTGCAGATGTAGTATATTTGGAAGTAGTCTGTCGTCCATATTCTAAGGAAGCATTATATCCTTGAGTAATCAGGGCAGAAAGTTTAAGAGCATCTCCAGAATTAGTAGCTTGGCGAACCTTAAAGACGCCTACATTTAATGTATCATTCCATTGAGCTCCGGAAATATCAAAATCAGTGATAGATTCTTCCATAACCTGAGAGATACATCCTTTCAATGGAGAAGAAAGTTTAAAGTCAAGGCGTTCATTAGGAACAGTCGTATACTGAAGACCCGTAAGACCTTCTTCAATAGAAGCAGGAAGCTGGGTTACGGTCTTAAGCTTACGTACTGCTGCATAAGAAGTACCAGGATCAGAGAAAGCATTATCGGATAAAGCAAGATAAAAACCTTCAAAAAGATCATTTGTTACCGTCTTGCCAAAGTTAAGAGCCAAGAAAGCAAACTGCCCCAAATCGGCAAGCTGAGTAGAAATAGTTTGAGGAATTGCATCAGACCAGTTAAATTCTCCAGAACCATCTAAAGCTTGTCCATTTAAAAATCGATAATACTGTTCAATAGAAATATTAAACTGAACAGGTTCACCGATTAAAAATGTAGCGGAATCTTCATATTCACCTTTGACGCCAGCGGAACCATCTGAATAATTCGTAATAGGCTTAAAGGAATTATTGGCAGATTGAACATAATAAGTTGTAAAGACAGCATTCTGAGTTGAAACGTCTGTTACCTCAGTATATTCAGTTCCATTCTTAGTATAGATCGTAACCTTATTGGTGAAATTAGTTAACGGAGTTCCGGCCTGGTCCGTATAATATTGAACCTGCACTTTAGCAGCAATATCAGGAGAAACAGGAGTATAAGAAGTAGAATGGATTACCTTGGTATAAAGCTGAACAGATGTATTAATACGTTGTTCAGGAGTCGCTTCATTATAAACTTCTTCAGAATCAATAGCATATCCAAGAGCCGGATAAGCAAGAATAGAAACGGAAGCAGATTTAGTATCTCCTAAGTCTACACCATAAGGAAGTCGGGAAACACTTACATAAGCAGCAGAATTTAATGCTGCGTCTACTGTTGCATAAGAATAGCGCTCAGAACTTGTAACAGGTTCTCCGAATATTTCAACATATTCACTGATTGTCGAAACAGAAGTAACTTCAGAAGTAGGTCCTTGTTGGCTGAAAATTGGTATAAAGACCGACGTTCCGGCAGACTGCGCCGCTCGTGTCGATTGGTCGCGTTCCAAAATTTCGACGCCCGGGCTGATAATTGTGGGTGTAATTGCCATAATATATTTTTAAGTTAAATTATTAAATCTTAGAAAGTTTAACAAAAGATATTTACATTTATAACGGCTAGTTCAGGTTCTATTTTACTTCTTGGATAAATAAACACTCTTCAATTTAGCACCAAAATAAAATCAGGATAAAATAATATCCAATTTATGGCAATTAAACGACTTACGACAGAAATTTTTATAGAAAGGGCCAAAGCAAAACATAGTATAGACAGGTATGATTACTCTGAATCTGAATATAAAGGGCCTTATATAAAAGTTAAAATCAGATGCAATAAATGTGGCCATATATTTGAACAATTACCTTATAATCATTTAGCTGGAAGAGGATGTCCAGAATGTAGACGGATTAAAATAACTTATACAACAGAAATTTTTATTGAAAAAGCATTAAAAGTACACAGTCTATTATATGACTATTCAATGGTTAACTATAAAAATTCTAAAACGAAGGTAAAAATTAAATGCAATAAATGTGGTTATATATTTGAACAACAACCTGATGTTCACCTTATGGGGCAAGGTTGTCCAGTTTGTGCCGGCACAATGAAATTAACCCGTGAAGAAGTCATTAAACGGTTTAGGGCAGTTCATGGTAACAAATATGATTATTCTAAAATAAATTATATTAATACTCAAGAAAATATTGAAATATTTTGTTTAAGGCATAATAAAACTTTTTGGCAAAAAGTACATAAGCATATGTTAGGCCAAGGTTGTCCGGATTGTTTTAAGGAAGATCAATTTATGGGTAAAGAAGAATTTATCAGACGAGCCAGAGAAATCCATGGCGACAAATATGATTATTCTTCAGTAATATATCAGCATAGTGCTGTAAAAATTAAAATTAGATGCCGGGAGTGCGATCATATATTTGAACAAATACCTCATAGTCATTTACAAGGCCATGGTTGTCCAAAATGTTCAATTTTATTAAAGAAATCTAAAGGAGAAATTGAACTTACCGAATACATTAAGTCAATTTACTTCGAAGAAATAATGGAAAATACTAGAGATTTTCTTGGAGGAAAAGAGTTAGACATATATCTTCCAGATATACAGTTGGCTATCGAATATAACGGAAATTATTGGCATGCTTTATATGAAGAAAATGATCCTGGGTACCATGAAAATAAGAGAAAAACATGTAAGGAAGTTAATATCAAATTAATTGAAATTTGGGAGAATGATTGGAAAAAGAATAAAGATCAAATTAAAGAATCTCTTAAAAAACAAATTGGAGAACTTATCAAAATTAGCACCAAAATAAAATCAGGATAAAATGAATATATTTTAAAAAGTTAAAAACATACTTAACTAAGTGCGCAATATATATTAATACTATGAGTAATATTACTGAAGAACAAAAAGCTGAATTCCTGAAATATTATCCCGACCATGAAGATAAGCTAGAAGAAATTATCGAATACAATTGTTTATCTTCCTGCGAAGATGATCGTATATTTTGTTTTTATGATGTTAAATTTGATCCGAATAAGTCAACACTAGAAAAGGTTGATTATTTGAATCCAATGGGAATATATAGCAATTTAGTCTGTTATATTGAACGAGGAGATATGAGGAGATCTGATAATTCTATCATCTCTTCTATTGAAGAATTAGTAAAAACTATTAAAGAATTTCCTTATGTTATTTTTGATGCAAATACTGCAGTTATTAAAATTCAAGGAGTTATAGAAAATAGTGAAGATCCTGACCTTAGCGGAATTAAAGTTAACATTTATAAATTTGATAAAAAGAAAAATAAATTTATTAATGAACAAGCTGGATTTCATTCTTACCATCATAAATTAAATGATTTTATTGAATTCATTTATCAATTTGTAAATGATGCAATGAAAGAATATGTCCGGGAGGAAGCTCTCTTCATTAAGCTTAGAGGTAAAGACGGTGATGATTATTTCATGCTTCATCCTAATGTCTATAAGAATAATGAAGAAAAACCTGAAAATAATAATTCAAAATCCCCTAAATCTATTATCGATGAATGGAAACAAAAAGTTGATAAAGATCTTGTTATGATTGGAGACGATCCAAGATTTAAGGATGAGATTAAAAATAAAATTGAGGAAGATAAATTATACCTTGAACGTCTTATTGCAGAAGCTGACCAGCAAAGGGAAGCAATAGAAGAAAATCCTGACTATGATATTGAAGAAAAAATAAATCAAGCTATTATTAATGCTCGTAAGGAGCCTCCTGTTGATCTACCGGAAGAACTTCAAGAAGAGCTTATTGAAAGCATGAAAGATTATAACGATTATTTTCATAATCCAAATAATAAGCTTCGAGGAGAATATTTTGATGATTTAATCGAACAGCTTAATAATTCTAAAAAGAACTGTTGCTTAATGGAAATTAAAGAAAATACCGTTACTTGGCTTGTTGTTACTGACGTCTTTGAGGAACAAGAAGATATACTTTTAAGCCAACTTCTTGAATTTGATCCGGTCATTGAAAAACATGATAAAAATTATACGTTAATCAAATTTAAACGAGAAGTATTTGACCAGAATAAAGAAAAGATTGAGAAGATTCAACATCAGTATTTTGCCAGGGCTAATTCTTTTACTGATTTTGATTTTGACCTTGATTTTAAAATAGTTAGTTTAACCAAAGATGAACATAACTTTATCGTTAGTAATTTAAAGAAACATGCAATTATTTCCTCAAATGCAGAACCTGAATTTAAAGGATTTTTCAGGAATATTGTTCAGTATGCTCCTGAATTAGAAAATGAAGATATTGAATATATCTTTGAGATAACTGATAAATGTTTGCCAACATCTGCTAAAAATAGACTTTAAAAATATGATTAGTAAGAAATTACCACCTCTTTGGAAGCAACAACTCGTCTGGTGCTTATGTAAACTATTGAATATAAATTTTCGAATTTATCCAAATCGGCCCAAAGATGAAAAAGTTGATTAATAAAAAAGCTGAGTCAAATTAATGACTCAGCTTTTTCTTTTGTTAGTTATGTAATAAAAACTATTATTGAGCTACAGCAACATTAGATATTCCGTCACTTGTATCATAGTACACATAGGCAAAAGTAACGTCGCAAGTTACTAGCGCACCACTCCCATCCTCATAGTTAAATGTGATTGGATTAACATTTCTTATGGAAGCATGACGCAAATTATATGTTACTAAAGGATTAAGTTTTGAGTCAATTGTACTTATCGACACATATTGATCTGCGCCGGGAAATCTATAATCACCAGTAGATGTTGTATCATTGAAAGTGATTCGAGAAGCCCGTTCTAATTTCTGACGGGCAGTTCCGTCAGCATCCATAAAAAATTTAATCGTATATTCAGAGCTGCCGGTATATTTCACCGAGCCTGGATAATGTACTTCAAGCCCCATGTATTGTTGTGTTTGATTTACAATTTGGCGGGCTGGAAGTTGAGTCGCAGTACAATAAATTATTTCATCACTAGTCAAAGCCAAAGCATCAGTATTAACGGCTACAAGACGAAAATTAAAGTCTCGTAAGAACTGGCGTTTTTGAGCTTGGGAAATGAAATCACGAATTCCTGGGATATTTCCGTTCATATATCTCTATTTAGATCAACTAAATATTAAAACATAATGGCTAAGAAGATAGGTCCAATTCCAAGTTTTCTCAATAAGATCTCTAATAATTGGGGTCTATCTTTTATTTTTACTAAAATATGGGGAATTACTTTTCATCCGTCCAGAGGATCAAATTCTTTGGCTAGTTCTATTCAAAATGTTCTTACCAAATATGATGATATAAATGATTTTCTTTCTTTTATCAATTCAGATGGAAACATTTATCGAAATATTTTAGGAAATAACGAAGCAATTTCAAATAGAATCGCTGAAATTGAAAGTTTTATTTTAGCTAATAAAATTTCTATTCCGAATGAAAATGTCAGCATTTCATTCCCGGCTTCTGTTCAAATTCCTAATGCCGGAGGGTTAATTCAGGGAAGAGTAGGAGAAGGACGTCGTTCTAATTTTAACGATTTGTCTATTACATTCCTTGATACTAACCGAGAATTAGTTGAATATATTATTAAACCATGGATTATTGCCGTTGCACATCAAGGCTTAATTGAAGATCCGCAACTGGATAATTTAAAAGCAGATATTAAATGCTATTTCTTTGCAAAATCTTCTCCTAATTTTCAAGTAAAAAGAAATGGCGAACGATTAGTGCAAACTTCATTTTATCCTCAATATACCAATTCACAAAATTTGACTACTCAACCATATGTCTGGGGATCTAAGTCGACGGAATATATGGTTTCGAAAGCCAATGAAGAACAGCCGTATCTTAGGAAAATTATTACTTTTAGAGGTTGTGTTCCGCTTTCAATTCCCGATAAATCTTACAACTATGCAGGAGATATGGGAGCTGATGAAATGATGACTCCGATTAAATTTTCCTATGAATGGTATGAAGTTCAGGAAATGGCCGGAAAACCGTTTTCTTTAGGAGATGCTCTTGTTACTGAGGGGAAAACGACAACTTTGCCAACTATATATGATAATAGTATCGACCCCGAAACAAGTCTAAGAGGCGGAAATATAGTTTAACAGCATGTTTAAATTTAAATGTAAGTTACCTTCCAAAAAGGTTGTTTATTGTGAAGAGATTACTAATGAAACTTATATTTCTCTTCACAAATATGTAATGAATAATGACCTTCTTGGATTTTATAAAGAATTAGACGGGCATATTGCTAAAACTGTACCTGAAATCTATTCCTTAGATTTATTAGATAAAGTTTACATTTATTTGAGTATTCGAGCCTATTCTATTTCTGATGCTATTGAATTAAAAACAGATAATTTTTTCAATAAAGACTTATACAGTTTATTTGATACTTTAGATAATCTTCGAGAAACCTTTTTTGAACCTACTGAAACAATTATTGAAACCAAATCAGGGAATGCAAAATTTAAAATTAATTGTCCATTTCTATTTGAAGAAATAGATGATGAATTACTTCCCGATATTTTATCGGGAGTTAAAAATATTAATTTAAATTCACAAGAATTTTGTTTAGAAACTTCTAAAGATTTATTAGCTCTAAACTATCTTATTACTCCTGAAAATTATAATAAATTAAATGATTTAATTCTTCAGAAATACAATATTAATATTATCTTTGCTAAAGGTAAAATAGAACTTCCTTTACTAAGCCATCTGACATATAGATTTATTGCTGAAAGTCTTTTCTTTAATGATTTAGACGGACTTTATACCCTTTCTTACTCTCTTTTAAGGCATCTTAATTTATCTCTCTCGGATTTTAATAAAATGTCTCCCATTGAATCAACTATTTTTATGTCTAAACTTATCAAAGAGAAAGAAGAAGAGAGAGAAGCTGAAGAAAAAAATAACTCAAATAATAAGAATGAGTTTATCTTTTAGCTGATTAATTAAATCATATGGCACAACATTTATCCACTTTATTCAGTTCTCTTGAAAATATTAAAAAGACTACTGAATTAGATGAAAAGTATAAAATTTCTGAACTTACTCTTGCTCAACAACGGGAATTAATTGTTTCCGTTTTTGACCCCTTTGAAACTCCGGCGAAACTTGGAATTGCCTTTAATAATATTATTAATTCCTGTGTTGAAACAACTGACGGAACTAATAAAGATATTACTATTGTTGAAAAACCGATGCTTCTTCGTGCACTTCGGGATTTAACAATCGGAGATAAGTTTACCAAAAAGGTTATCGATGATGAAGGAAATGAAAAAACTGAAAATTATCAGTTCAATACTCTTAATCCTAAAGCTTTTCATAAAATTAAAAAAGAAAAAGAGATTCGTTTAGATGGAGTTATCAAAATTACTCTTTGTGCTCCGACTCTTTCCCGCGATACTGAAGTTAATAAAACTATTATTCAGAAAATCAACAATTATCGAAGAAATATTGAAAGCAGACGTCATCAGCCTGACCCAGGAGAGATTGCAGCTCAATATCTTATTTGTGAATTAACAAAGTATATTAAGTCTATTCAAATCAATGAAGAAATTTTTAACTTTACTGATTTAATTGTTGATGAACAAATTAAAGTAATCAATAGCCTTCCTCAGGAACATATTAATAAAATTACTGATTTTATTGAAGAAGTTAAAAAGGGTGAAGAATTAGCTTTTACCGCTACTAATTTAGAGACCGGAAAACAAGAGAAAATCAGTATTGAACATAATATTTTCTCGAAGGAGCTCTAAGGTTTTCACCTTTAAATAATTGCTAATACAGGCAATTATCATGGCAGAAGCTCTTGAAATAAAACTTCCACAGTCTTTCTTTGATGCTCTTGAAGAAATTAAAGAAAGTTCTGAAGAAAGAAATGACAATAGAAGTGATTCAGACTTTTATGCCAAAAATATTTTAAATGGGGGAAATATTCAAAAAGTTGCTCCAACTTTTACAAGTCAATTAGCTAAAGGTTATGAAGATATTGGTACCGCTATTTTTAAAGGCGGTACTAAAATCTTCTTTGAATATTGGGATAAGATTAAAAAACAGAAGGAATATAAAAAAGTAGATAAATCTCCCGCAAAACAAATCAATCCCATCATTAATGTTAATCTTCCAAAGGAAAAAGTTCCTAAATTACCCCCGACAGGGTCATTGTCCAATCTTATTCTTTTAGCCCTTTTATTATTGGGATTAGCTGGAAGAACTGGCCCTCTTGGACAAATTGTTGAATCTATTACCTATCTCCCTGAAGCTTTAAAAGGATTAGTGGGGACTAAGTGGGTTAAAAGTATTATTGAAAAAATTAAAGAACCTCTTAAAGCTTTTAAAAATGGTTTAAAAGCTATTCCTAAATTTTTTGAAAGTTTCGGTAAGTTAGGAAACTTTATCGGTAAAACTATTGGCAGACTGGGTAAAATCACCGGAAATATTTTTTCATTATTGGGAAAAACCGGAATAGGTATTATTACTAAAACAGTTGGGCCCTTCTTAAAAAAGCTTCCTTTAATCGGAACAGTAATGTCATTATATCAGGCTTATCTTCGATATAATGAAGGAAACTATAGCCAGGCAATTATGGAATTATTTGCCGGGATTTTACCATTCTTCGGACCGGTTGGTGCCGGGGTAGCAATAGGTATTAATGTACTTCAAATGCTTTGGGATGGTAATGTTGGGGGAAGCGGAGTTGCAAAAGCCGCATTAAAGGGTGGAGCAACACTTGCTCGGAATTTTATATCGATGTTTCCGAAAACCCTTGTCAAGCTATTAAAGCCAGTAAGTACCGCACTTAGAAGAATTCCAATTTTTGGTGGCTTAATAGGTCTTGGATTTGCTATTAATGATTTTAAAAATGGCAATAATTTATCCGGAGCATTAAATTTAGTCTCAGGTATTGCAACATTTCTTGACTTATTAATTCCTGGTTTGGGAACAGGTATTGCTATTGGAATAGATGCAATAAATTATTGGGTTAATAATACTGAAAGTGGTAAAAATTTTACCAATAATACTTCTGATTGGTTGGGAAAAGCCTGGACTTGGATGAAAGATCTTTCCAAATATATCTGGGATGGTATTTTAGCTGGCTATAAATGGCTCGAAGATATTTTAGGAAAAGCCTGGCAAGGTATTAAATCTTTCTTTAATGATATTATTAATTGGTATAAAGACGCATTTAAAATTATCGGTAAGAAATTAGATGATATCTGGAATTTTATTTTAGGTTCCGTTAAAAAATCTATTTCTAATACTATTGATACTGTTAAAAGCGGATTTGATAGAATAACTGAAACTTTTAATACTGTTAAAGGTTTTGTTAATGATAAAATTATTAAGCCGTTTAAATCTTTAGTAAATCATGTTCTTATTCCTGTTCTTAAACTTAAGGATAAGATTATGGGAACTAGTACAGCTGAAGAATATCAAAAAAGCTTAAATCAATTTTCTGCTGAAATTAAATCTGTCTCTGATTTAGATACTCAACAATTAAGAGCTTTGCAAATTGCTCGAGCCGAAGCTTTTAAAAAGTTTGGTACCGATTCGTTAAACGATTCTTCCAAGAAATATAAAGAAGCAATGGAGTATATTAAAGCCAGACAGGCTGAGCTTAATAATACTTCTGCTGATAGTCTTAGTAAGATTCAATCTGATTTAGAAAAAAGTTCTACCACTACTGTTATTGATAAACGCTTGGAAAAAGCTAATGTTAATACAAAGATTGAATTAGAAAATACCAAAACAACTTTAGATGCTCAAAAGATTTCTCTTCAAGAAGCTTTAAAGAAAAACAACCTGCAAACTAATAACATTGCTACTGACCAAGCTACATATATGAATAAACTTCTTTCGGGAATTGACCGTTTAATTGATACGGTCAAGGATAAACCTGTTGCTTTTGCTAATCTTAATATGCCTCAGGTAAATGTTAATAATATAGGTAATGGAGGTTCTTATCAAGGAGCTTCCGATCCTAGATATGGATATAGGTATTAATTATGGCCCTTACACCTCAAGAAGAAGCTGGAATTCGTGAAAGAGCTGCCATTGCAGTAGCCGAGGCAGAAGCAGCAAAAGAAAAAGCAGCTAAGTCAAAAACTCAGGCTGCTGCAAATACTATCCCAAAAACATCTAATGGGGTACAAGAAAAAAATTCAGCTCGGTATTCTCAAATGGAGAATACTTATAATGAACTTCTTTCAAATGTTACTTCTGATGTTAAAAATGATATTAAGAATGGAGATATTGTTAATATTTTAAAGGATTATGACTGGATTGTCAATAAGGCAAAAACAGAAGATCTTTTACCATGTGCCTATGTTAGAGAATTTCGCCAAAATGTCTCTACATTTGCAATGTCCATGAAATGGCTGCTAAACAATGTTTCAACAGGATTTATTGATACTTTTGCTAAAGTTGTCGGGCAATTTAGCGAAGCTGGAGGAGAAGCTTTAAAAAAAATAGGAAATAGTTTAGGAGATGCTGTATCAAATGCAACTTCCAGTACAAATATCTATAATACTATTGTTACAGGAAATAATCATCTGAGTCCATATGAAAATATGTATTCTTATGATACTACTAATTGTTTAAAATATGTATTTCCATATTTTGATAATGATTATATCAGTCTTTCTAATTCATTTTCTGATTCTCCTCAAACTGGATCATGGTTTCAGACATCTTTAGCAAATAACCTTGATGTTATTGCTGGTATTTCTGGTAATCTGCAAGGAGCTTCTAATGTCGGTGATATGATCGGTAATATGCTCAGTAAAGATAATAGCTTTACTTGGTCAAATGACGGGATTTATCTTGAAAAACCAAAATATTTCCAATATGAAAGCTCTCAGGATGCAGTAGCTATTAATTTTATTCTTTATAATACGGTTAATCATGGAGGTTTAGAAGATACTGCTTGGAAGAAAAATTATCGATTTATTAAGAATATTGCTCTTAAAAATCTTCCATACAGGTTAGATGCCTTCAAATATAAAACTCCAGCTCTCTATGAAGTGTCAGTTCCGGGAACAAAATATTTCCCAGTCTCTTTTGTCTCTAAATTAGAAGTTAAAAATTTAGGTACAAGAAGATTTCTCCAATATAAAAGTAATCAAAAAGTATTAGTTCCGGACGCCTGGCAAATAACTATTGTTTTTCAATCATTATTGTATAAATCAGCTAACCTTTATGCAACAGCATTAGAAAAAGGTCCAACTATCATAAAGTAAACCATGTTATATTCTTCAATTTTTAATACATATTATACTCAGGATAATGTACCTTTTTATAATATTCTGAAGAAAATTCAGTTGCCTGAAGACAAGACAAGTGAATTATATACGACATATATTGTTCCTTACAGCATGCCCTGGACAACATTAAGTTATCTAATTTATGGCGATTTAACTTATTATTGGTTAATTTTATTGGCAAATACTAATAAAAAATTAAATCCAATGTATGCCAGTGTAAGCGATAAGATTTTTATTGTTAAACCCGAATATCTGTCAATGGTTGTTGAAGCTATTGAAAATGAAATATGAGAATTATTAAGTCAAATCCTAATATCATAGAAAATATTGAAATTCAGACCATTAACGGGGCTGATTACAGGATTGGTTTATTCTTTGAGTCGAAAGATGATAAAAATGCTTTCATGGTAATTCCATGGGGGATTATTAATAGTTTTACCTATGCAGATGATATTCGTAATGTCGGATTAACTGGGGAAATTATTCTTGATAATATTTCTAATGTTTTTGATCCAATTCTTAATAATACTGATAAATTTTATTTGGGATTTTATTCTTATAATACCTATACAAATTATGAAGAAAATGTTTATTTTAGCATTTTCTCTTCATCAATGATTGGCAATAAAACATCTTCTACTTCTTCTATCTATTCTTTAAAAATTGAAGAAGCTTTTATGGTAGAAGGAGCTAATAGAAATCTTAGTACTTTAAGTTTGGCTAATGGCGGGTCAAATCTTACGACAACTCCCGCTCCTATTAGAACTACTGATAATCTTCAAATTACTACGCCGGTTCCTAAAGCTGAAATAACATCTACCACTCTTGAAGATTTAATTGAATTTGCTTATGACTTTTTGTTATTAGATTTAAAAATTGCAGAAAGCGGAGAATCTACAAATAGTTTATATACGGTTGCATCTAAATCAACTCCCAGAATTATTGATGTAGATAAACATTCATTTGAATATTTTAAATCTAATTGTCCTTCTGGACAAATTGGAGAAGCGATTTATAAAAATATTGATGATACTACATCTGTTACAATACTGCTTAATACTATTAACAAGAACGTTTACTTTCCAAAAGCTATTGAGCATGATGGAGGAAAAACTACCAAAGTAGACCTGTTAATTGGAGATGTTGGTACAGCTCGTTCTGAAAATTTATCTTTTATTAAGACAAATAATAAAAACATTTATAAAAATGATGTTTTGTTTGGAGAACGAAAAATAACTATTCGTAATATTAAAGATACTTTTACTGCCTGTTTTCAGGATAATCAAATTTATGAAGCAATAATTAACCAGACAGATAGGACCGTTCCAAATGATATTGCAAAACCTGCTTTCTATAGTCCGTCATTTATCTATAATGTTCAGACATTTCCGGTCACTACCATTTTAATTAATAATGAATGGTGTGATTGTGTAGTGGCTCCAATTAACCAACCTGATACGTTTTCAACTACTCTTTATAAGTTTAATGATCTGGTTGAAACATTTGAGAAGGAATATCTCCATCAAAAAACAAAATCTAATATTTCTATTTCAACTGCTGAAAGCTGGGGAATTACTAGAAAAGTACCTCCCTTTAATGATAATAATGTAAATTTTGCAGTATCAGCAAGACTCATTAGAACAATGTTTACAATGAATAAGTCTATTCAATTATCATTACCTGGCAATTCATATCGAAAGGCAAATGAAATCATTTATGTTGATAAAAATTTAGTTTCAGCAAATAATGATAAAAATGGTACGCAAACAACTTTTTCTAATTTAATTGAGAGTAACTATTATTTTGTTACTCGAGTTATTCATACCTTTAAAGGCCAACAATATAGTAATGAACTATTTCTAAGCTCTTTCTGTAATCCTCTATAAAGCAACATGTTCATTTATAAGCTAAATTCAATCGAAAAATTATTAACCGTAGCTAAAAATCGGGAATATGTACAAAATAATCCTGAACTTTGTAAGCTGCTTGAAAATCCTTTAATTAAGGATGATACTGAATTAGCTATTCATTATAATGAATATAAGTTGAATTATCCTGATTCAGCTAAAAAGTTTGTAGATTATTTTTATATGCACGGACCTGAACTTGATGTTGGGTCCTTGGATGAATGGCGTACTATTATTCAAAATGATCCTGAACTTTTAGAGGAAGCAAATAAGAATGATTGTCGAATTGACGAGATTTGGGCTGAAAAACAAGCTGATAAAGAAAAAAATTATTCTTGGTCAACATTAGCAGATTTATATGACTGCTTGTCTAAGCCATGTCAATATACTAATATGATTTCTCCTTCTATTGGTACAATTGGAGATAATCAGCCAAAATATAACCTTAAAAACACAAGTGGTTCTGATGAAGCAACTACGTTATTAGGTATTCCGGCATATATGATTAATAAAATGCCCCGATATTTGCTTCAAGGTATTACCCAGTTAACTGACATGATTTCTTTGCAGTCTTCTGATATTTTTAATAAGATATTAGGCAGTAAAAAAGCTGTTAAAGAGGACCCATATATTCTTAAAGATGTTGAAACTATTGGAGGAGATGTACTTGGTACTATTGCTTCAAGGATGGGTGATTGCTTCCGTCTTTATGAATATAAAAGACGTTATAACCCATATGATTATGAACAAAATATGACCAGATCTGACCGATTTGGTACAGTAGTTTATGATGAGAATGGTAATCCCCATGTAAAAACACCAAATGGCAATAGTATGGAAAGTAAAACTGCCATTTTCTCGGATAATAGTCGTCTTAATCCAAATGTGAGCATAAACGATATTCGATTAAAAAATATTGGAGAAGTATCTCAGGATAATACTCTTCCAATAAAAATTACTGCTTATAATCCTATCTTTCTTCCGGACGGGCGTTATTATATTGATGCTAATACTTCTAATTATGATAATGTTGGAATAGTCAGTGGAACTAATGAATCTGGAGTACGTCTTTTGCCGAATAGTGCATCTGGTATTGAACAATTGTCTAAAGAAAATAAAATACTTCACGTCGGGTGTGCAACGCGTCCTAGAGATGTGATAAAATATTATCAGGCTTTTCTTATTAAAAATTATCCAAATCTTTCTCTTCCAAAGAACTTCTCAACATTAGTATCAAGAGCAATCAAATATTCTGATTTAAATGTTGTTCTTTTCTTCCCTAATGGACAACGTGTACTTCCAGTTTTTGATACTGGTGGTGGCCAACCTGAATCTCCTTGGATTGATATAACTGCCCAATATTTCTTTACTAAAGAAGGATGGGGGTTAGCTACACTCTATGATTCTTCCGGTAAAGCTATAACAAGCGATGCCAATAATCCGATGCCAGAATTATTGGCATCTTCTGAACTTTCTAAAGCTAAGATTCAGCCTTATAAAATTAAGGCAATGAAGATTAACGGTGCTCCTAATAATAATGGGATAATTAACGGAAAATATTTCTTTTCTGAAAGTTTCTGCCAAACTAATGGATTAGATCCTCAAGTATATGCTCAAGTTGATCAGGGAGCTCGCTTGGCTGGACTTCAAACTTAATATAGTCATCTATTATCAAATTAAAAAGAGGAAAATTTATTCATCTTCCTCTTTTTCTTCATTTTCAGGAGTTACTGTCCTTATTTCAGGAATAATATCATCGTCCAATAACTTCATAACTTCTTCTCGTGTCATTGGGGGACGAGTCATAGACATATTAATCTGTTGAAGCTTAGCCGCCTGTTTAAATTCTTCAAGTTCTTTTGCTTGTTTTAATTTTTCATTATTAAGAAAGATCTTTGTTAAATTTTCTACTGCTTTAGTCTTAGAACCAATCATTTCTGCAACAGATGTAATTAATTCTGCATCAGGAGTAGATCTAATTTGCTGCAGTAAAACATTAATAATATCTTGAGTAGTAGATACAGTTTCTACACCACTTTTAATAATGTAATCTTCCAATTGTTCCCTATCTAAATGTTCAATTTCTTGATTTTCAATTTTAGCTGGAACTAAACTAGGTTGAGCTGATTCTTTGGATAATTCATCCAGAATCATTTGTAAAGAATCATCAGCATAATCTTGATTTAACATTATTGATAGTTAATAGTGCACCTTTTAAAATTAAGAAATTAATTACAAATCTATTAAAAGAATATATTATAAATTATGGAGGATATAGATTATACTGATGATATTTTTGACAATCTTTGGATTAAAAAATATGCGCCAAAAAGTATTAGTGAAATGGTTCTTTCTGAAGAAAATAGAACCAAGGTAGAGGGATATATTAGAGATAATGATATTCCTTCATTATTATTTTGCGGTAAACCTGGTCAAGGTAAGACTACTTTAGCCACTCTTCTTTGTAAAGAAATTGATGCAACTACATTAATGATTAATGCCAGTTTTGATAATGGTATTGATGTAATTCGCGGACGAATTAATAATTTTGTCCAAACAATGTCACCAACTGGCTCATTAAAGGTTGTTATTCTCGATGAAGCTGATCGTTTGTCTCCTTCTTCCCAAGATGCTCTTAGGGGAATGATTGAAGATAATGCGGAACATACTCGTTTTATTTTAACTGCAAACGAACAGGCGAGAATTTCTGATGCTTTGCAATCTCGTTGTATTTCTTTGAATATTACTCCTCCGAAAGCAGGATTTGCACAATATGTGATGGGAATCCTTAAAAAAGAACGAGTAGTCGTTCCTAAAGAACATTTTCCTGGATTAAAAACCGTTTTAGAGCAGTATTATCCAGATCTTCGTAAAACAATTGGTATTATTCAATCTAATATTACCAATAATACTCTTATCATTGAAAACAAACTTATCAATAATGAATTCATTAAAAGCATTTATGAAAAGTTTGATGAAATGAATCCTATCGATCTTCGTGAAGTATGGATAAAATCTGAAAATGAATTTCAAGGAGATTATGTTTATCTTCTTAAAAGCTTCCATGAATTTATCTATAAAAAAGATGATATTAGTCCGAATGAACGAGCTAATATCATCTTAGAGATTGCGAACGGTCTGCGAGATAGTGTATTTGTAATAGATCAGGAAATTAACTTTTATGCGACCATTCTCAGAATTTTAAAGCAGCTTGGAAAGTTTTAAGCTTTAGCTTTTGTATCTACTTTGCCTCTAAGCTCCATCTTAGATTTGATAGCCTTTTTAGGATCAATCTCAGTTGGAGCTTTTTCATTTCCTAATTTATTATCTTTGACAGGCATTTTATGAACAGGCTGCTTAGTAGGAACTGCCTTTACATCTTCGCCTTCTTCATCTTCAGTATCTACTACTTCATGAACGTCAGGTTCATTAGAATAGGTAAATTTACGATTTGCTGGAATAGTATCAGGAAGATTAATACCGTCATTATTAATTCGTTCAATTTCCTTAATCATTGGGCCTGGGAGAGTAAGAACAGTCAAATAACGGCCTCCCCCTCCGTCTAAGCCAATATCAAAAGACATCGGAATAGCTTCTGGAGATCCTTGTATAAATGGAGTTTGATTAATAGAAACAATTTTAACTATAGCATCTCCATTTCTTTGTTGATTAATAATATCCTGAAGAATTTCCTTTTCAGTTACAGGAAGATTCTTAAAAATTTCACTTTTTTCAATCGAATCTAAGAATCTGATTTGATCGCCAACTAAGAAGCTACCTAAGCGGTAACGAGTCATTAACGATTCAAATAGAACATCTAGTTTAGAGTCTTTAAGCATAAGCATATTTAATGTCCATTAAATAAATGAGACGTGGCCAATATTAAGTTATCAAACTTAGCCAAGACTTTTGAAGATAAAACGGCAAAAAATCCTTCAGACCTTTCTAACTTTGAAAAGTCTGTTAATACATTATACAAGGATATAAAGTTTGACCTTACTGATATTAATAACTCCGGCATTTTTACCGATAATTCTATCAATAGCAATCTTTCAGCTAAAGATATTGAAGTATGTATCAATGAAAATGCAATTTATAATTCTTTAAAAAACTGGTTCAGGACAAGTGAATGTTCTCGTCTTTTAAATCCTGATTTAAAATTTGATTTACGTTCCTATTTGTTTGAAGGAATTAATGAATATACTGCATACTTTCTCGGCCTTGAATTAATGCAAAAATTGCCTTATTTTGAGCCGAGAATTAATGTTGAAGACTGCCAAATTCAATTAGACTATCTAAATGATGCTTATATTATTAATATGACCTTAACTATTCCATCTTTAAATAACAAAACTATTAACTTAAAAGAAATTTTAAATTCTTCTGGATATACTACTCTTTAGTTCCATGGCTATTACTTCTAATACAACCCCTAGTGACCAAAATTTCGCTTTATTTGAAGGTAGTTCAATTAAACAATTTATAATTGAACAACTCAATAAAGGAGGAATTTTTATTGACCAGCAATATCTTGGATCTAATTTAAATGCCTTTATTGATATTATTGCAGTTATGCTTCAACAGCTGCAATTCCATTTTAATACCTCTGCCACTGAAAATACTTTTGCTACGGCGAGCTTATATGAAAATATGAATAAGCTTGTAAGTTTGTTTAATTATAAGCCTAATGGTAAACAGACTTCTATTCTTCCTATTTCCATTTTAGCTTCTTTAAGCTCTAATAATAAAATTGGAACTTTTCTTATTCCCCGATATTCATTTATCAATTATAATAAATCTTTTATTTTAAGGAATGATTTAGTTTTTTCTTCTCTATTAAACGAAGAAACAGAAATTAATGATATTCTTTATCAAGGTTCATTAACAGAATCTGATATTTTCTTAACCTCCGGAGAAGAATTTCAAGTCATTACCTTAATAGATAATAATATCAAAACTGATAACGGTCGATTTATTACTGATAATTTCTTTGATGTTTATGTTAAGGAGCCTAATGGCAAATGGGTTCAATATGAAGAAGTAAAATCTTTATTCGAATCTAAGGGTAATGATAAAGTTTTTGAGCGGAGACTTAATGAAAATTATAATTATGAATTTAAATTTGGTAATAATATCAATGGCTATAAACCTGTAGAAAATTCTGAAATTATTATTTTTTATGTAATTTCAGATGGTTCTTCTGCTGAAGTTGGTGACGGGCTTATTAATAATACTGAATTATTTTTGTATAACTCTACAAAATTTCAGGAAATTATTATGGACACAACAACTGGTATTTTTGATATATTACCAGCCTATATCACTCCAAATGATTTAAAGTATATTAAAGTTTCTAATACTGGTTATTCAACTCCGGTTTCTGCAGTTGAATCTGTTGACATTATTAGAAATAATGTCCCTAAAATCTTTGCTTCTCAGAATCGTTTATTAAACGAACAAGACTATATCACTTATATCAACAAAATGTTTAATAATTTTGTTAAAGATTGTTATGTCTTTTCTAATTCTGAGTATACTGGTTCCTATTTGAAATATTTTTATAATATTGGTTTGGATGCACCAAATGATGATCCTCGTGTTGCCCTTAACCAAGTAACCTTTCAATCTTCCTGTGGATTTAACAACGTTTACGTGGCTCTCCTCCCTCTTATTAATACTATTATTAATGATAAAATACCGAATTATGTGAATACTAATCTTAAACAATATATTGTTGAAGGATTAAATTCTTATAAAGATATTGCACATAATATTGCACCGATTGACCCAATTTATAAAGCCGTTTCTTTTGGGATTATCCGGGCAGATAATAATAGTTTACCAGAACATTTTGAAGATGTCCAATTAGTATTAGTAAGAGACAAATATAGTAACTTTAATAGTGATTATATTACTTCTCAAGCAACTAGTGTCTTTAATAACTTTTTCAATAATGTTAAGCTGGGAGCAACTATCGATATTTCATTGCTTTCTGCCCAACTTGCCCAAATCCCAGGCGTAATTGATATTAAAATGCAGGATGGGACTAATGAAACCGATAAATTAACATTTATTGTCTGGAATCCTCTTTATGAAGAAAATGATTTTACAATAATCCAGCAAAATATTCTTCTTTCTCCATTTATGTTCCCTTATTTTTATGATTTAAGGAACATTAACTCTAAAATGATTGTCATAAATGAGTAATACTTTTAAAGGTAAGATTACAATTACTAATGATTTAACAAATCAAGAATATAACCCTGTTTCTGATGTAATTTTTACAGTTTCAGGGTCTACAGTTACTTTATCTTTTAATGATAATCAAATTGTAGAGACTTCTGACTTAGATGAATCTGGTAATCCTATCTCTTACCAGATTTTTAAAAAATTTGACCGAGAAATTTTATGGGATTTTGGAGATGGGACTAAAATTAAAGGATTAACAGCTACCCATACCTATAAAAATCCTGGCTCCTATAGTGTAACTTGTACATGTTTTGATGCTGATGAAAATCCTTACAAAAACAGTTATCCCAAAGCTGAGCAAACAATCAAAGTCGTGGATATTCTCCCGACTATTATCTCTTATACTTCTGCATACCTTAAAAAAGTTGAAGCTGGACTTTTAAAAAATGTATATGCCGGACAACAAATAGAAGTTGCTGAAGTTATTGCCACTTTAGACAAAAGTATTACAAATAAAGTACCAATTAAATGTCATGCTGTTAAAGCTGGAGCAACCAATATTTTTGATCTTCCGCCTAATAATCCTTATCAGCATTTACTCCCTTATAATACTTTCTTAGATGAAGATAATGAACCGACATTATCTATTATCCCAGAATATAAAGATGTCTATGTAGTTTTTGATTATTCAAATGATTCTGGATTGATTCTTAATTTGTATATTATTAATCCAGAAATGACTGCTTTAACTGAAGTTGAACCTTTAATAGTAGATTCATCCATCAAATATATCTGTAATACTTTAATGGTTCCTTCATTAGATTCTATTTCTACTTTAAATTATTACCATATTGGTCAAAGCGGAAAAGCTTCTATTAAATTTCAAGATGATTTACCTTCTTCCCAGGATGAATTAACTTTTGTGCTTGATACTGATTATTTTCCTAATGATAATGTCCTTTTAGGAAAAAATACTATCAATCTTGTTTCGATTGGAACCAGTTTGGAAATTAAACAAAATAATCCTGATAAACTCAATATATTCATTTCTACAAACGGCTTAACAACTGCGGATAATTCAGATGAGCATCCTATTATAGATATTTCTTTAGAAAATAATACATTTAGTTTTTGTAGGGCAAAATATCTAGGTATAGATTCACCATTTGTAATACGTTTAATAGCAGATAATTATGGATATTACTTTATTAAAGATATTGCCATTAAAGAAATAATTGGTAATTGTGAAAATGCCTCTGTTGAGTTTTATACCGGATTAGAATCTGTATTGGGTACTCCCTATATGTCTATGGGTTCTTGCTTCGGCACTCTAAGGCCATTGGTGGAAACGGATGAACTTACTTCCACATTTAATTTATCTGTATCATGGGAAGGAACATCTCTTCAAAAATCAGATTTAAGCGTAGATAATTTAACTTTTATTGATCTCAAAAGCTTTTCTAATAAGGATTCAAAATATTATTTGGATCCTAAGCAGGATTATACTGAATATTCAGCCAAAGAAATCTGGAATATCTATAAAACTCATCCTGTTTTTGAAAATCTTCCATTTTTAGACCAATATATGCTTGGTATTTTTGAATCAGATAACTTTTTGGAAAAAGTTATTAATAAAGGTAATAATTTTGTTAATGATTTTGGGAATATCAATACTTGCCCTATTATTAGCCTTATTTCTATCTGCGAAAGTCTAAATCTTACTTTAGACTTGTATAATAATGAAAATTTCTCTCAGCCTGAAAGTATTAATCAGCTTTTAAAAATTCTTTCCATTAACCATTCCAGATTAATTGGTACCAAGTTTAAAGTTAAAGATGAATTTGAGACACTTGATAAGCTTCCGGGTAAAAATCGAGGTCCTCAATATAATTTAACTGAAAAAATCTATATTAAAACTGTAAATGGCAAGCGAATTTGGCCAATAATTGTTTGTTATGATAGATTTGCTAAGCAATATTTTCTTCTTAATACTGCTCTTTTAGAAAAAGTGAGAAAATCTCCTATTAAAACCGATGAACAAGGAGAGTATTTTCAATTAATTGAGTATTTTAAGACCTGGGGATGGAATTTGTTATTAGGAGATTTCGAAAAAGAGCTTTTTAATATCATTTCCCCCAATAAAAACCTTTATCAAATGCTTAATCTTTTAGCTTCTGAACCAATTGAAGATAAAGCTCGAGAACAATTAAACAAATTTTATTACTTCTATCAGTATATTGATACTAATGAGACAGATATTCACAATTCTTATCTGAAACCAGAGACTATTTCTGATAATATTAAAGATTATAATACCTGGTATAAAGCTGATGGTTCTATTGACCGATTACTTTATAAAACCTTGATTGAGAATCTTGGACTCAATTAGTCCTTTAAATATCTCCAAGGTAATGATAAACTTTGAAATTAATTCAATTATTAATTCTAATAGTGTTCCGTCTGAAGTTAAGGACACTATTAAACCTTATACATTTATTGAATTTATTTCAAAAACTTCTTTTGAAAATGATAAAGAAGTCTTTTTGACTTATTATAAAGAATATCTTACTGAATGGGCCAAAGTTAAAAATGATGACCATCAAATTATTGAGACTAAAGAATTAATTCAGTCTCAGATTATTGATTTACTTAAAATTATTACTGTTTCTTATGCTACCTTTGAAGAACAGGTCTTTTTATCTAATCTAAATTGGAATTTTAATTCATTAGAAGATCCTAATGAGAAATTAAAGGCTAAAAATGCGATTTACTCAGCATTACCTATCTTTGTTTCCAGAATTAAAGATATTGCCGCTTTTTATAGAAATAAACGTACCGAAGCAACTTTTGTAATTGAACGAAATAAGATTAAAGGTACTCAACTTTCTGTAGAAAAGATTATTTTTGATAAAATTTTAAGTTTTCTTTTTAATGAAAATCCTGAACAAGTAAATTATGTTCAAAATTATTTGAATGTCTCTATCGATAACTTTGTAGACATTTATTCTGATTATTTTGATATTGACCGGGCTTTATCGCTTTCTTGTGACTATAACGATATTGATTCTTCTCTTTATTTTGAGCTAGAAAATATATTAAGAGACATGATCTTTGACGGAAATGTCTATCTTCGGGAAATTCCATTAATTGCCCAGCTTAGTCTCGACTTATCTCAGGATTGTGTTGGAGATAAACTTACGTTAAAGAATGAATTGCTGGAAAGCAGTAAAGTTTCTCTAATATCCAATGATGAAAAAATTAATATTAGAAAGAAACTTTATAAAAAGTACATTGGCGTTGATTTTTATTACTTGATTAAGGATTCCGAAGGTAATATTACTACTGATGTATTCATTAAAGCTGATAATCCTTCAAATAATCTTCTAAACCAGCAAACTGTTGACACTCCATTTACTGAATCCAAACAATTAGAACTTCTCAAAAATATCGGTTTATTCTTTAAACCGGATAAAACAAGTTTACTTAGAGTTAATACAACTAACTTTGATTATTCTATTGATGAAAGTAAAGTGGAGCCTAATAAGGTTTATATTTTTCCTGATCCAAAAATTTATGGTAATGTAGCATTTAATCGACAAAAAGATTATCCTTATATTATTGAATATTCTTTAACTGAATATTCTAAAAACTTTAACTTTGGCTGGGCTGCTAACGATCCATTGGTTGTCAGTGATGCTCAGGCAATGTTTGCCTACTATTCTAAAGAACAAGATGTTGACAAGCTCAATAAAAATAATATTGTTTCTTTAAATTTCTATGAACTTTTTAATAAAGGATTTATAAGTTCCTTTAAATCTGACTTATATGGCAATAAATTTGCTATTTTTAAAGAAAAAAATGGTAAATTTGCCCGAGATTGGAATTTTACTCCATTTATTCCTCAGCCCGAAGTAGAAGAAAAGTTTTTATTAGTCGATGGAGGCGTTTTAGGAGTTGATGATGTAGGAGTTTCTACTGAAGTTTCGGCAGATAAAATTACATGGACTCCTGAAAATCATTATTATTCTTACTTTATTGAAGGAGGTATAAGCACTCTTCTTCCAGCTTATTTCCGTGCTTATATTCCTAATGGTACAACAATTGGCAATGGTGATTTGACTCTTGCTATTGAAGATATTTTAAATGAACCATTTAGTGCTGTAATAGACGGCAAGTTTATTACAACTGACTATAACGAAATTATCGATAACAATCAGTTTACCTTACCTAAAATTTATTATCAGAATGAAGAATATAAGACAGAGCCTCTTCCTGATTATCTAAAACCTGATTATGAAAAAAATAAGGAAAAGACTTATTTTGAAATTCTTGAAGAAAAAGGTACAATCTTAATTTCTATTACTGGATTAGGACAAATTACTGACATATATTCAGCATTTCCCTGGTGGCAAACTTCTGCCGATAATGAAATTTATAATTTCTTTATTGAGAATGCTATTGATATTGATGTTATTGAGAATATATTCATCATTAAAGCTAAAAATCCAGCGACAGGAGCAATTCATTTATTATTTGAAGGTATTAAATTTAATCCTCTGACTAATAAATTTGAACAGCTCTTTACTAATAAACAAGCAATTTTCTTTAATAATGAAAATCCCTTGATTAAAGCTTCTTATTTTGATGCCTTTAATTACAAGAGTTTTGAACTTATTAATCCTGCTTTCTTTTCTGGAAATGCAAATATTTGTGATAAAGGTTCTGATATTTTCTATATTGAGAAGCTTCATAAATGTTATTTTGCAGTAATGAATGTTTCCATTAGTGAAAAATATGTCGATGGAACAAAAATTGAATTTCCTGTTTATTATCCAGACATTTATGAAATTGATTTAATTAATTTTACTGTTAAAAAATATTATTTTCATACTGAAGAGCAAAAAGCTGAATCTTTCCAAATTCCTTCTTCTCTCTTTAAAAATGGATCAGTAATGATTCAAAAGGCTGGAAATCCATGCTTAACTTATTCATTCGATACAAATACATTTATGCTTTCTTATGTCTTGTATGATGTGAATATGTGCCCTTATGTTTATAAACATTTCTTCCAATTAAGCGTATCTGGAGTTGAATTATTTGGAGAAATAGATCCAGATTCTTTAGACTCAACCGTTTATAGTCCAGCATTTACCGGACAGGAATCTGTTATTACGCCAGGAGATAAAATAACAACTCTTTATCTGAATTTTAATACCAACTTTATTGTATCTTAATGGATCCAAATGCTAAAGAAATTAGACCAGCAATCGAACTAGACAATCTTTTAGTCTGGGATGAGGCATCTTTGCCTGAATATCCTTCCGGAGAAAATATTTTAGTAGAAAATAATTCAGAAGTATTTCTTAATTTTTATTATACAAATTTTCATGCAATGCCTCCACTTTTTAGCCAGGGAGGAACAGTTACTAATAAAATTACTAAAATTATTGTTGATTGGGGCGATGGTCAATCAAATGAATATAATTACCAGATCGACACCTCGAATATTAATTGGCTTAGAGATATTAGTACCTGGTTAGCTGAGATCGGTCCGCATCGATATAGCTTTCCTACGGGAGAAGAAGGCGAGAAATCAATAATTATTAAATTTTATGATTCTGCCAACTATTTTTATGGGCTTAAAATTAATTTAGATATTCTTTCTAAATCATTTTATAATTTAAAGTTTGAATTAGATGTACAGAAAGCAGTCTTTAATTCAGAACAATCTTCTGTGATTTTTAAAATTAATAAATCACAAGCTCCTGGTGAAATTCCTAATGATTTAGATGCTCAAATTCCCATAGTCTCGATTCTTAATTGAGCTTTAAATATCCTCAATGAGTATCAGGCCTTTAAAGTCAAAGCCATTTAGTGAAATTAAAAATTTAGAATTATCTTATTTGGATAATTCTTTAGAGTTTCTTAATACCTCTTACTCAACTTCTGAATCTTTTAATTTTAATCTTTATAATGCCCTTAAAAATATAAATGATCTTACGGTCAATAATTATTCTTATTTTTTCCTGGGTAAAAAAGATTTATACACTAACTGGTTAAAGGCTAATATTAAAGAAAATGAAACAAATGGTTATATTACTCCTATTACTTTCATTTTAGAAGGTAAACCTGCTTTTCTATACTTTAATCAACAAAATATTAGTCTTACACCGGACCATAAATTAACTTGGGATACCGATTTTACTCTTTATTCAGTTGAAACAGTTTTAGCCCAGGGAATTGATCCTGCTATTCAACAAAATTATCTGTTTATTATTGAATATATTGAGGGGACTAATAAATGTTATATTAAACATATTAACGGTAAAACTGACTATTATCTCATTAACAGAAAATGGGACTATAGGCTAAACCAGTATACTGGGGGGCCTTGTGATGATCTTTGGTTCTCTTCTCAAAAAGATTTAGCCGAAGTATTCGGTCAGTTTAACTTTATTAAAACTGGAGATACTTTTCTTTTTTATCTTGCTTGTACTGATGATTATAAAGTACAAAGGCAAGATGGCACATATATGTGGGTTTCTGCCAAATATAATTTGGAATATGAAGCTTCGGAAAATAATTATAAGTTGAAAGTTCCTCAAACTTCTCCAGAAAACCTTCTTTATTATATTGATCCACAATATGTTGGTCAAATTGTCCAACTTGACAGCTATAATGGAAGATTAAGAAGTCTTGGTCCTGATTCTATGAGCGATACTAAGCTTACTTTGGTATCTAATCCAGACCTTGCTCCATTGGTTAATTATAATGGAAAAAACTACAATGTAATTTCAACAATTACTGATAAATTTACTGATTTAACAGATTATATCAATACTTCCTGGATTTCTTATAAAGATAGGAACTTTACTAATGTAAATGTAGAAAAATCTGCGTATAATTTAGAGAGCCAATGCCTTTTTCATCTTCAATATAATAATATTGATGATAAATTTTCTACAACACTCAATATTATTCCTTTAAAAAATCATCTTTCTCCTAAAAACTTCGCAATAAGAGGAGATTATCTTAATACGGGAACAAATAATGATCCTAATGTAGATTTTCGCGAATATACATCATTAGAAACAGGTACAAATCAAGAATTTGGCAATTCTACTGTTACTTTAAATTATATTTTCTATGATATTGAATATATTATCAATCCTGGGGAAGATTTAGCCTTTTCTATTGGTGCAAATGAAGATAATGATAGAGGAGTTGCTTTATACCCCTTCCAAAAACTTAATATCAATGATACCAAATTTGTTAAAAACGGATCTTTTGGCTCTACTAACCCATTTTTATCCGACAAAGTTAAAAAGTTACAAACCAATTCTGTTTTTTCAAATAATGGAAGGTATCTTCATACATGGTTATACCAGTCTAAATCAAATCCATACGGTATTTGGCTAGACCGTTATTATTATCCTAATATTATCTCCAAGCAAGATGCTTTAAAGGGCAAAGTTAATTTTGATCCCGCCTCTTTTAATGACATTATTGACAAAGATTATGTTCAATCTGATGAATTATTTTATTCATATATTCAGGATGCACCTTACTTTGACAAGCAAAGTGACCTGATGTTTGAACAAAATGGGCAATATGTTTATTCCAGGGTGGGAAAAGATCAAGTTAATGCGATTATTTCCAATATTTCTGATGCCAAAGAATATGAATTATCTTCTTATTCCAGTAATGAAGAAGTAGTTACAATTAATAATCTCAATATCAAAAATTCTGGTATTTTAGACCTGAATTTTGATATGTATCTTGATTCAGATAAAGTTTATGGGCTTGATTTATTTGCAAATTCTTCTACTAATGGATTAAGCATCAGTAATCTTAATGATGTTACCCCATTTCTTTATACTTTTGACAATTACTATGATTCTAATAATAATTTGTCAAATGCTATTGTAACATTACATAATACTAATTTTGATATTATTAAGCAACTTGATATTCAACATTTATACAAAAATAATGAGGAAATTTTAGGTTTAGCCCTTAATATTCCCTATGAAGATTTTGCTATTATTGGTTCAGAATATGTCTATATTGTTTCTTATGACTTGATTCTCAAAGAACGAATTAAGCTTGTTAACGAGAATGAAGTTCTTAAAAAAGTTAATATTATTAATAATAAACTTTTTTATCTTATTGACAAGCAATATAAATTTAATCTTCCTGATAATCAAACAGATATTTTTAGGCATTTTTATGTTCTTGATCTTGATAGAACAACAGATGAAGTATCTGAATTAATGGCATATATTCCCGGAACTTCAAGATTAGTTTATAAAGTTACCGATTTAACTCAAAATAAACTTTATCCGGTATATTATTCTTCATCAGCCGGTGAAAATGATAATAATATTGTTTTCGACCATATTGATTTAAACGGAAAACAGGTATATCGTACACAAAATTCCGACATCGCTCCTTTACCAGAAGGATTATTAGAAAGTACATATGTTTATCTGTTAGATGATACAGGATTTAGTAAAGAGCAAAATTATTATTGTCCGGATTTAAGAGTAGCTGAATCTTTATTGACAGTTACTTCTCAGGGTATTAATTCAATCTTTATTGATAAAGATGATACGGCATACGCTTTCCCGTATATTCAAGTTACTAAGCAAAATATAGAAGATGGCTTGTTTGGTATTCGAGAACGTGTGCCAGATGCTCTTTATCAGATTGAAAATATTGATTTAAATGATTATAAGCAAAGGGTTATTGATTTACCGGATGCTAATATCATCTTTACTTCTTACAATAGGATATTTGATATTTCAGTCAATGATTTAAATCAATTTGCCTGTTTAAAATACCAAAGCAACAAAACCAGTGATTCTAAAAAGTTGGAATTACAACTTTTTGACCGGGCAAAACGTCCGCAAAGATCTATAATTGTGGGCGATTTGTACGATAATGCTTTTGGATTAGATGCTCTCAAAATTTATAATAAAGGAAACCTTGAAAATGATTTTGTTCTTTTTACTTCAAAATATGATAAAGAACTTAAGGTTACTAATTATTATGTATTAATAGTTGACCAAAATTATCAGTCGTCTGAGCATCAGTTAACTTTCGAAGTAAGCCCTGATTTAACTTCTTGTACAAATTATTCTCAAATTATTACTACTCGGGATATTAATGTTCTTAATTTTTCATTAAACCTTCCCAAGAGTTCTTTAATAAATGATAAATTTGTTTATAGCTTTGCTTTAGATGAAATTATTGCAGGATGGTATAATTTCCGAGTTATTATTGATCTTAATAATGGAGTATTTGAAGTTTATGAAAATGAACAACTTCTCCCCGTTAAAAGAAAAATTACTATCAATCCTAATGTTTATAATTTAAAGAATGTTTTTAATTATCCATTTATTTTAGGAACGGCATCTTATAAAAATGCAATAACTTTAAATGACTTTTTAGGATTTAAAGATGAAAAGCCTTTTAATGCGGTTAATTTTAGAATTAAAAACTTTTTACTTTATTCTAAATTATTATCTGAAGATGAAAGACAAGCCCTTCTTTTATCTTTTTCTGATTTAGAGCCTCTAACTATTACTTTACCAGGCGGACAACGTAATAATTTTGAAGAAATTATTCGTTATTTCAAATATAATCCGCCTGCTAATATGTCCAATACCATAAGAATTAATATTAAAAATTCCGGTATTACTAAATTAAGCGACCAGCAAAATCTTTCTTTGGATATTCTTAGAAAGATCAATGAAGAACTTGCAGTTCCATTAAACATTAAAGAAATTAAATTTATCTAATGACTAAAAAATATTATTCTACTAATGAATATTTTCTAATTGATCCGATTACAAAAGAACAAATACCTTATGAAGGCTATGTTCTTGTAGAAAATAATATTCCTTATACATTCGATGATAAAAAAGAACTAGTCATAGGTAATAATTATACAACAAAGATTAATTTATCTAATGATTTCTTTGATAGATTGTTAGATGTTGATCTTAAATTGCCTTATAATTTAGCTGATTGTACTTTTGCAGCTAACGATTTCCTTAAAGCATCTGTTATTAATAAAATTATTAATAATTTAGAAGCAAATAACACCTATATCTTTAAAAATTGTCTTATTGCTCAAAATGACTTGCCTTTAAGCGAAAAAATCCCAGTTTTATCTCCCCATAGACCATTTGCTTCTGAAGATAAAACTGAATTTGGCCCGGTAGACGGATGGTTTTATTCCAACATATCTTATAGTACTCCCCAAAATATTTGGAATAAATTAGATTGGCCTAATACTGTTGAGGGTTATAATTGGGGAACTGAAGATATTATTGATAGTATTGTTGTTCCAACTAATAAATTTACTGATAAGAAAGATGCCGATGGAAACCCAATGAAACTATATGCTGTTTTTATTGGAAGATCTACTTCTATTCAGCTGATGAACCTTTACTTATTTCCTTATGATGAATTACAGCAAAGTTCAGATCCTTTATTAAATGAAGGAGACCATGCTGAAGAATTAAATCAACGAATGTTTGAAGAAATCTCTTCAATTAATAATCAAAATATTAGTGGTTCTAATGTTAATAATTTGAATATCTTTACATTTTCTAAAATTGATCCAAATAACATTGACTCAGCTTCATTTAAAAATATTTCTGGAATAGCTTTAGATGGAAATTACTTGTATGTAATTGATAATCAGTTAAATGGTCTTTTTAAATATGATATTTCCAAATGTTTATCTGATCGAGGAGCTGCAACAAATAGAATAATGCTTGTTGATCAAATTCAAGGCTTTGGAGATTTGAATCAGCCTTATCGATTTAATAATCCACAATCTATTGCTGCATTTGATAATACAATCGCTGTCTTCGATAAAGGAAATAATGTAATCAAAGTTCTCGATAACTTCTTCAACCATAAATTTACTATTCGTTCAGGCGGATTTATTCGTCAAAATACAAGAACAGTGTCAATTTGCCCTTATGAATTTATTCTTAATGAAGAAACTATAGAAAAAGGTTCAATTTGGGTAATTACTGAAGCTGCAGATAAAATTATTATTAATATTTTCTCTAATAAAGGAGAATACTTGGGTGATTATCAAGTTCTTTATCTTGAACTACTTAAAACTTACTGGTATAATCCTGAAGATGGACAACCTTCTTCAGATGAGCCAATCTATAATCAAGAAATCGTTAAAAAAATTGATTTCTCATATAATAATTCAAATTATTTCTATATTGTTACTAATAAACGAATTATTAAATTTCAGCTGTCTAAATTAACTTATCCGATTGGAATTATTTCTTATTATTACCGTTCAATTACTCTCGACGATTTAGTTTGGGAAAATGTTTACATGCCCTGGGAAAATGTTCAAGACTTAGGGAATAATTTAATTCCTTGGGATTATGATCGTTCTACAGAATTATCCGCTTATCCTCAAAATGTTTGTTTTTCCATAACAGGAACTCCTGAATTAAATGAAGATGTTATTTTTAATATCATTGATAATAGAAGTTATTATGGACAAGGAAAGTTGCAAAGAGTAGATAATTACACAGATAATAAACTACTTTATTATGATAAGAATAGGAACTATACCTATCTTAAAATAAATCCGGAGGGAGGGGCTAACCCACCAGTTTTAGTGAATACAGGTGATATTGTAGATGAATACCGTCCTTCTGCTCAAAATACCCCGGAAAAAGTTGAAGGTAAAACATTTGTTATTAAAGAAGAGGAAGTTATTTCTAAGCTCCATAAGAATGTTATCCTTTTCTTTAAAGAACCGAATATTTTAAAGTCTTCTTTATTAAAATCTGATATTAACGTTTATTCTGAAGAAGAATTAAGCTTTAAAGATAATCAAGAATACTATAATGTCCTTACATTTAATAAAATTCTTTATAAACTTTTCTTTAACTTATCAGAAATTAAGAAATATATCTTCGGAACATTTGTTGGAGGTTATAGTATTGACGGGTTGATGACTTATGACCATGTTAAGCCTGATTCATCTTTTCAGGAATTAGGTTCTGATAAAGAAAATTTCTTCATGGGAGAGAATGAGTTAACATCAATTATCCTTAATAGATGCTTTACCTCAATCTATAATACTCAAGTAAATATCATCAAGAAAATGCAGACTAGTTTTATTAGTACGCTTAACTATAACATTAATTCTTACCGAATCATCTAATGGCTCAACAATTTTCATCTCTTATTAAATTTCGTCGTGGTTTAAAAGAACAGCGATTAAAAACTTCTTTCCAAGAAGGCGAACCTGTTTATGAAACAGATACAAAACGTTTATTCATTGGAGTAGGAGATAATAATGAAGCTTCTGTTGGTCCTGAAACAGTCGGTGGTATTATTACATCTAATTTAACTTTTATTGGGCCTGCTTCCAGTGATCCTTCTCCTGATACTGAGCCGCGGTCTTATTCCGGAGACTTAATGTATGCCAATAATAAGCTTTGGAGAATGGGAAACTCTAATTGGGAAGATATTTCTCCTAAAGTAGATGGGATTACTTTAGCATATAATGCAAATAATGAACTTCAGGTTCTTTCCGGAGCATTTTCTGTTACTGCTGGGAATGGTATCTCTATTACCTCGGGAAATACTGTCAATATTAAGAATTCTCCTCAAAATATTCTTCAAATTGTTAATGGTGAATTAACAATTCCTCAAGGAAGTATAACCGCCGATTATTTTTCTACTGAAACTTTTAGTTCTGACTATTTCACAATTATTGGATCTCTTATCCAAATTAATTTAGATCCTAATTATTTTTCTACGACTGGAAATATTAAAATTACTAAAGTTCCAGCCGGTGAAAAGAATGATACATTAACAACTGTTGATAATAAACAAGTCGGTACTGTAAATGCTGTCATTACCAATCGTTTAGGAGAAAGTTCCGGTGGTATTACTCTTGATTCTAATTTAAATCTTCAAATTGATCCTCAAGTAACAGTCATTAATGATGAAACTAATCAAATCACAGGGTTAAAACCTGGTATTGGTGATGTTTTAGCAGTGAATGATTCCACCTCTAAAGCCTATAATGGATCTATCTCTGATTATTTTGATGAAGATATTAAATGGACTGGTCATGAAAGAACTGAAATAAGTCTTTTTGAAGAAGACCGGTTAAATGCACCCAATCCGATGACCGTTTTTTCTGGCGGCATGATTTTAATGGATATGGGGACTACAAAAACCGGAAAAGGATATAAGCGGTATGCCGTCCCGGTTTTTGAATTACCGGAACCACCTGAAATTTATCATATTGAATTGGGAAGTGACAATACTCCAGGAAGTATTATCGGTGATAACCTTGGAGGAATTCGAGTATGGACCATAGAATCAAATACCAACCCCGTAGAAAATATAGTAGCAGGCAGTAGTATTGATTTACTGCATGGGACAAATAGGTTAGAATTAACTTCACCTATTTCTATTCCTCCAGATGGACAAGTTATTGCTAAAAATTATATTGGTACACTTAATTTAGCGGATTATACTGCCAATAATCCAATTATTCGCCAGGTAACTTATGAAGGCTCAGGAACTCCTGTCACCAGTATTTCAATTGATATATTCAATGTTAATTCTACTAAAGCCAATTTTACAAAGGTAGAATATGCTTTAGTTTCAGCTCCTGAAACAAATATTAATATTCCAACATTTGATGTACAAGAGAATTCAGAATATCCTGGAATTAATAGTTTTGTTAATGTATCAACTTGGCCTTCCGGAGCTCCTAACTGGGAAGATATTTCTTCTGTTACTGTAACTTACAGTGGAACAGTTATCAAATATACTATTCACTAATGTATAATCCCTTAAAATTACAATCCCCGGTAATTTTACCTCCGGAATCGATAAGTCAAAATTGGATTTCTAAAGAAAATTTTGACTTAAAGGAAAACCTTACATTTTCATTTAAACTTAAATCTAGTAATACTTCAGATAAAGAATTGGGATTTTCTATTTTTCTTGTTAATTCTTCTAATACCGAATCTTTTGGAGCCAGCACAATTAGGTCTGGCTTGACCGATTATTCTACAAAAGGAGAAATTGGAGAAGGATTTAATAAAAATAATGAAAAATTGTCCTTAAGATATAATAATATTCAATATGATTTTCTTTTGGACCATGTTTATCCTTATTCAATAAATGATTTGGCTTCTAACCAAAAACCATTTAATACAGAAGAATTTCAAAATAATAATATTTTTAGTATTTTATTTGATTCCACAAAAGAATTTTATAAAAACCAGCTTGATTTTTATAAAAATGTTTATTTTGATGAAGTACAAGTTAAAGATATTGTTACGGACCAAATTGTAGATCCTTCTACTTATAATTGTCCTATCTTTATTCAAGCTCTGCAAGATTTATATGTAGCCGAGTTTAAAACAGATCAAAATTTTGATATACTAAATTTAAATTCTGTAACAATTCGATTTTCTTTTGAAAATTATGGTAAATTGTTCAGAATGGATGTTCTTGAAGCTAATAGTACAGAATATAAAAATGTATGTTTAAAATATTTTGACCTTAATATGAGGCAATATCGTAATCTTAAGCTCGGATATGGAATTGCCAGTCCAATAATGACTTATAATACTGAAAATATTGCTGATTTTACTATTGATACTTTCCATATTCAAGGTAAGTTGAGAGAGTGAAGGTACTTATACTATTCCTGCTCACGCTCCTCTTGA